AGTGTGCAAGTGACTACTATGAGGGGGCAGATTGGGAACTGCCAGATGGTACATGTGCCAATGTATCAGACATGGATGTATTGCGACCAGATTATTGGGATGATGATTATGAATGCGAAAAATGTTTTAAAGTTTTAACTGAAAAAAATGCGGGAGGTTGAAAAAACTTTTCAAACAGACTTGACAACCTAAACGAAACCGAGTAAGATACACGTATGAGTCACCGAGAGCAAAACTGTCGGACTGAGAGGACGGGCAATGCATTAGATTGTATCCTGAAATAGATACCGAGTAGTAGGCATTAGTAGCCGGTGACATTTTTTACTTTAACTTTTTGGAGATAACATGGCTTTAACAGAAAAACAACTCAAAGGAAAAGACCGACCAAAAAATGGACCATACCCCAAAGGTGTTGTGAATGGGCCAGACCCAACAACAAAACGGGGTGAATCGCGCCGCAGGAAAAATGTGGCGAGCTAAAATTTTTCTAAAACATGGTTGACAAACGAAACAAGAATCAATAGAATACTAGGATACAAAATGAAACAAAACGAATTGATGAACCACTGGGCAGATAAACTCGATTCAGGCGAATACATTCAAGTTCGCGGGTCTGATGTTATGAAGGGCGAGAATCCGGGCGAATTTTGTGCATTCGGTGTACTATGGAATGAAATGGCAAAAATGGGCTATTTCGAAACAGATGAAAATGGATGGCCAATCGATTATAATACACCAGCCAGTGTTGTATTTGGTATCACTCCAGACCAATCTATGCATATTCAGTATATGAATGATAATTATGGCAATACATTCGAGGAAATTGCATCACATATTCGTACTCTGAACCCCGGTAATGAAGAACTTTCTGAAGTTTTGGTGTTGACACCGACAGCCTAATCGAGTAAACTTCAATTATCTGAGAGACATTTGAAACCTATTACTCTTTCTTAAGGAAATGTTATGACTTTCATGCCGCGAATCGAAAACTCTTACTGTGCTAAATCATCCAATAATACCCGTGTGGATTTTGGAAATGTAACTGTATGGTTTTCATATGTTACTCCAGTTGCATTCCAAGTTGGACATAATGACATCGTTGTCCATGAAAATGACTGGGGTCGCACAACTGGTAAGCATTTGAACGCTATTGAACCAGACCATTCCAAGCGTGTTGACCATGACACGTTCTGCAAGCTGTGGAATGAACAGGCAAGCATCGCACCTCTTTCTGTCTGATTCATTCTTATTGTCCCGCCTGTCTAGAATAGAAGCTAGGCAGGCGGGGAGGGAGCGTTATGTTTACACTTGGGATTGGTAGAATACAGTATTCATTTATTGATAAGAGTGGTATTGATGGCATCGGATGGATTAACTATCATGGCAACTCTCAAAATGAAAAAAACATTATTGCAGAAATTGCTAAAATTCTTATCTTTGAGCACGCAATTGAGGTTGACAAGCTGAAGATAAACTCTATAATGGGTAGAGGTATTAAAAATGTCAGTTTCGAATGGTTCCAAATCTGAGGTAGACATGCAAACATTCAAATATAAAGGCTGGTACATTCATGAAAACTTTACAGACAATAGACTTGGAATTGAAATAGGGGTTATGGTTCAATCTCCAGACTATGAATTGATTACTGTTAAATCTATTCATGCTGCAAAGTGTTTGATTACCAGACGCATCAAAAAGAAATAAAATGGAAGAATTGATTTTTCTTAGTATTTGTGCTGCTGTATCCATTATCGAGTTAAATAGGAAAACAAATGATTGACTTGGAAAAAGTATTGCGTGGTTATGTTAATTGTGCCCTGTGGTCCACTACTGATGATGAAGAATGCACAGCGGAAGATATCGAGTACCGTTGTGAAGAATGTGATGCGTGCAATAGTGATTCTTCTCTATCGGATAACGGATACACTTATGACGACATTGAATCTGACACTTTGAAAGATATGCGTACAGATGTATATGCTTTCGTTAGTGCCAACTATGATTACATCATGTGTTTATCTGACACATACAGAGAAGATGACGAAATGTTAGGGCATGACTTCTGGCTGTCTCGCAATGGTCATGGTGCTGGTTTCTTCGACCGTGGAGAGGGTGCAATTGGAGATTTACTTCAAGAGAAAGCCAGAGAGTATGGGGAGTATTATCTGTATAGTGCTGTAAACGGACAGGTATGTAACTAATCCTTTTTGAAGAAATGGTAAAGAACAATGTCTACACAAGAAATGCTTGGAGAAGTAATTTATCTTTTCTCAAAAATGCCAGTCATCAATGAAGATACAGTTGTGGTATTTTACTGCGATGAGGAAAAATTTGAATTATCTATCCAGAAAGCACTTGACTGTCTCTATAATGATGTGATATACTTTGAAGAGTTCACATTGACAGATACAGATAGTATCGAAGTTGTTAATTACTAGTGTCATAGCTTAATAATCGGCATTGCAGCCGGGGGAGTAATCATGAGAACTTATTTCATGTGGATGTGTGAGGATGGAGAGGGTGGCTATCGTCATACAGGGACGAATCAGACTTATGCTGAGTTTGGTACTGCTGGCGATGCTGAAGATATGCTAGTTGCTTGTGGTTTGGTTGATAGAGCAATTAAAGAAAAATGGGTTCTTGTTTTATTTGAACTTAATCCTATTCCGGTAGATTTTGACAATTTGCCATATTACAATGAGTAAAAATTGTTGCCATACGGAAACATGGCGTTGCATTAACAAGGAGTAGTAATATGATTAGACTACTAGGCACAATCAAAGTTACAGAGACTTACTCTGGTAAATCTAAATTTGACTTCTGGAAAGAAGTGCAAGTTGGTGATATTATTAGTGTGGAAATACCGATTAAACCAACAGGAAGTAATGGCGGTCGCATCTACTCGCCTCCACTGTTCCTACAGAATAAGAGCAATAATACAAACTTCTCAGGCGGGTTTAATGAAGTACAGGTATATCTTAACAAGATTAAATACGAAGAGGTTAAATAAAATAAGCTAGGAATACGCCTAAACTAACTGCAAAGGGAAAATAAGGAATCGAAAAATGAAAATTATTAAGGCAATCGGTTTTTTTATGTATTCTATAGCAATGATACTACCTATATTAATTTGCTATATGTTCTATGAAAGCGATTATTTCCGTATGTTTGTCTGGCTCACTGTATTGTATTACATAACCACTCCAGAAAGAGTCGGCCTGACGAATATGTTTACTGGAGAAAAACTATAATATAAGAATTGAATAAAATAAGCGATGGGTTGACTGATAAGGTCAACGAATTCAGTGGAATAAACCACTAGGAATACGCCTAAACTAACTGCAAAGGAAAAACTATGTGGAATGATATCAAGCGAATCGACAGTTCTGAAAATGATGTATGTAAGTTTGTATATACAAACGATAGTGCTGTAGCTGAGAGCGTATTGTACAAATATCCAACATACGAAAAGCGAACTGTTATCTGTTGTTCTACAATGTCTGGATGTCCTGTAGGCTGTCGATTCTGTGGTGCTGGCGATTATTTCGTTAAAAGCCTGTCTGCGGCTGAGATTGTTAGCCAAGTTGAATATTCTCTTGAACAAACTGGCACGAATCCATTGACAATGGAACGACTACAGGTTATGTTTATGAGTATGGGAGAGCCATTACTGAACCTGAAAAATTTGGCAGAAGCGTGTCGAATCTTGTACGCAAAATATCCGAATGTCGCATTGTTAATCAGCACAATCGGGCCTAAGATTGATTATGAACCGTTGATGCAGTTAAGTGTAGAAATCCCCACTATCGGGCTACAATTCTCACTTCATGAATCAAACGATGAAGCAAGGGACAAACTTATTCCTTTTAAGGCAAAATTAGACCTAGATGGTATTGCACTTATCGGTGAGGGGTGGTATACTCGGACAGGCAGAAAGCCATTCTTTAATTATTGTGCTGCTGACCATAATACATCAGACGAAGATGCTGATGCAATCATGTGTAGATTCCTTTCATCTGTATGGGAGTGTACAATCAGCGTAATATGTGAACGTAATGAGGGTATGCCTGCTAAGAATGCACACCAACAGGAGTTAGCCAGACAATTCAGTGGGAAGATGCTGGAACGTGGTTACAATGTTAGAGTATTTGACCCTGCTGGACAAGATGATATTGGCGGTGGCTGTGGTCAATTATGGTTTGTTCAGAAATGGATGGAAGAACACCCTGAAAAAGCTAAAGCCAGTGTAGGCAATGGTTTACCAGTAATTCATGTACCTATTTGTGGAAAGTAATATGAAAACTGAACGACGTATAGAAATGGCAAGAAAAAAGAGTTGGTCCCAAGCTCAAGAAGAAATCACTTCTTACATTGATGAGCGAGCCAAACACATTGACGGATACCAGAACAACAATGGATTTACTTTTAGTGACTGTTCACATACATCATTTAGTATCGCGTGGGCTGTTGAATGTAACCTGCGTGTTAACGGTGTGTCAGAACTAGTTACGCATGATGGAAAAGATTATATGCTAGTGACTGTTAGCTGCTCCGTTAATTGGAGTTCTACTGGCAGAAGCATACCGTGTGCGTTAGCTGCTGTCAATCTGTATTCAGATGTCATCAATCTTGGTGCTAAGATTGAATCATACTTTAATAAGGAATACCTTGTGGAAGTAGAATGTTCTTAGAAGATTTTACAGAAGAGTTATGCTGAGTTTCTTGATACTTTTAATAAGAAAGCAAAATAATTATGTTCCCTGTATATATTTCACTTTTCTTTGCTATTATGTTGTGCACATCAATTATGACAGTAGCAGCCATTGCTGCTGGCGATAAAAAGTTTGCTGAAAGAGCTGCTGTATATGGGAGTACAGTGGCTATTCTGAACCTCTTCCTATTACTACCATTATCTATCGCGTTATTGATTTACATGGTTTGTGCATATAAGAGAGTGTACACAGAAACAGCAAAAGAAATTGTGGAAAAAATCAAAGAAAGCATGTGAATGCGGTTGACTTGGCCTTTTTTACCTGCTAAACTACTTGTATGACTTAACCAATTACACTTTTTCGTGAACATGAATGGATTGGATACTATTATGAGTGAGTGTGCTCGTACTGTATGTAACCACAAGGCAAAATATAGAATATTCAATAATCCATCTACAGTTGAAGGATATAGAGAATACTGTACTTCTTGTTGGCGTGGTATCATTAAATACAATCCTGAACTCAAACATGAAAGAATAGAAAATGGCTCTGACTCTGGAACAACATGAAGAATGGATGAAATATTCATGTCGTGCTTGCGGTGTTGGGAACTTGTACAAAGAATGGAATCTTCAATATTTTACAAGTATGCAGTCTGATAATACAGGCCATATTTTAGGTCAATGCCACACTGTGTTATATCCACACGACAAAGTTAAACATACAATTCGTCTACTTGATAATAGCATTATTCCCTCATGGTATACAGAAGAACATCAGCGTACAACTGTTATTCATGAAGCCTGTCATGCTATTACATATTACTATCTATTTAAAGAACATGGTCTTACAGAGTTAGCAATGAATCTAGGTGCCCAAATGGGAGGACATATAGATTTATGGTACAAATGTATGCGTAAATGCGGATATGAAAAACCAGAGGCGTTTGCTGAGGCTGACTCTGCCCCAAAATTCAAACAGAAAAAACTTTCATTATTTTTAGGAGATTTTAAGCATGCGACTAGACAACTTCTATCAAAAGCAGTATGATGCTGAAACACAAGAGGTTGCTCGACAGGCAAAAAGCCTTCAAGATGACAATCCTGACCTAACTTGGGGCGAATGTATTCGTATTGCGGAGAAATGGAATGCAGAAAACAAACGTTGATAAACTAAAAAATATTTGAAAATATAAGGAGAAAAAATGAGTTTATTATCTTTTTGGGCTGGGTCGGCTGCATTTGGAGCTTTGCTTATCTGTATTAGTACTGTATTAAGTTTTATATTTCATGGGACTTCAGATGAAAAAGATGCCCATATTGCGTGTCTAGTCGGTTTAGGACTTATATTTGCTCCACTTAGTATTCCTTTACTTTTGCTTATTGGGGTCATCAGGAGTTTATATTTCACTTATAAGAGTGTTATGAAAAATATTGGAGAATAGAAATGAACTTTCCTTTGTTTGCGTGGGGTGTGGCCAGCTTATTCGGTGTTGTACTAATGGGGTCATCATTATTATTTCGTATTGCAGACCAGAATATGTCTGATAAAGATAAGCACGACTGTAATTTGATAAACTTGGGTGGTATCGCTTTGCTTTTGCTGCCAGTATCAATAGTTGCGTTAGTTATTTTTGGTTTTGTGCGTGGACTATTATTTGTTGCCTCAGAAGCTAAGAAATTTTTTGGAGAATAAAAATGGTTGAAGTAGTTTACTTTGCTCTTAACACTGCTAACGGTATTCTTACTAGCATTATTGGCCAGTACGGTGAGCAAATGAAAGATGAACACAGAGAAAAGATTCATCAAATTACTAGAATCCTAGATGAACTCTCGTATGAGGTACGCAAATGAATAATGAAGTTGGCAAGATTGTATTAGAAGCTATGAATAATCTTGCAAAATCACAAGAAATTTAGCATACAGCATTGACATAAAAATCCATTACCGTATAATACACGTATCAACATTACTCTTACAGGAGAAACAAATGCAGTTCGTGTACAATGATGGTGGTCGCACTAAAAAAAGAACGAAGAAAACTAGAGATTGTGTTGTTCGTGCTATTGCAATTGCTACTGGAAAAGATTATGATGCAGTTGCAGATGAGGTAGTTCGTAGAGCTAACAGTGCCAGACGTAATAGTAAGAAGTCTCGCTCGTGTCCAGAAAAAGGCGTGTTTCGTGAGCTATACGAGCCAATGTTAGCTGAATGGGGATGGAAGTGGGTAGCAGTTAGCGGTATTGGTACTGGTTGTAAAATGCATATGCATGCTGATGAACTGCCTGATGCTACTATCATCTGTCGAGTATCTAAACACTTGGCCTGTGTTAAACATGGTGTATTACATGACACTTACGATTGTTCCAGAGGTGGTACAAGATGTGTCTATGGTTACTTTATTAAGGAAAACGAATGAATAATTATATTGTAGTTGACGTTGATGGATGTGATAAAACTCAACAGCCTGTTCAAGTCGAAGTATACACTGACATGCAAGATGCATTGAAGGCAATTGATGGTAATAAAAAGTTGCTAAAAGTATTCGTTAACAATACATTCCACTGCGGAATTAAAAGTGGAAGGAGTGATTTCTTTGAGTGGTCAGTTGTCGGATACTCTGATGAGTTTATCTGTGAACAGGTAAATAAATACTACGAAAACAAAACCTATATGTTGTCCGATTTGAAATATGGTGATAAGTTTCACTTCGGTGACAGTCACACACGTGTGTTAGTTGATGCAAGTCGTATCAAGACAAAAAATGATGATATTGTATATATGCTTGGACATGAACTACATACTATGCATGATAGAAAGTGCTGGAGGTGCAGATGAAATACTATATTAAATGTGATTCTCAATATGTTGTATACAGTGAGCCAGACCCATATGATGATTGGGACCAAGGCGAAGATGGTTATGAGGCACACGAATTTACTGTTAGTACAGAGACTGATGGTTACCCTGACGAAACATTTGATACAGACATAGAAAAACCTTATTTTATTGCTGTAATTTATTCCACCGGATGTACTTTTGGTACAACTTATGGCGTAGTACAATATCTCGGTCCTTTTACTAAAGAGAAGGGAGAGAAAATCCATAAACAGTTGGAAGACAGCAATGGTGATAACTATGAAGGATTAGAGGGAGATAATAAATACTTCTATCCTTACTGGATTGGATACTTCGAAAATTATCAAGAGTCTGTCCTGTTGGAAGGATAATATGTTAGCAAAGAAAAATGTAAGGCAGGGCGTCCGTATCGCTTTAACCAGAACATCTCCCCAATTACAATGCACTGTAAACGGGGGCGATACTGGATACATTACACATGATTGTATTGGTACAATTAACATCAGGCGTTATTCAGATAGGTATCTGATTGCATTTGCGGAATACGATGATGGACGTATCAAGTATTTAGGAGATACATTGGATGGTAAAAAATGGCACTACAATGATGATACTTTGAAAAAATTCAAAATTGTTAGCGAGTAGTATTTACATATCGTCTATTATCTAGTAAGATACATACATAACAAACAACATTACTTTTAAGGAGATGCGATGAAGACTTACGTTGTAATGCAGAGTATTCGTGGATTTGTGTTCAATGCTATGGTTACTCAAGACAAAACGCAGGCACTGGAATTCGAAGACTATGACTATATTCAAATCTGGGAAGATGGTGAATTAGTCGATACTATCGGTGAAAACTAATTTTTAATACATGTCATAGCCTCACAATCACGATTAGCTCCGAAAGAACAAAAAACGGCTTAAATTGTGTTTGAGGCTTGACATTTTTCTAAGCACAACAAAAATTCATTCAAAGGTTAAATGAAGTACTTTCATGAAACTTATCTTCAGTGTAGTAGTCGCAATAACTGCTAATACGTTTTTTAAATGGTTAAACCCAGAAGCAACAAATGTTGATATGCATATATGTTTTGAATTTCACTGTTTAGTTTCTTACATGATTATAAATTATTTGGAGAAAAAATGAGTACACGTTCTAATATTGGTGTCGAGATTAATGGTATTGTTAAAGCTGTATATTGTCACTTTGATGGATATCTTGATGGTGTCGGTGAAACTCTAGTTAGACATTATTCTTCTAGAGAGCTGGCAGAACAGATTGTCAACCTTGGCCATTTGAGTTGTCTGTATGAAAATTCTGGAACACCGCCAGAAGGTCATTCGCATGATAATAAATTCACAGGATACACTGTAGCCTATCATCGTGATAGGGGTGAGGCTCTTGGCTGTAACTCCTACGCGACAAGACAACAGTACCTTGAAGATACCAGAGACTCTATATTTATTGAATACACATACCTCTGGGATGATGAAAAAGGATGGATGGTATTCTCAAAATATTTTGATATTGATGAGTTTGTACCATTTGATGAAGCAAAACGTATCGAAGCCAAACTGAACGAGGAGTATTAATAAATGTTTAGTGCATCAGAAGCATTTAGTATGGCACAAAAAGCAAATAGCGACCTGAACTATACTAAGGTACAAAAAGAGATTGCCATTGTAATAGACAGGGTAAAGAAAGCTGCCGGTGATGGTAAATATCATATCGACCTTGGATACTTCTCAGATGATTTTTTCTGGTATGAAGGAACACATAAAGAGTCTGACTTGTGGCATCAATGCTGTAAAGAACTGCGTAACTCTCCATACAATTTCAAAGTAGAGGTAAAACAAGAAAATGAGGCTGGCTGTGGTCCATATGATGTGAGTATTAACAGACTTTACACTAGGATTTCTTGGGGAAGTGAGTAATATCAGTTGACCCCCACTTTTTATTCTGCTATACTATATTAAAATCAAAAAACTAGACATAGAGGAAAAGTTGATAGATGAATACACACTCTGAAATCACTGCTGAAGACTTTTTTGTGCTTTTTGGCATAATTGCAATCGTTGGATTCTTGATTTTTGGAATTGTTTCTTGTAATATAGACGACAGAGATGGACAAGAATCAGCAAGGCTCGAAAAAGAAGTTAGTATGATTCTATTACAGGAATCTACTGAAGGATTCGAAAGAGATGATGTATGGGGAAGCCCTGTAGAATATTCATACAAAGAAACTGACACTGGATATGTCGCATCTGCTAAATCTTGTGGAAAAGATAAGGTTTATGGTACTAGTGACGATATTATCCACATGACTAAAAAACACAAGCGTGAGAAAAACATTAAACGTATGGCGGATTTCTTATTCAAATAACACGGGGAACTCTGTGGGAGTCAGCAGCTTTCATTAGGCTGAGTGTAGCTAGGTAGCCTGCTAAGCATCTAGTGTGATGGTTCGATTCCATCCCCCGTTAATATAAATGTAACTTTGATAGTGGGGAGTATTATTGATATGAATGATTCTTTATATAAGCGTCACAACGATGGAATGCGAGATGGTACGAAATATGACAAAAAATACAAACATCTTAGGGATATTCTGAAGCGAGAAGTAGCCAAGATTGTCTGGGAATTCGAAGAAAATCAGGAGAAAGAATCAGATGACAGTTGACACAGAAGAAAAATATGATTATATTACTACTATTGAACAGATTTAGGAGAAAAAATGTATTTATTAATTTTCGAAGACATGTCAATGCAGCAATGTGTAGAGTTTAATCCTAAGTGGATTGAATATGTTTCTGATGGATACCTATCTGTCATGAAATTTGAACATGGTAAGTTCCTTGATATGGACGAAGATGGAAGTTGGTATGAGCCAGAAGTAATTGTAGAATAGGATAATCACATGCTGAGTGAATGGAAAGATATTGACCTAAGTGATGGTGAAAAACTTTTCAAAGCCAAAGATGATGCTGATATAGATTACTTATGGTCTTACATTATAAAACAGTGGTGGAGAATTAAAGATTTAGAAAAACATGTCGGCGTGGCATGTAATACTGTTAACTCTTTCCTTGGGGATAGAAATGAAGAAGCGTAAAGAGTCTCTTGGCTCTATTAATCCAAACAAGATGAAACTGAGCATCGGGCATCAGACACGTGAATCTGGATGCGGTGTGCATTCCAACAAGCCTAAGCGTCAACGTACCCGTCAGGCAGTACGTGATGCTGTTTTAAAGGAATGGTGATATGAGTCCTAATATTGATGTAGACAGTCTGCAAGTAGGAGATGCTGTGGGACACCAGCCATCAGGTATATGGTATATGAATGCATCTTGTTATGTTAGCACAGTTGAACGGATGACTAAGACTCAGATTATTCTTGCAAATGGACGTAAGTTCAACAAACATGGCCGGGAATTAAAGTCTCCAGTGACAGATGTTCCAAGCCATAAATTGATTCATCCAGACTATGCTAGGGAATACATCGCAAAAGCAAAACGTAAGTCAGAAGTTTTTGCTATTCTTAAACAAGTCGAGGCTTTGTGTACTCGTGTTCGTAGCAACAGCTATGAGCTGTCAGACGAGCAGGAAGAACTGTTCTTTAATCTATTAATCAACTTTGAAACATGTGAGGACGACCAACAATGATTTTCTGGTTCTGTGTATTTGCTTATTTTGTGTGTGGACTTACGTATGTTATTGGTATTGTTACATGTCCAGAACATATTGTAAAACATAGTATTTCTAAGTTAATTCTTGGATTTATTATTTCTCCAGTTTCGCTTGCTGCTTTTTTACTGGCGATTCCTCATTTTATTGTTTCCTCATTTTTACAGGCTATTGACTAATGCCAAACAATATTTCTAACTGTCTACACGCTCCTAAACACATTGTTGATTCGCTCAAATCTGAAGATAGGCTAGTTGATTTCAATAATATTATTAAGATGCCTAATAGTCTTGGTATGGAAGGGTTCAGTCATGCTGTAGATATTGCGGTGCGTTCTGCGTACGACAGGCTATATTGTATTCCAGAAGATGTAGAAGAACTAATTTTGCATCACCCAGACCAGTTTTTAATGACAGGATGTGAGCAATATAATACATGGAATAGGGATATGAGATTGGAAGCATGTATCCTATTGCAAAATTATCATCAGTATGGTTATACTAGTTGGTATGACTGGTCTATTGACAACTGGGGTACTAAATGGAATGCATATAACATCGAAGAAAAGTCATATGGCGTTTATTTCGAAACAGCATGGTCTATCCCAATGCAAGTTTATAATAGATTATCATCTCGTTTTCCATCAGACTATTTCTGTGTAAGGTGGGCGAGCGAAGATGTAGGATATTACAGTGGTATTGCTATCTTTCAATATGGTCGTGTTGTAGCTGGTGGAGAATTTACACCTGAAAGCCAACAGGCATATAACAATTATATCGAAGCATGCAACGATGGTATTATGCCAGACTACATGTTTTGGAATAATGGTAAATTAGAATATAAGGACGAATAATGGCAGAAGAAAAAGATATGTGCGAATTACTTGACGACTTCTACGACAAATTTGGCTCGCTAAGCTCATTAGACACTCTAAACACTTTTGCTCAAGCATTGGGGTACAGGAAGAGTTTCTATGGATGTCCTATTGATGATATGTTGTCTGACTGTCCGGGTTTAGGGGAATACATTCTTGATTTCTTTGACAAACATGCTAGTGACGACACACGGAACAAATTTGAAAAATTTCTTGCAGAACACGACAAATAGACTTGAAAACTAAAACTGAATAGCTTATAATATCTACATGACTGCTGCGGTGTTGCAGCGAACTTTACTTTCTTTTTTGGAGAAGTTATGCGTACTGAGTTTAAAAAGGCCAAAAAGGTCAATCGTCTGGAACTGTTCACTGTTGTTCGTATTGATAAAACCGATGAAGGTTATGATATCAATATCAAGAATGACAACAATGATTACATTGACATGTGCACAGGTGTGCCAGCGGACGTGTTGTTCAACTGCATGGAAGCAGAGGATATCGATTACATGTTGTGGAGGGACCTTGATGAGTGTGGATACTTTGCACTGATGCGTCCAGAGCGGGATAAAATTCGTAATTCCGCAAAAGGATACAAGTCAGCAAAATATCCTCGTATCTATGTTAATCTGGAGGATTGGGATGATTGATTTTTTATACAATGCTGCTGAGTTTTGTCAGATAGGCGGTTTATGTTTTGCTGGTGCAGCTTTCTTTTTTCTATCTGAATAGATTAATGGGCAGGTAAAACTGCCCTATTTTTGAGGTAAATATGTGTTTATTTTTCCACAAATGGTCACGCTGGAGTGAGACAAAGATTAAGAAGTACAGAAGAGTATATATCATAACAAATGAAGGTTATGATTATACTACAGAAGTACAAACAAGACATTGTGAAAAGTGTGGATTGGTTCAAGAGAAAGAGGTAAAAAATGTATAAAGTAAGAGTAATTGAAAAAGAATTCAAAATCAGACTGGACGATGTTGGAAACGAACTGTCTCGCAGTGTCTGGGACGAGTCAATCTACTTCATGGTTATGGATGGACCCCGCAAACAAGATGCACGCCAGAAAGTAAAACAGGCTGCAATTGACATTGTTGTAAACACGCCTGAGAAATATACGAAAGTTTCTGTCGGTCGTGCATATCCTTACAATGGCAATCTGGAAGCTGGTGAAACAATCGATATCCCTATCAAGGAATTAGTGTAATGAAAATTCGTCTGTTGACTTATCTCTATTGTGTATTCTGTGGGAGTGTAATTACATTCCTAGTACACACTCGGATGGTGTCTGCTTTAGGATGGTTATTCCTTTTTATAGTTACCGTATTATCAGCAGCAGTTATTGAAGAGTTGCTTTATTATTTCATGGGTGAAAAATGAAAATGCTTGTTACAGGGGGGACTGGATTTCTCGGTGAGCCTCTTATCAAACGTCTGACAGAATCTGGACATGAGATTCGAGTTCTATCAAGAAATCAGGGTAAGTTAATCTCACTACAGCAAAAGTATCCGATTGAGATATTCAGTGGCGACGTGTGTAACTATGCCGATGTATATAAGGCGATGGATGGCGTTGATGGTGTTTATCATCTTGCAGCTAGTAAGCACGTAGGATTAGCTGAGAAGTTGGTTAATGAGTGTGTAAGGTCTAATCTAATCGGCTCTCTTAATATTCTCGATGCGAGTGTATGGCACTGTCCTGAATTTGTATTGGGTGTTAGTACTGATAAGGCAGCACAAGTGGCTGGAGTTTACGGTGCTACTAAGATGTTGATGGAAAGACTGTTCAAAGAATATCATGAAGATTTCGGTGAGCTTACAGATTATAGAATTGTGAGATATGGAAACGTACTTTATAGCACTGGTTCTGTATTATGTAAGTGGTTGGACTTGATTAAGCAAGGAAAAGAGATTATAGTAACCGAACCAAAGGCAACTAGATTCTTCTGGACAGTTGACCAAGCGTTGGATTTGATTGAAGACTGTTTATTGTATGCTGAATGCCCTGAACCATATGTACCAGAGATGAAGGCTATGAGTATTGAGAATTTACTTAAAGCCTTAATCACAAAGTACTTAGGAGTACACAATCCATATGTTAAAGATGGTGAGTTTACTTCTCTTGTTAAAGTAATTGGACTTCAACCGGGAGAGAACTTGCATGAGAAGATTCTTGAGCAAGGTCCTGCATCTAATGAAGTGGAACAATTCACTATTTCTGAAATTATGGAGTTAATCTAAGAGGAAAATTATGAGTACAACACCTAAACTTGGCGAGCTAACAACTGAAACAGAGCGTGATGCCATCCACCTTGCAGTAATTCCGTTGATTGCCTCACATAACACGACACCGGGACAGAACGTTGGTCTGAACGAATACGGACAGGCAGATGCGGATGCATACCCACATGTTGGTATTGTTGACCCATATTTGAAGAAGATGGTTTTCAAAGGACAGAAGATGTGGGTATGTTTGTATCCTGATACTGTAACTGGTATGAAGCATCACTGGGAACATCCTGTATTCCGTAAACTGGAAGAGGCATATGGTGTACGTGCACCTGAAGCTACTCTTGAAGAGATAACTAAACTATCTGAAAATGAGTATGACTCAGAAGTGGACGACTTTGAAATTTGGTGCTGCGGGTCAGACGCACCGGAGCCTGAAGACAAATACGAAGAAGATGAAGACGACACTTGGTCGTGTTGTCCAGATGATGATGACGAATGGTCTTGCTGTTAGGAGATAATTATGGACTTAAGAATCCCCCGTCCAAGCGAAGTATACACTACTGATGTTTGTAAAGCAGTAAATGCTATTGTGAAATTCATCTATCGTAACTCAACTGGTTGCGAATTTGAAGAACATCGTGGAACAATCGAATTCAAGAAAGCACAAATTGAAGCCATTGCTCTTGAAGATGGTTATAGGCGTGATTGCAGGTTTAGTTCCCACACAATGTCGGCTGCTTGCCGTATCATTGCCAACCACGGCTGGCTCTTCTATGAATATGGTAATTCAGAAGACCCAAGTGAGGATACTTACTATTTAGAACCAGATGAGGAATCATATGAAACCGATTAGACCAGACGAATTAAAATTAGAATTGTACAGAGAAAAGTTTCTGTATTCGTTTGACAAAGTAATTCAAAATAACTATAATGGCAAACGTGTAAAGATATTTCACAGTGATATTTCACAACAGTTGTGTTATGACCATAATGGTGATGTGAGAGACTTTTTTGTATCAATGTCGTATAAGGCATTTGATGGGTTCCTAGATAATTATAGACCATACTGGAATATAGACTACAAGAGACCGTGGTGGTCAGACGATTATCGTATTATAATGGCTCCGAAGGAAGATTATGAGTATCCCAAAAAGACCTGAAGAAACTGCATCCGACTTTAAGACAATCAATCTGATTGATGTAATCAACGACTGTCTTAAAAGACCTATATGTACTATCAGTGGAAAATATATTAAAGAGAAGTTTTTCCTGCATACACAAGAACATGTTTCTAATGATGATATTCAGCAGGCTCTGTTTCTGTTTGTTCTATCTGGGTGGGACATAAGTAAAAATGTAGATAAGATAGACATTGAAAGTTTTGAATATTCCTGCACACCTAGAAATAACTATAGAACTGTATAAAGGTTTACTATGAAACTACTGATTCCAACATGTGATGCCAGCCTTTTTCTTCTGCCATTATATGAACACTTGTTTAACAAGTACGAGCTAGGTTCTATCTTTGAGCCTGTTGTACTTGGTTTTACTGAACCTAAAGATTGTGGTATGGAATTTGTGTCAATGGCAGACAAACAGGATTGTTGGTCCCGACATATATACGATTATCTCAATTCTATTTCAGATGAGTATGTAGCCTTCACTCTCGAAGACTTCTTGCCTGTAAGTAGAGTAGACGCTGAATCATTCCACTCATTGATGGCTGCAATGTTGTCTGGTAATGTTGGTCGTGCGGACCTAACGTGGGATTTGTATGCAAATTGTGAAACACAGGTATATAATACTCTTGAAGATAAACCTTACAGTTTAATCTCGTGTCCGCGTGACGGACGTATGGTAGAGGGTAAGTCTTTATATCGTATTACTACACAGCCTGCTATATGGCGACGTGATTACCTGATGAAGTTTCTGAAAAACGAATGGACACCTTGGAATTTTGAGATTGATGGGTCTTCACTATCTTCTCAGTTCCCAGAGGAAGTTATCGGTATTTGTGACCCAACTTTTAAACATTATCCTACTAAATGGACGCCTAAAGGTGCGATTAGTCGTGCTCAACCGGGAAAATTCAATTGCTTAGGGATGGATATTGAAACCATTAAAGAGTGTATTGAACTGGGATACTTAAAAGAGGAAGACTTAATCTGGGGCATGTGGGTTGGTAATCCAGTTACATTTCATGGTGGTGGTGGATATAACTTCACTGTAGATAGGATGCCTTTCCATTCTGCAAGTCCTACTAACTGGGAAGAATGGAGAAGTACTTATGAGTAATATTCTATTAACATACTTTACATTTATGGCCATACTTGGATGGATATCTTTTGCTGTGCTATCAAATGAATATTTTGTACTTGAAAGTGATGAGGCCAAAGCTGGTGTAATTTTAGGTTCTATTTTTTGGCCAATCGGAATTTTTCTTGGTGTTTGCTATTGCATTTTTAAATGTTTTATGGTATTTTACCGTCTGTACAATAAATATGCAACTAACTTTTTGAAAGACTAAGATGACTGTTTACGAAAAATATCTAAAGGCATTAGATGACTTAGAACAGATTCACAAAGCTGCTGTAGAAAGCCTCGACGCAATATTAGAGGCCGAACAAGAAGTCTGTAAACATAAATGGGGAGAAGTTAATCCTCACATGTTCTACGCATTAGGAAATACTGCTCCGGGTAAGAGTTGTATCGAGTGTGGTATGAAAGTCCATGTAAAGTGACGAAAATTTTATATGAATCGCTCTTAGTTTTTCTAAGTTTATTCTATATCATACAGTTCATACTATTTATAGTGTACGCTTGGAAAGATAGCGAAAATCCTAATATGATTTCTGTATGGAAGTGGGCACTTATATCCTCAACAATTTTAACTATTCTAATCAAGGTGTTAGTATGACAGACTTATATGAAAAGTACCATAACGAGATGATGAAGCATATCAATGAAAACAACATTGATAAAGAGGATGCTTATCAATTACTCGAAGCAGCAAAAGATTATTCTAATATGGAGCTGGAGCATGCTCTTAAGGTACTCGACTGGGAAGTTGGAGAGGTAAACCTAGACAGAGTTTACAACTTTGCACAAGATGCACATTCTGGTCAAACTAGGAAAGATGGTAAGACACCATATTTTAGACATCCTGTACAAGTACGCGACCTTTTGGTAAAATGGGGTGTTGAAAATACTAACATTCTTGCCGCTGCTCTTCTACATGATGTATTAGAAGATACAGACGTAACTGGCCCACAATTGAAAAAAGTTTCAAATGGTTTAGTATTAGATTACGTTTTACAGTTGACACACCATGAAGATGATGATAAGATTGAATATATCAGGGATTTTGCTAATATTCATTTAAAAAGCACTGAAGTAGTTCTTATTAAAGTAGCAGACCGTTGTTGTAACACGCTTGACTTTGTAAAGAGCGACCCAAAATATGCAGTAAAATATTGGAGAAAAGGGGAGCCTATTCTTGAAGGATTACGAGCACATATTTATAATTGTACATACGGTGATGGTTACCCCGGCCTTTTGCATTCACTACAAAATGCGAAAAAGTTTGTTGATGTAATGTACCAGTTAATCTATGCTTTAGATTCTGTACAGGTTCGTAAGCGTGAAGTATATGATTTACTAAAATAATCAGACGGGTCTGCCCACAGGCGTCCTTATAAGGCGTTCCGCTTTAACAACAGTGGGAGGTTGCGGAAAGGTTCAATCCCTTGGCCTGTTATTTTTACTCTAGAAAGAAAAATGATGAAGTTATTATCGAAAGTATCAATGGTTTTAGCTGCATTAGTATACATATTTGATGGTATCAATTTTAGCGGTCCTGAACACTGTATGTATTTCATTGGTTTGGCAATCTACGATTCATTACAAAAGGATGAAGAATGAAAGTTTTAATAATTCATCGTCAATGTGTGCAAGTTTGTTTAGTCGAAGAAGAGGGGCTGACAGACGAGCAAGTTTTTGAGAAAGCTATGAAGGTTGAGGGTTCTTCTCAGTTGACAGAGCCATTTGTTCCTACTAATATGAACGGTGACTCTTTTATTTTTGACTATGAATGTCATGAACCAACAGACGAGATTATTGCTCAGTACTTCACTAAACATGAGTACACAGAAGCGTTGCTCGATATTGAAGAGTCTAAGCGTATAGTTGAAAAACCAAAACGAAAATACCGGAAAAGAAAGAAAAAAGCAAATGAGCGTCCCTTATAAATTAGAGTGCGAAGTAGAAGTGTGTTCTGATATAGAAATGATTGAATGCGGCTTCAGACAGGAATGGGTTACAGCTAACATTGACGAAGATAGTGTTGATGTGACTAGTGGGGCAGGATGTGGTAGTCCTTGGATGACCGCTACTATAAAAATTGGGGATAAGACTCATAATATCCGTTACAACATTAAAGATTTAATCAAAAAACTGTATGATAAAGCGAAAGAAGGTGAGTTCGATGAATGAACTAGGAAAACTGATTGAAGGTAGTGAGTGTCGTGATGCCGTACACGTTGCTATTATCCCTATGGAAGCCTCAGAGATGCTACGACCCGGACAAAGGGTAGGAATCGTCTCAGATGGCATTGCTGGGCCTTCTAGCAAGGCTCTGGGGGTTGTGGACCCGTTCCTCGATGACGTTGTACCAAAGGGAAAGCAATTTTGGCTGTGCCTCTTTCCAAACAGTATTAGTGATATGCGTCACGCATGGGTTCATCCTGATTTCAAAGATGATGTTGCGGAACATGTTGATGAGCACGTACAAGGTGTTATTGAAAATACAAAAGTTAAGCAAAAAGAAATCGAAGAATGGATGAAAAAACAGGCGGACATTCTTGGTTGTGATGTCTATGACCTGCTTGATATCAATGGAGATATTCTATCTGGTGAATATATCATTACTTATATGAATGAATCTGCTAGAGATTACTGGGCACAAATTTACAATGAATATCAAGAAAAAATCGAAGATTATCATGGTATCCCATTTGATGATATTGGTGGTTTTTCTTGTAGTTGCTAGGAGGTAACATGAGTGCTGATAATTGGGGCGACTGCCCAAAATGTAAAGTACTGGTAGCTGAAAAGAACGCGGCAGAGATTGAGTCTGTAAATAAACTCTATGGAACGGTCACTGTCGAAGACTTTAAATATAAACTAAGTAGAGCCGGTTCCCATGAATATGAACATGGGACACTGCGTGAAGACTACCAGATTTGCACTACTAGTCATGGTCAATTTTACATTGGTTATGAATGTTATTGTGCTAAATGTGGTTTCGAACATAAATTTAAACACAGTGAGGATATTAAACTATGAATTTTCAAGAAGCAATACAGGTTTTACGTGTTGGGGGACAAATCCGTAGACAATCATGGAATAACAAATCATATCGGTGGTTTGCGAGAACATTTGACGCTACAATTAGAAGTGCCTGCAATCAATATAAGTCTAACAATGCCGCCCTGATAAGTGTGGCTGACTGTGCTGCAGAAGATTGGGAAGAGTACAAGGAGCCTACTGAGGCGTTGGTAGAGCGTATTGAAAAGTTGGTCGCTGCGTTCGAGCGAGGTGTAGTTCCGTCCGATATTAATACAGCGTACATCGTCAATGTTTTAAAACAGGCAGTCGAAGCTATAGACGTACCGTGACCATATACGGACATAGCATTCGTCCATATCCTGAATTAACTGGGGGTTAAGACAGTTTTACAGTAAATTTCAACACTAGATAATGCGTGGCGAGATGTTAACAAGTATGTCCGACCCAGTTGTTGGCACAGAGCTAGGATTTGATTTTTATTTAATCTCTGATGGTCACGAGCCATCCGAACACCAACTCTAATTGGCTAGATTAGATTCTGTGAAGTTCCTACACCCAAGTCCACTGGAAGAAGGGCTTAATTTAGTTTAACCAGCGAATTTTTGAACTTAACGCAATTTACTGTAAGCCAGATTATATATTGTATATAATATATTGTATATAATCCTATGTGAGCAAACCTTGCTCTATACTAGTTTAGTTTTTTCTTCTGATTAAAACCAAACTTTTTCGGTGATTTCTATGGATTTTTTCAGACTTTTATTCTATCATGAAGTATGACTATTACAGAATACGTTGCAGAACACTACCCGAATCATACTATTGTCTTCTCTACATGTAGTCCGAAGCTGCTTGAGAGTTACCTCGAATTGTATTCGTTGTGTGTCAGGGACTCTGATAATGACTATCGGCTATTCAGGCTGGATTATGACTTTTACGGAATGATTGCGATGGCTCTATTAATTGAAGACTGGCAACGTGACGATTTTGTTGATGAAATAGTGTCAAGACTATATAAAATAGCTGTGGTTAGTAAAGATGCAGGCTACCACCTCGCTCTCTCACATCTGCATGAAAATGAACCTAGTAATAATTAGCAGGAGAAAAAAGATGAGTTGGTTTTTAGTTGTAGTTTATATTCTAGTAGTAGTCCCTATTGTATATGAGTGCTACCATGAAGATTCTCGTTCAATGGAAGAGATTGTTGGCAAATACACTTTGGCAGCATTGTGGCCTATCGCTGTATGTGCTCTTTTTATCGGAATAGTTGGCTCAGTGTACTACGAGATTTATTCTGACATTTCTGATAAAATTGACAAAGACTTGGAGAATTGATATTGACGAATCATTTTTTCCTGCTACAATGGAATTATGATTACAAACCCAGTTTTGATGGAACTGTACGACGCGGCACTATGCTTTATTTTCATGTATCTTGGCATCTGCTGCATTTTTTGGTTTTCTGACTATCTAAAATCGAAGTCAGAAATGAAAGATGAATATGACTTCTCGAATGGGGAGCGTGGAAAATTTTACAATGAGAAGGAGAAAGAAGATGGCAGAAAATAACTCTAATTCTGGAGGTATCGGATTCTGCGGTTTGCTTGGTATCGTGTTTATTACACTCAAGTTGACTGGATTTATTAACTGGTCTTGGTGGTGGGTTTTGGCACCGCTGTGGGGACCAATCGTGTTTGTGTTAGCTTTTCTGGCTATCGCTTTTGGAATCTTGTGGATGTTTGATAAGTAGGACAATTATGGCTAAACCTTGGGTACACGCAAAGAACTCAGCTAGGAAATACGGTGGCGTTCCTGAAGACTACATTGATATCCACAATCTTATGGATAATACAAAAGGAACACTGGCTGACAATAGACATAGAGCACTCACTCACAATTCTTGGTTCATCTCTTCTGGTGGACCGTTGGAGTTGATTTTTGGTGTTGTTATTACAAACTCTGACGGTAAGGAAGTTTCTGTCCGCGAGATTGGTGAGCAGCATATCCTTGAGGATTTCAGTATGAAGTTTATTCCTACCCCTCAAGATTGGCTTGCAGACATTCCTATGAGAGCGTGGATGAACAACGGAAAGTCTGATGTTCCTCCTAGTTTTAAACAAATTGAAAGTCAAAAGCAAACTAAGTTCACGTCTTTTGGTGAAATTGATGGACGGTTCGATGAGGAATCGCAGCGTATTTTGGAACAACATGGATATATTGTGATTGATAATCCAGTATCACATGAACCAATTATTACAGAAAATTTTTACCCACATTCAGATTGAGGAAAATATGGAACATTATTTAGCTGTTGTTGAAGCATCAAAAGCGTACGAAAAAGCAAAGCAATTGGTATTCGATGTATACTATGAATCTACTATCAAGAATTTAGAAAAGGCTTTTCAGGAGCTGTTTGATACATATCCTCAGTTGACTGCATTCGACTGGCGACAGTATGTTCCTTCATTTAATGATGGAGATGCATGTTATTTTACAGTCAATAACTGGGGAACATGTTGGTTCACTGTAGATGGAGTCACTTTTGATGTTGGCGACTATGCAGATTATGAAGAGTATGATTATAATACAGCTAAGTCTGTTCTAAAACAAAACGGACTTGATGAGGTCGGTAACGAAATATGTTGCTTGATTGGTGCTGTTCCATATGATATCATGGAGAAGCGTTTTGGAACTTATTCTCATGTAAAGGTTACCCGTGAAGGAATTGAGGAGGATGAATACTATGATTATTAATAAAGAAAATATCAACTCATATGAATACACTAACGTTATGGTAGGACCATTAACTTTTACCTTAATTCCTTTTCTGATTGGTGCTTTACCTATTATATTTGAATCACCAACATTCTTGTGGTTTGCTTTCTGGTCATTCCTCTTGTTTTTTCTTTCTGCTTTATTTGGATTTATTGCCGGATGCATTGGGCTTTCTAGTACTGGTGGATATGGCAATGATATGCTAGTAGATAGAATTCCACGCTCTGAATCAATCACGTATATTGTCTGTTGTACTATCTTTCCTTTACTGTGGATTGCTCTATTTATTGGATGTGTAAAAGGATTGTTACGGCCACTGTCACATATTTTTAAGTCTTTGATGAAGGAAGAAAAATGAACAGGCGAGAATTTTTAGGTGTAACTAGCTTAGGTGTACTTGGTGTCGGTCTTAGTTTCGGTAATGTATCTGTTTCTGAAGAGCAGAAGAAAAAGGGGAGCGTGATTTACATCACACTTGGTGGTGGTGCTTCACACGTTGAGTTCTTCAATCCTGCTCCAGATGCTCCATCAGAGTATCGCTCAGTTACTGGTAACATCTATACTAATACGCCGGGATTACACTTTGGTAGTCTTATGCCTAATCTGGCCAAAATGTCAGACCAGTTTACAGTAGTAAAATCATTCACTCATCGTGACTTCAACCACGCTAGTGCAACACACTTAGTTCAAACAGGAAAATATAATACACGTACTCCTGATACACAAACATGGCCAAGTTATGGGAGTGTTGTAAGCGAACAACTTGGTGCTGTTGGTAAGACTGGGCTACCTAGTTATATCAAACTGAACAAGACAGACCATGACGGGGCTGCTTGGCTAGGATTAGACCATTCTGGTTTCAATGCATCTAAGGAAGGTTTAGGCGACATGATTATGAAGGTGTCCGAAGAGAGATTCCTTCGCCGTGAGCAAATGTTGTCAGAGATTGATAAGAGTGGCAATATTCGTGACCCTTGGCTTAAGTTGCGTGACCAAGCTGTGGGTGTTTTAATGGGTGATGCATCAAAAATCTTCAACATTACCAAAGATACGATGTACAATGACTATAAAGACTCTCAGTTCGGCAAAGACTTGTTAACTGCCAGACGTCTTGTTCAAGGTGGAGCTGCTTTTGTTAAAGTCAGTAATCCGGGCTGGGATATGCACTCTAATATCGAGTCTGGACTAAAATCTAAACAAGGTGAGATTGATAAGTATCTTGCTATCCTTATTTCTGACTTAGAGAATAAGGGTCTTAATGAAGACGTGTTAGTTGTATTCACCACAGAGTTTGGAAGGACACCGAAGATTAATCCTCAGTCTGGACGTGACCATTGGGCAAAAGTGTGTAATCTGATGCTTTATGGTGGAAGATACAACGGTGGATTCATTGGAGAAGTTGACAGAACCTCAAGTGAGGTAGTTAGCGAACCAGTAACACCTGCTGACTTATGTAAGACTGTGCTAGACCATTGTGGTATTGCTGACAATGCACATACTATTGATAATTTGCAACGTCCTAGAATGTTTGTAGAAGATACAGCTAAAATAATTGGAGTATGATATGAGTACTATTATCTGGTTTTTTGTAATTTCTTGCATACTTAGTCTTGTATTTTTTCTGCTGGCCTGCTATTATCTTAATATGGGACACGGCAATAGAAAAATAATTGACAGCTACACTCGTTATCAAGTGTGCAAGATTATTGCTGGTTCAATTTTTTGGTGGGTTACTTTTTTTGTTGTGATTCGTAAGTGCTATACATCAATAAGCAAACCAGTGACAAACGTGTTTAAATATGTCGTAGGAGATAATGATGAATAAAGTTGATGGTGATTTGATTGGTCCTTGGGTGTGTACTGTATTATTGAATCTAATTGTATCTCTTATTGTTGTGGCTATATGTGCTCCAGTATCGACAATCGTAGGGTTTTTAATTTTATTCTCTGTCTGGTTTATTCCATCTGGTATTATTTGCTTTGTGTTTTCTGCACATGAAATCACGGCGAATAGTAATCATTATACAAAAAAAGACGCTTGGGAAATTAGCTTATTTTCACTTTTTTGGCCAATTGGTATTATGATTTTATTAACGTATGCTTTGATTCTAGCATGCAAGCCAATTGGTGGACTTTTACAGAAGTTGGGGTTGCAAGATGAACGTACCAAATAAAGATTATGTTATAATCAATGCCCTTTTTGGGTTTTTCCCATTAGTTTTATTTTTTTTATTTTGTATCATATTCTTGTTCTTGGATATTGGCTTGCCGTTATTTGTACTCTTGTTGTTATTTGTCATTGCAGCTTATAGTGCAAGCGTGATATCACTTATTGTCTCTGCATGTTATCATATACATACTTCAAGAGTAGACTATGACCTTGAAAAACCTCGACTTGATGATTACAGAGACGGTTATGACCACGATTGGGGTAAATACAATGTTGATGTAGCAGAATATGAAGCTACAAGAAAATATGCACCAATCGAAAAAATGAGTAGAACAGACGTTATTAAACTAATGGTTACATTGACATTTTGGCCAGTATTTGTGTTAAAATGTATTTTTGACTGGCTTGTATCATTATTTAACCCAATTATCAAAACTTTTGTTTATATTATAGGAGAAAAGAATGAAGGCGATTCGGATGCCGAAGATAGAACAGTTTCGGACAGTAGTCAGTAACATCAAGCGTACAGCTCAATTTGTTGGGCTGGATGAAAATGGAGATGCTATTGTTGATAGAGATGCCAAGATGCCAACAGTTACTTTTACTGGTACTGTAAAACTACATGGAACTAATGCATCTATTGTAAGAACTTCTGATGGTCAGATTTATCCCCAGTCTAAGACTAATGTTATTAGCATGGAAAAAGATAATGCTGGCTTTGCTCAGTTTGTCCACTCTAATCACGAAGTACTTAAGGACATGTTGGACTGTATTGCATACGACCTAGAACGCAATGCAGCTATGTATAAAACTCCATGTGAGTTTGACCCTGAGTCTAGTATTACAGTTTATGGAGAATGGGCTGGTGGAAACATTCAAAAAGGATGTTCTTTAAATGGTCTAGATAAGATGTTCTTCATTTTTGCTTGTAAAGTTACCCCAAACGATGAAGAAAAGCAGTCTTACTGGATTCAATCTGGGCATCAACATATTAGACCAAGCCGACACGATGACATCAATACTCATAACATTTATGACTTTGATACATATACAATTGATATCGATTTTAACGAGCCGGACTTATTTACTGAAGAGCTTGAGCGTATCACTCTTGCTGTAGAGGAAGAGTGTCCTGTCGCTAAGATGTTCGGTGTCGAGAAAGGTGTTGGTGAGGGTGTAGTATGGACTGGTTGGTACAATGGTAACATCTATAGATTCAAGGTTAAGGGAGAAAAGCACTCAGTAACTAAGGTTAAGAAGTTGGTTGTTGTAGCTCCTGAAAAGATTGAGTCTATGCAAAAGTTTGTTGAGTATGCCTGCACGCGTAACCGTTATGAGCAGGCCATCAATGAAGTTATCGGTGATGAAGAAAAGGCGATGAACCGTCTTGGTGATGTCATTCGATGGGTCCAGAAAGATATTATTGATGAAGAAACTGATGTTTTGACTGAATCTGGCTTGACACACAAAGATGTAGCGAGTAGAATTGCTACACAGGTCAGAACATGGTATCAGTCTGAATTATAAAAAAATGGAGAGTAACTTTGAGTTTAATATTTGAAAGTATTGATTCTGAAGGAAATGACGCTGAGATGCGTGCTACAAGAGTTCCATATGGAACTGATAGGCGTGATAGATTACGTATTAGCGTTTCTCTTCCGTGGAACGATGGTCCACGTGACATTGAACTCACTAGAAAACAAGCCGATGAACTAGTTAAACTGATTGGAGAAATGCAATGATTATTGACAGTAAAACAAAACGTGTAGTTGACTGCTTTCGTTCAGACGACTATGCTGGACTTGAGTATGGTGACTATGCCTTCTATTATGGTTACGAAGAGACTGTTCCTAAGCACGATTTAGAAAATGGTGAGTGGGCTTTCGTTGCCGACTACAAAGGTAATGAGTTGTGTCGTCTGACTGTAGATGATTTTAAAGAATATGTTTGTAGAAATACATTCGAAAGGCTTGACAAATGGAATGTTGAGCATGTATTATTAACCGGAGTTGGAATTGTTTTAAATAACGAAAAATTTCACCCAGAAAGAAAGGCAATGTAATGAAATGTTTCCCAGAATCAGTTGGCGTTTTTGGTCCCGTTTTGTCCCTCACAGCAAGTTTAATTTGTTTTGTAACTCTATTTGAGGCTAGTCTCATTGGTGTACTGTTTTTGCTGGTTGCAATCAGTTGCTTCAATTTGTTAGCTGCGATTCTATTTTTTACTTCTGAGTCATTATGTAGTAGTAGTCCACGTATTAATGATTACAATAAAGTTACAGTTGCTACAGTATTATTTTCTTCTGTATGCTGGCCAATCGGAATCTTAATTGGACTATTTGCTCTGCTCAAAGTTGCTGCAGGACCACTTATGTTAGTTGTTAATAAGTTTGCAGATACTAAGTCAGATACAGAGTAAAATCTCAATTATATAGAAAGAATTAAAAGTGAAACCAGTTAAAATTTACGCTGAAAATATTGAAGAGACAGCATTAGAGCAGTTTAATTCAGCTTTAGAGTTGGATTGTGTCACTCGTGCTGCACTTATGCCTGACGCTCATACTGGGTACAGCCTACCAATTGGTTCTGCTGTTGAGTCTGACCAGATTGTTTTTCCAAGTTGGGTTGGATATGATATCGGTTGTGGTATGTCTGCAATCCCCACCAGCTTCACGAAAGAAAAGGTAGAACAGAACTCAAAAGATATTTTTCATCAGATTTATCGTGATGTTCCTACTGGATTCACTGAGCATGACGATAAGCAGTTTTGGAATGAGGCTACTCATTTCGATGCTACACCTGAGCTAGAAGAACGATTCTGGACTGGAAATGCACAGAACCAGCTTGGTACTCTTGGTGGTGGTAACCACTTCATTGAAGTAGGATACGATGAGAACAATCAGGTATGGATTATCATTCACTCTGGTTCTCGTAAGCTGGGACATCGTACTGCTGAGCGATATATGAAAATTGCTGCTGGACAGGACCCAGAAGACCGGAAGAAAGCAAAAGAAGGTCACTACGGTTTCGCTGTTGATTCAGAAAATGGTGAGAATTACATCAAGGACTTGAATTACTGTTTACAGTATGCTTTAGCAAACCGTCGTCATATGATTGAGAATGTTATTCAAAGCATCTCACGTAAAGTAGGTGGCGGCTATGGAGAATGGGACCGTTTCATCAATCGTAACCACAACCATGCCGAGGACCGTAAAGACGATGGTAAATGGATTCATCGTAAGGGTGCTACACATGCTGAGAGTGGCATGGACGGTGTTATTCCGGGCAATATGCGTGATGGTTCCTTCATCGTAGTTGGTAAGGGTAATCCAGACTCTCTGTATTCCAGTTCTCATGGAGCTGGGCGTGTACTCTCTCGTAGTAAGGCACGTAAGACTCTGAATGTCGATGACTTCGTTAAAGATATGGAAGGTATCACTGCTCGCGTTGAAGAGAAAACTCTTGATGAGTCTAGTAGTGCCTATAAAAACATCTTTGAGGTGATGGACCTACAGAAAGACTTAGTCAATGTTGTTACTCACGTCAAGCCAATTATCAATGTGAAGGGATAATAATGGAAATTGGAACTGACCATGATGGCAATAAAATAGAGATGAATGTCAAAAAGGAAAGTGATGCAGTCTACCGATTCACTGTCGGGAATCATGGCGTATACACTAATATAGATGGTATATTGAGAATCATCGACTATATAAAAGAAAGTATCTCAGAATGAAAATTTTAAATGAATTAAAAAATGATGCAGAGACGCGATGTTTCTTCTTCTGGTTTGGATTACTTGTAACAGCAATTGGTTTTGGATTGGCGGCCATTGCCACTAGCTTGATTTTTTTCTTGCCAAAATTATTGACTTTGGTTTTGTGTTTTGCCATGGTTTGTCCTTTTCTCGGATTTGTGTTTGCCTGTTTGATTACTCATGATACTCGTGAATCAGAAACAAGAGAAGAGGTTGGTGCAGTATTACTTGTATGTACTTTTTATCCCATTACATGGTTATATATTGTAGTTTCTGCTATATTTCCATTGTTTAACAATTTTATGTACTGCCTCAAGTCAATGAGAGATACAGTAATGTATGTAATTGAAGGGAAAACAGATGAATAAGTTCTGGTATGGAATTTCTGTAACATTTGTTTTGTGTGTTGTTGGAGTATTTTCACATGCTGAACCTATCGATGCACCAAAACCTTTTGTTTCAGAACAAGTCAATTTTGGCATTATATTTCCGGGTAAGGTAATTAATGTTGTTGATGGTGATACAGTTGATGTAGAAGTAAGACGCGTAATCCGTATTCGTATGTTAGACTGTTGGGCACCAGAATCACGCACAAAAGATTTAGCAGAGAAAAAAGAGGGTCTGGAAGCAAAGGCTGAGCTGGCAAAAATTATTAGTGGTCGCAAAGTAGTCGTACAGGTTCCTATTGGTAGAGATGCTAGATTTGGTGAGTCTATGACTTTTGACCGTGTTCTTGGACGAATTATTGACGAAGAAACACGTCTTGATTACTCTAAGTATATGGTACAGCACGGCTTCGCAACTAAAAATAAGGAAAAAGATGATTAAATACGTTAAAGGGGACTTATTTGATTTTGTCAATCAGACTGAATCGGAATACGATGTTACTTTTATTCCACATATTGTCAATACGTATGGATATTGGGCGTCTGGTTTTGTTTGTGCAGTAGAGTCACATTGCCCAGCAGCCAAGAGTCGTTATGACTCCTTGTTTGAAGGCGTTCATGCTCCATATGATTACGGCGAAGCAAATAAATGGCTTCTAGGTATGAACCAGATTGTGTTCACCAACACTCGGAGTACTGCAATTATCAATATGTTCGCTCAGTTATTCGGTGGTGATAGACCATTAAGATACAATGCACTTACAAAGTGTATGGATAGCATAGGAGACTCAGTGCAGACATCTGAACATAAAGTTCGCATTGTAGCTCCTATGTTTGGGAGCCTTCGGGCTGGAGGAAATTGGGATTTTATTGAGAAATTAGTAGAAGATTGCTGGATTTCTCGCGGTATTGATACTACAATAGTAGAGTACATACACAAACAAATTAAGAGTCAATGCCAAAAGTGCAACAAACAAGAGAAGCCTTTGTTTCGTATGTCAAATACTTTGTATTACTGTAGGGAATGTTATTCAGAAAGGTAGTCATGGACTATAAATTAGCAGATGCTATTCAAACAACACTCTTTTGGGTCGGATTAGGTGTATTTGTTCTGTGTTTTCTGGCATGTACCCCTATACCATTTATACTCATAACATGGCCAATCTTAGCTATTATTTCTTCTACTTATTATTGTATTGGGCTAGTAGCAAAAAAAAGATATGATGATGTACCAAGAGATATTGAACAGGTTACTAAACTAGAAGTTATTACGATTCTTTTTTGCTGCTTTTTCTGGCCAGTTGCTTTGCCCTGTTTGGGGGTATATCTAATCGGATGCATGATATCTTTTCTATGCAAGCCATTTAAAGAGGTGTTTGAATTTTTAATTAAGGAGTAGATATGCTTGAGTGGCTGACAACTTATTATACAGACTTTATCGCATTCAGTAAATCAAATCCTTTATTTGCCGGTATTATAAGTGTTTGGGGATTAGGAGTTGTAACATTCTGTTTACGGACTGTTCCGAGTAAAATTTTTAATTTCATTTACAGACAGTGTACTACCAACTTAGTTCTTAATAGTTACGATAGTATCTATCATGAGTTCTTACAATGGGTGTCTGAAAACAATATGCACTCATTTGTGCGTGACCTTAACTTCAATAATAGAGGCGTGTGGAGTGAAGGTGTTCCAATGATTAGCATAGGATATGGGAAAACGATTTTCCTATTCAAGAGACGACTCTTCGTTCTTCATAGATTCAAAGAAGAAGCTAATCAGACAATGAGACCGAAAGAAACAATCAAGATTACTTTGATTGGTAGGTCGCATCAAATTTTTAGTGAGCTATTCGATGTTATACATGAAAGTCAGGAAGAAGAAAACTCAATCAGCGTCCATACTTGGAAAGAGGGATGGAATTACACTGCTTATCAACCAAAGCGTGATTTAGATACTGTAGTTGTAGAAGAACATATTAAACAAGATATTCTCACCTGTATTGATAATTTCATTGGTGATTCTGATTGGTATTTTAAAAATGGAATACCATATCATCTTGGGATTATGTTTCATGGACCAAGTGGAACAGGTAAGACGAGCTTAATCAAAGCTATCTGTGCTAAATATGACCGTCCATTATATATTATTCATCTTTCTAGAATGAGCGATGATACTCTTGAAACAGCTTTGGCTGAGATTCCTATCGGTGCTGTGGTTGCAATCGAAGATATTGACACCGCTAACTTAGGTAAAAGAAATATCAGTAATAAAATTACGACAATTAAACAAAGTGGTACAATGTCTCTTGTTCGAGGAACGAGCCATGGAGACTCTGAGGCTTCTTTGACACTCGGTGGTGTATTAAATGCTCTTGATGGAATTACTACATCAGAAGGTAGAATTTTAATTGCTACCACTAATGTTTTAGACTCGCTTGATGAGGCGTTAATTCGCCCCGGAAGATTTGATTTGACAAAAGAAATAGGTTATATGACAGACGATACTCTACGTACGTACTTGGGAAGATTTTATCCGTATGATTTTTCCAAATGGTGTGTTAATGACAATGTTAAACCTTGTGATGTTCAGAAGTTAGTTTTTGATAACCGTAACTCGCCTGACAATGTACTTGCAGCAGTGGCACATAGGTGTGATAATGGAGGACTTGAAGATTGAATAAACATGAATTAATTGGAAAAGAGTTTAAGGTACTGAGTCATGGTAGTATTATGCTAGTTGACTATATGGGTAGTGACGAAGAGATTGAGAATGCTGCTCGTATTTCATACGGTGAAGGTACAAGACCAGTAAGTGAGACGCGTACGTTGCTACGTTACCTCAAGAGACACTGGCACACTACACCATTTGAGATGGCTGAGCTGAAATTTAAGATTAAGATGCCTATGGATGTAAACCGTCAGTGGATTCGACACCGTACTGCTAACGTTAATGAGTACAGTACACGCTATTCAAATCCTATTGATGATACGGATACTACACCTGTATGGCGTAAGCAAAGCACAAACAACAAGCAGGGTAGTGACGGGAAAGTCACAGAATGGCCTGAAGGTTGTGAGTGGGAATGTGAAATAGAATGGCATGATACTCCCAGCAGTTTTTTATCTGAAATGGAACAGGAGACTATTAAAGCGTGTAAAAGTTTTTATGATATTACACAGCAATTTGGGGTTGCTAAAGAGGTGTCACGCAAACATCTACCTTTGAGCACCTATACTGAAATCTTCTGGAAGTGTGACCTGCATAATATCATGCATTTTCTACGCTTACGTTGTGACTCACATGCACAACAGGAGATTCGTGAGTACGCTAACATTATGGCTGGTATTTGCAAAGAGTTATTCCCTTTAAGTATGGAAGCGTGGTACGATTACGCTCATATGTCTCGTAACTTCAGTCGTCAAGAGATGAAAATTTTGCAACACGTACTGGATAGAGAACAGATTCGTAATTCTGGTGTACTAAAAACTCTGGCTCAACAGGTTGGATTGTACGACCCTAATCGAAAAAGTAACCGTGAGTACGATGAATTTGTGAAAAAATTTGCAGATAATTACTCTACTAGTATTGACTCTGAGTTTGAATTGCCTTATAATAAGGAAGACTAATGAATCGACTTGATAGACATACAGTTTACCTAGCTGGAAGCATAGATGAGTCAAAAAATACTGCACACTTGTGGCGTGAAGAGATTACCAATTTTCTTCAACCATTAGGCATTGGCACATTTAATCCATGTGATAAGCCGTGTGGGAAGGTTGAAGACCCGGATTTTGTAGATTATTGCAACCAACTCAAAGCAGAAGAAAAATGGGATGAGTTGGTTAGTGAAATGACTGGGGTTGTTCGTGCAGATTTGCATATGGTTGACCTTTCTAACTTTATGATTGCTGCTATTGATAAGGATAGACATTTATGTGGTAGTTACAGTGAAATCACTTATGCTGCATTAGAGAAGAAGCCTGTTATTATTTGGTGCCCACAAGGTAAAGCACAAGTTCCTAACTGGTTGTGGGGTTTAGGTTTAAGGCATGAATTATTTTTCTCTACTTTAGATGAAGTTAAAGATTATATTACACATGTACACACATCAGATGTGGTAGATACGCTTGGTAGATGGCGTTTTATCAACTATAGAAAGGTCTTTGGTAAATGAAACTACAGCTAACAGGAAATAACAGTGAGCAGTATTCTGGATACACTCATATCAATGTTGAAGAGATGTATAAAATGGACAACATTGCAGATAACTCTTGTGAAGATATCGTCGCATTAGGTTTTTTCCACGAGTATACTGTTCCTGAATTACAGAATGTTATCAGGGAAGTTGTTTCAAAATTGAGGCGAGGCGGAGCACTAACTTTCAATTTTGTGAACTATCATACATTCGATGTATATAAAACAGATGTGGAAACTATTAACTCAATATTGAGTTCATCTGCTAATGTTCTTACAATCAAGTATGTAAATGAATTAATTGCCAGCTTTGGGTTAAAAATGATTACAAAAGAAACTAATCCTACTACACATGAAACAACAATTGTAGCAGAGAGGGTGTGATGTATAATTTTATCAGTGTGGTAATTCCTACATACAAACCAGTATTCTTGCGTGATACTTTGAATGCGATGCGTAAGCAGAAGTATCCTAACAATAGATATGAAGTAATTGTTGTTGAAAATCCATTAAAAACTGATGAAGTATACAACGCTTGTAAAGTATATAATGCAAAATATTACATTTCGGAGTTGGGTTCAAATTGTGCTAGGAATCTCGGCATCAATCGTTCTCAAGGTGATTGGATTGTTTTATGTGATGATGATATTCTGCCACAGAATGGGTGGCTTGCTGGGATTAACAACAGAATCAATAGTAATCCGGGGCATGGTGTATATGGAGGACCTGTTGAGATAATTTGTCAAAAAGGTAGACCTTCATGGTTATATGGAGAGTTTCTACAATATCTGTCTGCTGTCTCTTATGGTCCATCTGTGATAGATTTTAGTGTAAACTCTGGCATGCATCTTGTGTCAGCCAACTGCTTTTTTAGCAAGGAAAAATGGGCAAAGGTAGGCGGGTTCGATGAGTCTGTAGGATATCATGGTGATAATTTAATACCTAATGATGAAGTAGAGTTCTTTTATAAGATGGCATTTGCTTCTGAAGAGAATTCCCCTTACTTGTATGATGGCGGGCTTGGCGTTGCACATATTATTAGAGATGAACGTACAAAATTAGATTGGCTCAAACGGCGATTCCATAATCAGGGTGTCGCAGACGCTAGGATGTTAGCCAAGAATAAGGACGTGCTAGATGTTTACCATGACATGTCATACAATGATAAGTTTATGAGAATGGTAGATATCAATACTGTCATGGATGTTCGCAATATTGTTCAGAATGAAGCTGTTACAAGAGAATACATCAAGAATATTATAATTTGTAAGACAGAGTATATGGTTGGTTTCAACAAAGAGTTGGCCTAGTTTTTTAAAAATGAAGGAGAAGAAGATGTACAAGCAATTTATTCGTAACAAAGACCGTCGTCCTATCGGTGTACTTCTTGCAGAAATGCGAGATGGTAAGCTAGTTTTTGGTTGGAGCATGCATACTGGTCTACGTCGTCAGGAAATTACTGACCCAGAGACTGGTGAAGTCACTCTAACAGACCGTGCAGTATTTACTCATACTTGGGACAAAGAGTATGGCACAGACGTAGCAAAAGGACGTCTGGACATGTGTACTCGCAGTTTTCTAAATAAGGGGCTTCCAAGTCAATATTATGACATTCCAAAAATGGGTTCTGGTCAAGCAGACGCATTTATTAAGCGTGTTCGTGGTATTGAGCAACGAAAGATTCAAGAGCAGCAAGAGGAAGCTGTAGCTCAGTCTACAATTACTCTATATACTATGGAGGAAGCACTTGCTAATGGCTAAATCTGGTTCTGATTGGCTTAATGCCTTTTTTCCAGAGTCATTATGGCCCCCTACTGATTCGGATTATTATGATAAGGTCATAGGGGGTTATAATTTTATTCAGGACAAGAAGGTAATAATCTGTGGTGTTTGTAAGAATATCGAGCATAATGCTAGAAATATTACTGCAAAAATAGCAACTATTGGTGAGATGTTTGGTAGCTATTCTGTGTTCATTTATGAAAATGATTCAACTGATGCGACTGTCAAAACTTTATCAGATGGATTATGTTCAAATAATATCCCAGCCACACTACGTTCAGAAAAATTAGATGCCGCACCACACGAGCAAGACAAGTCATTGTATCGTAGACAGGTTATGGCACAAGCACGTAATAAATACTTAGAGTATGTACGTTCCGAAACTGCTGACTATGTTATCATTATGGACTTAGATATTAAGTTTGGATTCTCATATCAGGGAATTACCCACTCTTTTTCTTGCCCATTTAATGTGGTTGGTTCTAATGGAATTATCTATGAAACATTAGAAGACGGTAATAAAGTACGACTATTTTATGACACTTGGGCCTATCGTGAGAATGGCGAAGACTTGGGAGATGAGGCTAATCTTTTGAGATTTAATAGGGGTGAACCTTTGGTTCCTGTCGAATCTTGTTTTGGCGGATTGGCAATTTATGAGAAGAAATGGCTTGACAATGTGGAGTACATGGACTATGATTGTGACCATGTCACCCTGCATGACCAAATCAGGGCGAACGGGGGCAAGGTGGTCTTGAATCCGTCACAAATTGTGGTCTACGAATGAGGAATTAAATGAAGTTTTGTTTTTGGTTAGTTGGATTGTGTTTCATCCTAGTTTTTAATGAAGCGGCTATCCATATGATTTTGCCAGAAGTCCAAGTAGATGCAGCTATGCGTCAGATGGATGGGGCAGCTTTGTCATCTAGTGGTTTTACATATGCTGACAGAGCACGTCAATTGTTTGTTCCAGTATCATGTTTGGTCTGGACGTGTATTATGTATCTTGGTGATATTGTAAGTATGTTTAAAAAAGGAGAAAGTAAATGAAGAAGTTACTGTTATGCGTTGTTGGACTGATGGCTACTGGTTGTATGTATGATGTTCCAGAATTCGAGATGATTGAGACATCTGAGACTGGATTCTTGATTCCTCTTGAGGGGGATACTGCTGCTCAGAAGAAAATGCCATCTAAAGATGTGTTGGAGCAACAAAAGGTTGCTACTAAACGTGTACAAATTACTCACAAATGGGTAAGTACTGGTTATCTTCCTTGGTCCGGTGAGTATATGGACACAGTCCGACTCGTTAAAGTAGACCGTAAACCTGTCACGCGAGAGTGGACTTCTGACCCTAATAGCGGTACATCGAATCAAAATCAGGCAGTGAAAGTTGAAAGTGCTGATTCTGTTGATTTTGGAATTGGTTTTACAGTTACGGCTATGATTCTTGAGGAAGATACATCACAATTCTTGTATAACTATACAAGTAAAGATTTATCTGGTGTTGCTGACAAGGAAATCAGAAACAAGGTTCAAGAGTACGCGTCTGATTATTGTGCCAAGTTCCCTCTCGACATACTACGGGGACAAAAGGGTGAGCTGATGGCCTTTGTTCGAGAATCAATTATTCCATTCTTCAAAGAAAAAGGCATCACTATTACCTCAGTTGGAATGGCTAGTGGGTTTATGTATACAAACCAAAAGGTACAGGATGCAATTGATAAGACTGTTCAAGACCAACAGCTCAAAGTATCTGCTCTAGCAGAGAAAGATGCTCAACTTGTCAAGAATGAGACTATCAAACTTGAGGCAGAAGCTGCTGCGGAAGCTGCCAAGATTAAAGCTGAAGGTGAAGCAAACGCTATTAAGGCTGTTGCTGACGCCAAAGAGTACGAAATTCAGAAAGCAACTCAGAATACTGAAACGTATATCGAGCTGAAGCGTCTGGAAGTTGATGTCAAACGACTTGAGAAGTGGGACGGTAAATATCCTACCTACTTTATGAGCAATGGGGAGTCACCACAGTTACTCCTCCAGACACCAAATATTCCTTCCCCTAAATAATCGAGATGGCGGGGGCAACCCCGCCTTATTTAATAGGTGTTGTATGACAATCAAAGAATTAAAAGAGTATATCAAAAATCGTATTTCTCACTGTGAGGATGTTATGGTTGCTAAATGTGATGTTGACCACATTTACAGTCAATGGTCATGGCATAAAACTGCATATCAAGATATACTCAATATGCTAGACAAAATAGATGATTAATGTCACTGGCCACACTGACGACCCAAAAGATTATAATCGCACAGTCAGCTTGGAGATTTATATAAATGAAACCGAAGTGGATAATTCAGACTGATATTTTTCAAGAAAATCTTGATATTTTGGCAGAAGAAATCAAACGGCAGGGGATGGAATGTCGTATATATAATTACCAGCCATTTACAGACTGCCTAGATATTATCTCAGAGTACGAAGAAGGGGACTGTGTTATCGTATATGGTTCCCTTCAAATGGGAAGAGTGTTCAAGAAGAATTCAACTTTCGTCCCCGGAGTATATTGTAACCTTGACTCTTTTAAGTGTTCCAATTATTATACATACTTTGGAGATTCACTTCTAAATAGCACATATATGTTAATTCCATATGGCGATTTACTCAGACAAAAACATTTTATTTTCGATACACTTGGTTGTATAGATTATGTTTTTGTAAGACCTGACAGTGGTTTTAAAAATTTTACTGGTAATGTAATTCATAAACAGAATTGGGAGAAAGATGTTCCTTGGTTGGGTGATTATGATGTTGATTCTGATACTCTTATCTTGGTTGCTCCTTATCAGCCTGTTGATAGAGAGTGGAGGTTCGTAGTAGTTGACGATGAGGTAGTTAGTGGCTCACAATACAGAAATGCTAGTGGTACTAAACTATCAGAAGCTGAGAAAGATATTTATGATTATGCACAGAAAGCTGTTACACATGCTATTCATGCTGGGTTTTTAACAGATAGAGCATGGTGTATCGATATCTGTGAAACAAAAGACTCATTAAATGTCTTGGAAATTGGATGTTTCAGTTGTGCCGGATTATATGTTGCACCGAAAGAGCCGATTGTAAGAGAGGTTAGTAGGGCAGCATTAGAAGAGTTTCAAGAATTTCAAGAATACGGAGGCTGACTTGGATTACTATGACTTGGGTAGAATGTATAAACAAGCAAGCGAAGAAGTAAATGACTTTGTAGACTTGCATGAAGAGTTCCATACTATGTATGATGATTTTTACGACACTATTGAAGATGCTTTAGAGAGAGAGTATAACGCTGAATGGACAGAGGAAGAGACGATTTAGCTGTTTTTGTTCTTGGCGATGTAGTTCCAGCAACTTACTTGCCAGAGATTGTAATCAATGTAAACTCTATTGGTGAAATTACTAAACATGTCTTTCACCTGCCACAACATATCAAAAAAATTGCATTTATAGATGACAGAACCGTGTTTACAAATAGACACTGGATTACAGAGGCATCAAACCTGTTAGATAGATGTGAAACATGTCAATTGTTCGAGTCTGTATATAATGTTGATTCAGAAGGTAGAATGAAATTCGCTAATCATAGTGTTGCATACAGATATGTTAACAGGATGGATGGTGATTTATCTACTTATGATTATGGATTCGCGTGGGCTGCTAATAGAAATTGGGTTGAACAAATTGGATTAGTCCGTTTGGATGTTATGACTCCAATCTTCTGTAATTATGAGTCTAACAACAATTTATCTACGTTAGAAAAACAATGGATTAATCGTTCAGAAAGAATCAAAGGCAATACAGGATGCGTCAGAGGCTCAATTCTATTACAAGATTATCATGAATACAGACATATCGCCAGATTTGTAAATTTAGCAGAATATGAACCTGTACCTGTTGAATGTGATGTGATAATCCCATATTGCCAAAACAACGTTAGATGGCTAAGAGAGTCCATTGACTCTGTTCTTAATCAGAGTGGATGTAATTCTGTTGTCCATGTTATCGCAGATGGATTTGAACCAGACGCTTTTCTATTCGACATGCCTATCCACTTATACATGAACGAGAAAACATGTGGACCTTATGTCAGTGCGAATCGCGTATTCCGTTTTATGGAAACTGACTATATTGCAATCCAAGACAGTGATGATATTGCATTGCCTCATAGACTACATTTTTCTATCAATGAAATGCTAAGAAATGGTACTGAGATGTTTGGTGCTGGCATGAGACAATTTGCATCTTATGAGACAGCAGATGAAGAGTCTATTGATTATGTTAATAAGGCTCCATTCCACATTTCATCTAAAAATCTGACTTGGTCTATATCCCCTTATGGAGTGGTAATTAATGGTACTCGTGTAATGACAAAACAATTGTTCGAAGAAATGAATGGTTTCGGAAATTATTTTATGTCTGGCGACTGCGAATTCACTACTCGATGCTACAATTATGATAGAAAAATCAGCACAAGCGATGAGATTGTTGCATTAAGACGTGTTCATGGCATGAGCTTATCACGTGGAAAAGATTATGGCCTGAAATCTAAAATTAGGGAATCATTACACGATGATATTGCTGTATCAATTCGTGATATGAAAACATTACCGAAAGAAAATTTTGGCAATCTGAAAAATGATTACCGTAGTAATATTCAGAGGCTTAAATGATTAGTATAGCAAATCTAGAAATCCATGTTGCCCATAGTTGTAACCTATTTTGTAATCAATGTACTCATTACAGTAATTTTAGCCATAAAGGAGTTTTAAGTGCAGAAGAAGCAGATAGACAGATGGCTTTGTGGTCTGATAGAATTTCTCCTAGAATGTTCTCAATGCTTGGTGGAGAGCCTGCTGTAAACAAAGAGTTATGTGATATTGTCCGTATTGCCCGTAAACACTGGAAAAATAAGATGCAGTTGGTATCCAATGGTTTTCTTTTAAAGAATCATCCTGATTTACCAAAAGTGTTAATTGATACTGACTGCAATTTGGAAATCTCAGTACATCATAACTCTGAAGAATATCAAGAGAAATTCAGACCTGTACGAGAACTTCTGCTAGAATGGCAGGAAAAATGGGGCATCCAGTTGAATATCAGACAGTCTGTAGATAGATGGACTCGCACCTATCAAGGTTCTGGCTCAGATATGAAGCCTTATAACGATAGAAAACCAGAGCAGAGTTGGAAGGTCTGTCGAGCAAAATGGTGCCCCCAAATATTAGATGGGAAAATCTATAAGTGCCCACAGCTTGCATACCTACCAATGCAGCTAGAAAAAATTGGAATCACAGAGGGGTGGGAAAATTACTTACTGTACAAGCCTATCGAACCGGATTGCACGTACAGAGAACTAGAAGAGTTCTTAAATAGGAAAGCAGAATACTACTGCAATATGTGCCCTGCTTATCCAGAGCTATTTCAGTTACAGAACCCATTAAGGAAAACTGATGAACAGTAGAATCAAGCCATTAGTATCCAATGATGATATTGTAAGTGGAATGTTGAGTTACTGGAGAATCGTATCTATTTTAGAACGGTTAGATGCAGTGGTTCAAGGTGGAGTTGAGGGTGATATTGTAGAACTTGGTTGCAATATTGGTACACTTGGCATGTATATTCGTAAGTACTTAGATGCCAATAATGTCAATAAGACATATCATGTGTATGACAGTTGGCTGGGGTTGCCGGAGCCGACTGAAGAAGACCAACATAATTTTGATAGAAAATTTAAACGGGGGAGCTGTAGTACCACTATTGATAAGTTTCTGGATACTTTTAACAGCAGAAATTTACAAGTGCCAGTAATTCATTCTGGTTGGTTCAAAGACATCCCCGACTCTGAGTTTCCAGATAAGATTGCATTTGCTTTTTTTGATGGGGATTTTTATGAATCTATTACAGACAGCTTCGAAAAGGTATACCATAAGGTACAACCGAAAGGCTGTATTATGATTGATGACTGCGGTTGGGATATTCTACCCGGAGTTAAGCGTGCGTGTGAAGACTTTCTGTCAGATAAGCCTGAAAAGTTGAGTTTGTCTGGCTATAGAGATGAGCTGACAGGGGAATACCGTTCTACTGGGAACGGTGGTATAATTTTTAAACAATAGGAGAAAAAATGAACGTTAACAAAACTAAAGTTGTATTGATTTTGGACCGAAGTGGAAGTATGTATGACTGTGTTGAGGATACAGTTGGGGGGGTTAAGTCTTTTATTGACGAACAAAAGAAGCTGCCCGGAGAGGTAGAATTCTCCCTTGTTTCTTTTAATACAACCATGAATACTGTGTATGATAGTATCCCCATCAATCAAGTTGGTGATTTCGAATTCATTCCGTCTGGTGGTACTGCCCTACTAGATGCAGTTGGAACTGTCATCGATTCAGTAGGCGAAAAGCTCGCAAATACAAAAGAAGAAGACCGCCCCGGAGCTGTAGTTATCATGATTGTGACTGATGGGGAAGAGAACTCAAGTAAGGAATACAAACTTGATGGCATTCAATCAAAGATTAAACATCAACAAGATGTGTACAAATGGCAATTCAGCTTCCTTGGAGCAGACCAAGACGCATTCCAAGCAGGATTTAGTATGGGGCTGAATAGTGGCGACATTGCAAATTACAGCAAAGGTGTCACGCAGGCCGCTTTCACAAGCATGTCTGGCAAATTAGGACGTATTCGCAATGCTGTTAGTCGTGGTGCAGATGTTACTTTGTGTTCTGCTTATACAGACGATGAACGTGCTGCTATGGCTGAGGATAGTGACAATGAGTAGCTTATTAGATACTATTTCTAAAGTGTGTCATGAGGCAAATAGGGCGGTCTGCTTAGCTGCAGGCCAGACCCCATTGCCATCTTGGGAAGATGCACCAGAAACTGCTAGAGATGCTACCAGACAGGGAGTTATCTATTGTGTATATAATAGAAATGTTCCCCCGGCACAAGTACATCAAGACTGGTACGACAATCTTATCAATGATGGATGGGTATACGGTTCAGAAAAAGATTATGATAAAAAAACTCACCCATGCCTTATCCCGTATGAGAGTTTGCCTTATGTTGACAGATTAAAAGATGGTCTGTTTAAGGAAATTTCTATAACATTATTTGACGGATTGCAGGAAGAAGCAGATAAGGGCATGGAATAGCCCCCTCTTTTTTCTTGCTGTACAAAAATTCTCAATAATTAATTAATTTTGTTTATAAATTGTATGGAAACTGATAGATAAAATGACTAAGATATAGTATAATGAGTGATAAAAGAAGCGAATATTATGTATACTGTTTTACAGCACCGACTTGGTGTGCACCATGTATGAAGATGGACAAAGATGTTTGGCCTCACCCAAAGGTAAAAGCAGAGCTAAAACAGTACAGAACTGGTGAATTAAAAATTTTCCCAGAAGAGAAGGTAAAAAGTGATGATAATGTTCGTAAGTTCTACGAATATTATAACATTACAACATTACCTACATTGCTTATTGTTGACGCAAGAGGTCAGATAATTAAAAAATCTGTAGGAGGATTAACTGCGTCCCAAACAATACAGTTTTTAGGAGGGAAAAATGATTAAGAAACGTGTGGTACGTTTTGTACCAAATGAGATTGAATCAATTGTCCATGATTCCATGTTTGAGATTATTGACGCTGAATTAAACTGTCCTAAGTTTGGCGACTTGACTTTATACACTCTTGAGAATCAATCTGAAGTTGGCGGAAAATACATTTCTAATTATATTGTAGCAGCTATTGATGTTGAGTTACCAGAACCTGTTGCTAGTTTTCGTACTATGCCTTCAGAGATGGGTACTGTCAGATGGCAGACTGTCACAGATTTACACGATTCAATAAACAGAAAATACTTTTTATTAGTGAATAAACCATAAGGAATCAGATGGATATCAATGTTATCGGTAGTGTTAATCAATTAGGTTATGGTTTAGTTACTACCCATTTAGTCTCCGAGCTTATTAAAAAACACAGGGTCTCACTATTCCCTGTGAACGCTAAACCTGAATGTCACCCGAAGCACACTCAATCAATTGAAACTGCTATACGCAATAAGTCAATGCCGAATTTTGATGCTCCTTGTATTCGCATTTGGCATCAATTTGATATGAGTTTGTTTTGTGGTGGCAAAAAAATAGGTTTCCCAATATTTGAATTGGATGAGTTCACACATCAAGAGTTACATCATCTAGGTTCTTTAGATGAGATTATCGTATGCTCAGAATGGGCAAAGCAGATTATCATTAAGAATGGCTTGACTCAGCCTGTCCATGTAGTTCCGTTAGGCGTAGATACTGAAATATTTAAACCAGTGGAGCACCTAGAAGATAGGCCATACAGATTTTTAGCTGCTGGTAAGTGGGAGTATCGTAAAGGACACGATTTAGTCTTACAGGCTTTCAATGAGACTTTTCAGCCAGATGATGAGGTTGAATTAATCTGTCTGTGTGACAATCCGGTTATTCCACAGGCTGATAATCTTGATTGGAATACCACTTTCAAGAATACTCGACTTGGTCATATGATTCATTTGCTGCCTAGACAACCAACACAAGAATCTGTAAATGTGGTAATGAATCGGGTTGACTGCGGAATATTTCCAGCCAGAGCTGAAGGTTGGAATCTGGAACTACTAGAGATGATGGCATGTAATAAGCCAGTTATCACTACAAATTATTCTGGTCATACTGAATTCTGTAATGATGACAATGCATACCTTATCGATTGTGAAGATAAAGAAGTAGCGTTCGATGGCCATTTCTTTACTCAGAATGTTGGCTCTTGGATGAAATTTACAGATAATAATCTTGAACAACTTAAACAGTTCATGAAAGAGGCATACAACAGTGGTATTAATAAAAACCCACATGGATTGCTCACAGCACAAAAATTCTCTTGGGAAAATAGTGCTAATAAATTGGTGGAGGTATTGTGTCAGCAGTAGATTTTAACAAAGAATATTTGAATTTAGAAGAGTATATTAACCTTGTAGAACATGTACTCAATAAACACTGTAAGCGTTTCAAATTTGAACACCGTCATGCACAAGAGGTAATTGATGATGTTGTTGATTATGTAATGAAGTACGATAAGCAATATGATAGCTCAAATGGCACAAGCCGTTCTACATATAGACGGATGATTTGTTTAAGACGTGCAATTCATGTAATCAAAAGAATACAGAGAGACGAAAACAGAACTCGTGATGCGATTCGTGATAAGATGCAGCGAAAACCATATATTGAAGAAGATTATGCACATAATTATGAAGTAAACAGATTGAATGAGATTGTTTGGGATATCGTTGAAAGACGAAAAGATGACAATATCAGATTTATGTGTTTTTATGAGCATATTTTGCAAGAAAAAAAGGGGGCAGTTGTAGCAGAAGAACTTGGAATTAGTACAACACTTGTTGGATATTACTGTGCATCTGCTAAGAAAATTTTGAAAAATGAACTAATTCACGCATATGGAGCAGACGATTGGAGTCAATAGTACAATTAATAATCCTTTCTGCCAATCACAATGGTGACGCATGTGTGGTTGTAAAGGATGGGAAGTTACCATCAAGTAAAATCACAGGTAAATATCAACCGTTAGATTTAGTATATGATATGTTGTTTGATTTATGCGGCGTCCATTGCCTGAAAGAAGAATTCTTACTTGCAGACGAGGTTTATGTTTCAGACAATAAATTATTCGTAACTTATTGTGTAATAATTCCTCATAATATCAATAATTCAGACAACAAATATAAAACACAAATATTGAAGGACTACATGTATGTCGATGGGAATCAATACAATACTAACATTCTTAACAGAATGCTTTACAAAGTCTGAGAATTACGATAATCAATCAAAACAATCTCTTTCTGATATGGTTAATCAGTCATTGAATGATGAGTCTGTAGAAGGTATGGTAGTTTTTACTCTTCGTAATGGAAATATCAACTATCTTGCTGGCGACTTTGCCAATACCCAGCCTGTTGCCAAGATACTCGGCTTTTTATATGCTGCAACATCTGTTGGCGATATAGTAGAAGACCTTTTAACACATGGAAATTATTCTGGTGACAGACAGGCTTTTATGCAGGCATTTAACACTGAATCCGGGTATGGCGGGGTGATTACACCTGACGATGCATTTATGGCAATGTGTGAAAGGGGAATTAAAACATGAAAACTGTGAAGTGGGAATTTTTACATGATGTCCCAGAATCAGAAAAGCCTGTTACTAATACCCCAGAAGGCTTTGCTGAGATGGACATGAGTGGTTTCGGTTCGTTTGTTTTTACACCGCTTGGCACTTTTCACGAGCGGGACCCTATGAATCCAAATACACACTTTGAATTCTGGATTGGTCATACTAATTTTAGGTTAAATCCAGTTGATATTGACTTAATTAGATTTACTAATGGTGTTGATATGTTCCATGTATGGACTCCATACAGATTTATCATTGCATTTGGTAAGAATTTTAAATCTTGGGCAGTTAAGTTAGATATTGAGGCGGTTTTAAGTAATTCTGGCGATATGGATATGCTGTCTGAAGATGACAATATCACAGTTGAATCTTTTATGCTGCAAAAACAGACTGAATCAGATGGTGATACTGAGCTGCAGGATTTCTATAGTAAGCTAGACACGGTTTATAAATACTGGGTTGTTTGTACTGAGCAGAGTGAAGATGAGCTATTATGCACATATTATGCCTGCAATTCAGATAATAACAAGGATTTTAAGGATACCATCGAGACATTATTAGATGCATATGAAGTCAAAAAGTCTTCAGATAGTATCAGAAATAATGAGTATTACCATATAGAAAGCGACTTATGAAATTTCAATTTTTTATTCGCAGTTTAGTAGAACCGAGAAAATTATCAACTGTTTATGATGCGTTGAATTCTGGGACAATTGAAGAGATTGTGTGTACATCTGGTGTTTTAGGGGATATCGTAGACCAAGCACCGAGGGACAAAATCATTGCTGTTATTGATTATCCTTATGGTCATTCTAGTTTTTATGCAAGGGAAAGCGACGTTAATTACTGTATAGAAATGGGCGTTAAACAAATAGAGATGCCTATTAATGCTGATGTTATTTTGACTGGTGACTCATTATGTATTGCAGAAGAATTTAACTCCCTTTATGAAGATGCAGCAAAACATGGAGTAATCATTAAACCTTTAATTGATTACAGGTTAATTCTAGATAATACGAAACATAATTATTTTCCAGATTTAATTTATTTCCTAAAAGAACAGATTGGGATTGATTCAATTACAATTAATTCTGGGAATATGTCAGATTATCTTGAAGAAAATATCAAAATATGTACTGTACTACAAGATAAAAAAATCAAAGCGACTACTTTTCGTGAATTATATTCTAAAACCGATATAATTAAGCTCAGAGATTGTGCATATCGTGTCCGTTTTTCCGGCATTAGAAGTCTAAAGTTGATAGATTAATAAAAACCAAGAAAAAGGTGTATAATATTATAGGAATAGGATTATTATTTTTAGGATTTTAAGGACCTGATTTTTTAAATTAAAAAGAAAGTAACAAGTAATGGCTCAAAGAACAGCTACAGGTAGCGGCTCAACGAACAATAACGGTGGTGTAGCCATCGGTATTGGTTCTAGCGTTGCTGGTAACCTGACGAACTTAAGTATCTCAGATACTTCACTTGTTGGTTCACAAATCCTGAATGTAGTCGCAACTCCAACTCAACACAATGGTACTTCAACAGTATTCAAATCTAGTGCAACTTCTTTGACGAGTGTTGCAGATAATGGTAGCAGCAAGTGTAGATTTACAAAATCATCTCACGGGCTAACTGTTGGTACTGTATTATTCATTTCCGGCTCTACGTCAGGAAATGTCGATGGTACTCATGTAATTACAGCAGTCCCTACTGCGAACACATTTGATACTGATGTAGCTTATGTGGCTTCTGATACTGCTGGTAGTTATAAAACTATGGCTCGTAACTTTGCTTCTATGGAAGCTGGCGAATACTTAGTTTACCTAATTGGTACTAAAATTGCTGGTACTGTTGATGCAAATGCAGGTAACCCCGGAGGTTATGCTGGTAGTGCTAAGACTCTGAAGTACGCTCGTGGTACAAGACGTTGGCACATTACTGCATGGAATGCACTTACAGGTGCAGCTACTTATGGTGCTAATAGTGGTGACCTATTCACATATCGTGAAGCAGATGGTACTACATTGGCTCATGAAGCGTTCCCAACAAATGCAGTTCCCGGTAAATTGGTTTACAACTTTGGAACAACACCTCCAACGAGTGACCAATACAAGGCTAGAACTTCTCCGTAATAGTATTTACTTAATACTAAGACATGTGGGGGGCTATAGGCCCCCTATTTTTAGATACAGGGGGTACTAAATGGAAGTTATTGAAGTCTTGCTTGGCCAATATGGTGCAGCAGTTACATTGATTATTGGGTTTTTATTCGTGTTGGGTAAAGGAACCAATTACGCATTAAATCGTCTTCTTGATGAAGATAAAGGCATTTTGACCAATGTTGCACAAGAACATATCAAGTTGATTAGAAATATTGCTGATACGCAGTCTACTCAACATGTTGATATTTTAGATGTAAAAAAAAACATAAAGGATTTACTGTTGCTACACCAAAGCACTAATACCGTATTCACAAACAAGAAATTGCATGAATCGGGGCTAATTGCCTGCGATATCTTGGAGGATATTGCGGAAGCAACAGAAGGTGTTGACATCAAAGAAAATTTGAGAAAAATAAGGAACATTCTAAACGATGGCTAACAAAGAGTTTATCGTCAGTTATGACGAGGCCACGGACAAAATTCAAACAGGCGATGTTCTTTTATTTAGGGCACCGCCTTTTCCTTCGATTGGATGGGCGATTACTGCTTATACGAGAGGTAAACACTCTCATGTAGCATTAGCTTACAAACAACATGGTAAAGTTTATTGTCTGGAGCAAAGAGAATTTAAAGGTGGTCGAATGGTCTTTTTGAAGACTCAGGTTGACCTAAATCCCGGTAGAATAGACGTTTATCGTCCAAAAGATGAAATTATCTCCAACGTCAGTGAAGAAGAAAATGGAGAAATTTTCATAAAAAAGAGCAAAATAGTATTTACTCCTGACGTTGCGAATGCTATAATTGATACAGGAATGGAGTTAACCGGAACTGAATACGGTTGGAAAACAATTTGGAATATCTTTAAAGGATATGCCCCGTTTTTCAGAATGGTTTACAAGGACAAAAATGGTGATGACGAAATTGCCAAAGCGTATGTTTGTAGTACATTAGTTTCTTACGCATACCGAACTAATTTCGCTGACCCGTGTCCAAATATTAAAGATAGTCGAACTACTCCTGCTGACATAGCACAATCAAGTTTGTTTGATTATCTATTTACAATTGAATAGCAAGAAAAAAATGGAGGTCGCGGGTTCGAATCCCGTCAGTGTTTAGGCACTGTGGTCTAGTGGACAAGGACGCCATATAATACATGGGAATTGGTGGTTGGATTCCGCCAACCTGTTTGTCTTAAATAGTAACAGAGACAACTGCGAAAATGAGACAGATTGTTTTAGCCTAAACAACTAAAATAATTATAAACAGGTTTAGTTTAATGCGAAAACGCCCGTGACCATGGGATGTAGCTCAGTTGGTTTAGAGTGCTGGCTTTGGAAGCTAGAAGTCGCCGGTTCGAGTCCGGTCATCCCGACTGAGCGGAAGATTGTGGTTCGAATCCACATCGCCTAGAATATCTGGGCGGTCGTCTAATGGCAGGACATCCGCGTGAGGCCAAGTAATACCTAGCGGCTATGGTGCTTCTTTTACAAGGAAGAGTTCGTGGGTTCGAGTCCCACCTTGGCTACTTATTTTATAACTGGAGGCAGTAATGTGGAAGGTAATTCTTTTTCTTTTGCTAATCTCACCATGTATGGCAGACCAAGGCTTAATTGCCAAGAAACCATATGATGATGAAATATATGTCTGCAAGAAAAGAACTCTCTATATTGCTGTTGACAAAACAGAGCTAACTACGTTAGAATCTAGCTTAACTAAAAGATGGATTGATAGAGTCAATCCGAAAGTTCTAGCAACACTTGATTCGGATTTTATTTCTGACAAAATGTTGGAATATGACTTACGTGTTGCGAACATCAAGAGGCATTTTGATGTCAAATTTGTAGACTGGTATGACCAGAATATTACCTACTACCCAGCTTATAAAATTGGAAGTGTTTGGCATCCATTGCCTAAAGGTGAGTATGAATCTCATAGGTGGTTGCAATTTTGGGAGTGGTTCATTCGTGAGTGGAATCTTCTAGATAATCATGAGCGATGGGATATCAAAAAATGGTCCATAAGAAATGAAGTATACAATCAACGTACAGCAGACAGAAAAAAGTTTGTTGAAAATTTAGTCTCAAATAGCGATGGTAGATACAGTTACGTTGAATATGGATGCGACGAAGTAGACGAAATTGGTGACTGTGGTTATTATGTCGTATTCGATAATAATACACAAGAAGGTGTTACCATATTTGATATTGGTTATGTCCCAAAACATATGCCAGCAGAGCCAGTGGAACCAGTAAGTACTGAATGTCCATTGGACCCAAAATACAAAATAAACTAATATGGGGTTATAGCTCAATTGGATAGAGCAACGGTCTTCTACACCGTAGGTCGGGGTTCGAGTCCCTGTAGCCCTACTTAACTCGCTGTAGCTCAATTTGGTAGAGCGGCGGTCTGAAGAGCCGCGTCTGTAATGGTTCGATTCCATTTAGCGGGACTTTTAAAAAAAATACGACAGATGGCATTGACAACATGATTCAACTCATGTACAATATGCAAAACAACGTGGAAGTAGCTCAGTTTGGTAGAGCAGGGTTCGCGACCTGTGTCGGTGGTTCGATTCCACCCTTCCCGGCTTGCAGAAGAACAAAGGGTGTGTTCGTACAATGGGCACATTTTTCTTCTGCTAAACATTGGAGATTGGTGAAGAGGACTAACACACTCCCCTCATAAGGGAATATTCACGGGTTCGAATCCCGTATCTCCTATTAGAATGTTCTCCGCACGAGAACGCGGCATTAAGCGGGAGGGGATACCCTTGACATACGGAAGACTGCTATAGAAGTCCAAGTATTTTCGGTAATAGAACGACTTACCCTCATGCGGAGAATATTTTATACATATCGCAGATGGTCCGGTGACCAGCCAAGCCTCATAAGCTAGGATAGACAGGTTCAACCCCTGTATCTGCCATTTTTGTAGGAGTTAACTTAACAGCTACATGCTATAGCTTAATAGTTATCTTCTGCATTATGTCTAGGAGTTGCGGTAGTTGGTTACTACACTCTCTTATAAGCAAAAGTCCTTAAGAGAAACCAAAAACAACTCTATTGGACATAAAATTTTCTCAAATTCGAGATATAAAATGCTGTTCTCTATGACAATTAGCACATAGAAGTTGACATTTATCTAACTCGGATTTGATTTTAATATGATGCTTCTCCCAAGAAGTGTGTCTGGCTTTTGATATATTAAAGTCTTTTTCAGTTGGGTCAACATGATGAAAGTCTAATGCCCCTTGACATTTATCGTAACCGCATTTTTCGCATTTGCCGCCCTTGTATTCAATACACTTTTGTTTCATAAGCTGATGTCTTTCTATTGCTTTTTCGGTATTACATGTTTTGCAAGTAGGATGATATGTGAATTTGATTTTACTCGTTCTTTTATGAAAGAATGATATATCTTTTTCTATATTGCATTTGTTACAAACTTTTGTTTTTAGTTCAGTATAAACTTTTTTATAAGCACCGATGTCGAAACATTTTTTACAATAAGTTAAATTTGCTGCAATTTTTTCTTGACAAATTTTACATTCTTTTGTAAGATGTCTTTTAACATGAATTTTGTTATTATATGTTGCAGAACATGAGCGGCTACAAAAGTGATTAGGGCTTTTTTTAATTTCACTTGGTAGTTTTTTAAATTCCGTGTTACAGTTTAAACAATTGACCTGTGGCATGATATTCCTTCGTGTTTGTTATATTGTTGTTAGTTCGTCTCCCACTATATTATACACCTTTTTCGCGTCTAAAGTGTTATTGGCTGCATTTCTGGCTTCCAACCAGACGGTCAGGGTTCGAGTCCCTGTAGACGCACTTTCGGGCTATTTTCGGATTTGCCTAGATAACGGAAGAATTAACTTCAAGTAGTGGTTGATGGACAGGCCACTTTAAAAGTCTATCAAAAAGTAACTGCAAAACAGTTCGCAATCGCTGCGTAATAGCAGCTAATGATGCCTGACTGAGCTATAAATCATGTCAAAACAGGTAGAAGCTGTAAAGCCTGTGGATTTATCTCAGCAACAACATATACTTTGCCGGTGAAGTCATCGGATAAACTTGTAAACGTTATTTGAATAAATTATACTAGAAACGACGGTTCGAATCCGTCATAGTCCAATAGATATTGATATATGTACACAAAATTAGTTTGTAACTATTGTGGTAATTACTTCGAAAAGAAAACCAACGAATATAATAGATGCGTCAAAAAAGGACAAAAGAATTATTTTTGTTCTAGGGACCATGCAAACAAATTTTTACCACGGCCACACTTAAAACCGAGAATGGAAAATATCATTCCCGGCTCATTTAAAGATGAATATTCTGATTTTAAGTGGTATATGAAGGTTGTAAGAAATCGATGTAATAAAAAACAATACGAAACAGATATTAGTTTAATGTTTTTAAAACATCTTTGGAAAGAACAAGAAGGTAAATGTGCATTAACTCAAATACCTATGCAATTAAGAACTCATGATAGTTCAGATAAGTTGGAATTTTATACTGCATCGTTAGACAGGATAGACAACACAAAAAGATATACAAAAGATAATGTTAGATTTGTCTGTGTTATGACTAACTATGCGAGAAATACTTTTTCTGATAATGATTTTTATGAGTTTATAAAACTAGCATCAAAAGCTATTTTAGGAAAAGGAAAAAAGGATGGCAATTAACAAACAACCCACTCTAGGAAAAAAAGCACAAGAAGCCGGTATCAAAGATGCAGTGCATGTTGCTATCGTTTCGTGTCGTGCTGGTGGACCCCTCTCTCCCGGTGATAGGGTGAAACTCAACGAGTATAGAGAAGCAATCAAGACATATAGTAAAGACTATATCGGAGTTGCTGACCCTTTCATTAAGGGAGGTATTGACAAAGGAAGTTTCTTCTGGCTTGTAATGAAGCCTAATGAAACTGAAGCAGTTCGGCATGTTTGGGACCACGAATTGGACTTTTCCGCTCCAGACCGTGAAGTTCAGGAATGCAAATGGATAAAAGAGTACGCAGACGACCTTGGGGTGAGCTATCAGTTCTTGATGGATGCTGCAAGAAAAGCTGTCAATGGAGAGTCTTCTCCTAAGTACGAAGGAACAAAAACTCAGGAAGAAATCGAAGAAGTATTAGATGACTTCTATGACTTCTGGTATTACTGGAGCGAAGAAACTGGATACGAGTTTGAAAACTGTGGGTCTGCGTGTTGTCCAGAATACGAACATCCTTCCTCGTTTAGTATATTTGACTATTCTGAAGCTAAGAGTGAAGAATCTTAGACTTTAGATAACAACCCATAGTGTCAATGGTCTAGCACATTACTCTGATAAGGTAATAGTCGTGGTTCGAGTCCACGTGGGTTGACTTTCGCATCTTAGTTTAAAGCTAGAATACCTACCATGAGGGTAGGAGACGGTGGTTCAATTCCATCAGGTGCGACTTTAAGAGATGTTAGAAAAATAGGTCGTCTATCAACCTTTGTTCTCCGGCATCTCTTTATAATGTGGAGTAGCTCAATTGGCAGAGCACTTGTCTTGTAAACAAGAGGTTGCGGGTTCGATGCCCGTCTCCACATCTTATGCCTCTGTAGCTCAATGGTTAGAGCAAGAAACTCTAAACTTCTTGGTTGCAGGTTCGAATCCTGTCGGGGGCACTGTTTTTATTTTTAACAAAACTATCTTCAAAGGAGAAAAGTAATGTTGTAGGTTGACGAAAAATGGTTAGCACATGGTGAATTAGTTTGGAGTTTCTATCAGAAGCTCTTAAAAGGTGACTGGGATAATTTAAGACTCCCAGAGTGGTTTGTAGAGCATCACGAAATACTCGTATCTCTTCAGTTGCCTATCAAACAAGTTAAACAGTATATCATTTATCACGATTGCGGAAAGCATTTGTGTGAAACTGTTGACGAAGGTGGTAAACATTATCCAGACCACGCGAATGTTTCTGCTGATTATTGGGCAGAACATAGTGATGACAAACTAGTTGAGAAGTTGATTCGTAATGATATGTTTTTTCATATCTGTAAAGCGAATGACTTAAAAGAAACAACACTAACCAAACGTGAATTAGCAACATTATTAGTGACAGCACTTGCTGAGATTCATGCCAATGCAGAAATGTTCGGTGGAATCGAATCACAATCTTTCAAAATTAAATACAAGCAGATTGAAAGACGTGGCAAATCCTTCGTAAAAGATAATCTTATCGACAATTACAAGGGTTACACATACTGTTTTGTGAGAACAGATATTACTCCCTCTCAACAAGCAGTACAAATGTCACATGCGTGCATTGAAGCACAGAAAAAATTCAGTCCTAGTAGGCATCCATCAATTGTGGCTATCGGGACTAAAAAGAAAAAAATACAAAAAATTATACAGGAATGTATTGACAACGAGATAGATTTCGCTATATTTAGAGATAACATATTTGATAACGAGGTCACAGCAATTGCAACTGAACCTCTTTATGAAAACAGAAAAGTTTTTGACAGGTATACATTACTCTAAATTAAAGGACCAACTATCGTGTTAGTCTCGAAGTACAATCCAAAATTTGATGGTTGTTTACATGTACAACAATACAAACAACTATCTGAACTTTATCTGGAAAATTTTAATGCTCCAGTATTGACATACAACGAGTTTGTCGATAGAATCAATTCAGACGATGTCACTATTTACACTTTCGAAGTGGGTGACAAAGTAGTGGCAACAGCTTCAGGATATTTATACCCGTCTCTGTTACACGGTGGACAGCCTAGAATGCAGATTGAAAATGTCTGCACTAGAAAAGAGCATCAAGGTAATGGATATGCATCACATTTAATCGGATTGCTCATAGAGCTGGCAGAAGAAAAAGGGTGCTATAAAGTATCACTAAGCTGTTCTGACAAAAACTTGGACTTCTATCAGAATAGAGGTTTCAAACAACATGAACACACTATGAGGATTGATTTGGTATGACTACTGCTGATACGCATTTAGAGAATGCAAGAGACAAAGTAAAAGAGGCTGTTCGTGACCTATCACAAATTTTAATCGAAGAGTGTTATGGACATGATGAATATGCTGAAAGTTTCAATTTAAAACTGGAATCAGCATTTACAAAACTGAGAGTAGTTGATAAACTACTAAATAATAAAGATATCGAATAAAAACGACAAGGCGAATGATATGACTCGTCACCATATTATGCTTGCCGCAAACCAATCAACTGCTGCTCGCAGAGAGCATAAAGTTGTATTGAGAACATATTCCACAACGACGATTACAGTGGTGCAGATTGAGACGTGAGGGTAATTGCCTCTAACTTCCATCTAAATGTTTGCTAGATTTTTATTCATCGCGGGTAATGCTAAGGGAATCATTGACTAAGCTGGCGGTTTGAATCCGCTCCCGCAACCAACAAATAATGTATGACAAGCCGAATGACTATGAATCAACTTGGCGTAAACCTGTTTTTAGGTCGCTACTAAAGACAGAGAATTGAGTACAGGCTAGTGAATTAGCTACTCACGAACAGGTCTGTAGAAATGTTTACTTGATACATTAAAATATGGCGGTGTAGTCCAATTGGCAGGAGACGCATGTCTTAGGAACATGACAGTATGGGTTCGAATCCCATTGCCGCTACTTTTATGGCCGTGAGTGAAAAGAGGCTGTTGAAATACATAAGCCGTTCACCTTAATAGTATGATAAATGTGTCAAATAAAACATACTGTATCTTACGCTTTGACTTATTGCGTCGGTCATATTTAATATAAGAGGTCGAGCCGGTGTGCGACTAAGTCTAGTAGACTGCTAGATTGAATACGTCGGTTCATCCAGAAGTTAACTGGCTTATGTGCGAACGCGGAGTAGTCACTGCTTAGTAGGCATATGTTTGGGCTTCATCACGGATGCACATCGGCACGCCCTCTTATATAACATTCCCCGGTACGCTAACTGGTAAGCGGCCAAGCTGTTAACTTGGTGTAGTCCGTCTTTGAACGGTATAGAGGTTCGACTCCTCTCTGGGGAGCTTAGGAGAAATACTATGAAGGTTTTGATTAGCGGACATAGAAAATCAAAATTAGCCAACTATGACATCAAATGGATATCTAATGAAATAGAACGGCTTATATTTGAGAATCCAGCTATAATTGGATTATCAGGGATGGCCGATGGCATAGACCTTTTATACTGCCAACTATTACTTCAATATAGGCGTGGGTATCATTGCTATATCCCCTTTGATGAACAAGACAAGTATATGTCAGACCATGATAAAACATGGCGTCAAAGTTTAATTGACTCATCTTGGGCTGTCATAAAAGCAAAAAATTCACAAATGGTTTCAGATTGTGATTATGGAATCATAGTTTGGGATGGAAATAAAGGTGGTACACACAACGTGTTCCAGCAAATGCTCGAAGCAAAGAAAAACTTTTGGTGGATTGAACCACATAATCAAAAAGTAATTTATTTTTAAGGTATTAAAATGTCTATTAAACGCAAACGCAAACATCGATAAACGCATGGAGTTTATGACTTCATGTTAGCATGGGGTCATGGTGTAGCGGTTGCATTGCAGACTTTTAATCTGTTAGGCGGGGGTTCGAATCCCTCTGGCCCTATTTTTAAACACATATGAAAAAAAGATATAGGGGATTAGTTCAATTGGATAGAATATCAGTCTACGAAACTGAAGATGTTGAGGTTCGAGTCCTACATTCCCTACTTTATTTATGAAAAAACAATGCTATCAATGCAACCAAGAGTTGCCACTATCCTCTTTTAATAAAAACTGCAAGAAAAAAGATGGGTTGCAATCAGAGTGTAGAGATTGTGGCAAGACGTACCGTAAACAGCATTATCAAGATAACAAACAGTATTATATAGATAAGGCAGTAAAAAGACGGGACAACAATGTTAAAAAACTTACGCCTTTATTAGTAGAATATCTGGAACAGAATCCTTGTGTGGACTGTGGAAACAATGATATACGTGTGCTGCATTTTGACCATTTAGAAAATAAGCAATATCATGTCCCGGAAATGATTAGACTAGGACATAGTTGGCAAAATATTCTATCTGAGATATCGAAATGCGATGTTAGATGTGCTAACTGTCACGCCATCAAAACATGGCCGAACAGGTTTGATACTTAGGAATAAAACATGGAAATCACTGGAAAAGAAGTATCGGAATGGCTAATTAGCAATAAAGACAGGCTTGCTTTTATCTTGCCAAAAGTCGATGTTGCTGAATTAGGCAAATGTATCTATGCTGTTGAAGATGATGCAATTATTTTTATGCTTCAGGAAATTCAATATCCAGAAGTTAAGCTGGACAACATGTGTCCTGAAATAGATAATACGGGGGCGTAGCCCAATTAGGCAGAGGCAAGCGACTTAAAATCGCTCCAGTATGGGTTCGAGTCCCATCGTCCCTACTCACGTGACAGTTTTAAAAGAGGTTTCTGTACAAAAAACCAATACATACCAGATTAGTGTAATTGGTAGCACATCGGTTTCCAAGTCCGAAAGTCAGGGTTCGAGTCCTTGGTCTGGTGCTTTTTTAATGGGAATACTACGCTTGTGGGAAAGTGGGATGGGTTGTAACCCCGTCGTCTCTGACTAAGCGGTTCGATTCCGTATATTCCCACTTGGAGGTTCAAATGTCAAAATTCTTATTTTTCGATATCTTAGGATATTTAGAAGAGACAGATACTCCAGTACTCAAAAAATGGTTCGACTTCGATAAAGAAGAAGGACAAATTTTGATTAAAGATTATGTTTTTACCGTAAGACCAAAAGATTCGTATATAATTGGAAAAATTCCACAAACGGACTTGAATTACGACAACTACATAACTATAATTGATACAATCAACGAAGGATAAAACATGCATTGGCCAAAACTATTTTTCAAACGTGCAGACGGTGGTGAAAAATCTGGTGTAACTGGTTATATGTTGATTGAATGGAAGTCAGTTTTCTCAATTGGGCTGTTACATTTTAAAGAAGGCTCACGAGAAGCATTTCATACACACGCATTCAATGCTATTACTTGGTGGCTTAAAGGTCTTGTTGTAGAAGTACACGCTAATGCGGATAATATACTTGACAAATTCAAATTATTTCGTCCGTCATTAAAACCAAAATTTACAAGTAGAGACTGCTATCATAAAATTATAGCATACACAGATACTTGGGCCTTAACTTTTCGAGGACCGTGGAAAAACGAATGGAAAGAGTTAAGACCTGACGGTGAAGTAGTTTTAACTCATGGAAGAAAAATTCAGTCTCTATAAATAATATCAACTTGAGAGTATAACAGATTCATGACTGGCCGTAGTTGAGAACATAAGAAACGCTACGAGCAAGTTGGTAACTGAAACCGTGGGAGGCAGCGGTATACAAACAGCCTTATATGAGGGCTGGCATGTACCAAGGGGGCGAGAAATACTTGCAATATTTCTGTGACGAGTTCGATTCTCGTTCGGTCCATTTATGATATATTATATAGAAAAATCTGGTAGAAAACGAAAAGGAATAGAGAAGACATGTCCTGTATGTCATAATTTGTTTGTAACTAGACTAGACCAACAAGGAACATATTGTTCTAAACAGTGCTGTTCTGATAGTCGTAAGAATAAGGTACAATTACAATGTGACTGCTGTGATAAATTGTTTTACAGACATCCTAGTGCTTTATCTTGTTCAAAAAGCGGGTTTTATTTTTGTTCTAGGGAATGTAAGGACAAATCACAAAGACTTGGTGGTATTGAAGAAATTATGCCGAGTCACTACGGTTCATTCCAAGGTAGAAAATCAGCTATATATCGTAGAACATATAAAGAGCTGAATAATATAGAAATACTATCATGTATTCGCTGCGGATATTCTGAATTTGAATCTGCTGTAGACATCCATCATATTGATGAAAATTGTAATAACAACTCAATAGAAAACTTAACTGCCTTATGTGCGTGTTGTCATAGGGGATTACATTATAGGCTGTGGGAATTACAATGATAGTAGAACCAAAAGAAATTCCATATGTCAAAATTTTAGATGGACAGACGGTTGGTCTAACAAGCGGTTGTTTTGACTTGCTCCACTTCTATCATTTGAATTATCTATTACGTTGTAAAGCTAGATGCGATGTTTTAATCGTAGGCGTCGATGCTGACGACGTAGTCCAAGAAAACAAAGGTAAAGCACCAGCTAATCCTGAATATCACAGAGCAGCAATGTTAGCCGCATTAGACTGTGTTGATGTGGTTTTTGTCTTACGAAGTCTTGATGACCTAGTAAAAGCTGGTGACCATGCAGATTTTCTGTTTAAAAATAATCCAACTATTTACGGACAAGAAGTAGTTGGTACGCAAAGAGCAGAATTGGTAATCGTGCCAGATGTTGAGGAAGTTACTTCAACAACTGCTCTGAAAGATAAAATCAGGAGAGATACATGAGATTTACACAGCTTAAAAATGGTGAAGGAATTAAACGCGGTGTAATTGATATTATCGGTGCGTTTTCTGGAACCCCAAAAATAATACAGCATATGCAATTTCACGATGAAAATAATTTTGAGTCGAAAAATGAAGATGCTGAAAATGGAAGAGAGCCGAATATTGGTTTGTCGGACTCGCCTGCTAAGTGAGGCCGTAGCAATGCGGTGATGGGTTCAATTCCCTCCTCTTCCGCTTTAGTCAATCGGTTTCTAACGAGAGAATACGTGGAAGATTGGTCCCATTAGACTAACCTGTGTTATCACGATGTTTTAGGTGCTGTGATTTAATGGAATTACTATGCAACACTACATATATAGCACAGGCGTAGCAAAGTCTCTTATTGACTACTTATTTGGAAGCTATCCTGCTGGATTAGGAGCTTGTTTAGAAAACATGTGGGTCAGAAATGGCCTTGGTCGGGTTCGAGTCCCCCAGCTTCCGCTTTTTATGGTGACTGTAGTGTAATTGGTTAGCACGGGACCTTGTGACGGTTCTAGTGCGGGTTCAAGTCCCGTCGTTCACCCCTTTTTTGGAAGTCATCCGGCTGGATGAGGGTGCTGTCTTGAAAATAGCTGTGTCATTTATGGCATTGTGGGTTCGAGTCCCACGGCTTCCGCTTATGTAAAGTCTATGAGTTAATCCAACCCGGACAATGATTCGTAGCAAACACTGGAGGATAGGCAGGACGAAAGTGTAAAAGTCCAATGAAGGGCGGTTGTGGCAGTAGCTCCAACTTCCCAGAGGATGCTGTTTTTTCCCTGCAAAATAGACACCTTCGCTATCCTTCAGGTTTTATACAAGGAAATTAATATGGGCTGTCAATATATCTAGAGTGGTGTATTGATAATCACAATAAAATCAAAAAGACATTAGGACAATAAGATGGACAGCTTTGAAACAAACTTTACGATTATGCCAAAAGATGCAAACTATATGTATCCAATGGTATTCGGCGGAGCACTTTATTCCGAAATGGATTTATGTGCAGCAAAATGTGTTGATTTGTTTCTAATTCCATCTGAATGTCAGGCTGCTGTAACTCATAAGTCAAAAGTTGAGTTTATGAAGCCTACATACGTTGGTGATACAATTCACTTGTATGCTAATGTTGTGAGTACAGGTAAAAAATCAGTAGTAGTTTTTGTTTCAGCTCATAGAAATCGCAGAGGTGAAACGGGGCAAGAAAAAGTAGCAGATGGTGAATTTATTTTTGTGTCAATCGAAAATACTGACGATGTACAAAATAAGCCAGACCTACTTCCATATAAAGAACATGGATTAAATTTGTGACTTTTTTTTGGATTTTTCATGTTTTTATCTTTACTTTTTGGTCTTTCAATACTATTATCTATTGTAACAACACTTTTTAAAAAATAACATGCCGTATTCGTCTATCGGGAGGATACTTGGTTCTCAGCCAAGAGAGAGGGGTTCGATTCCCCTATACGGTACTTAGGGTAGAGAAGTAGAACTCTTATAAATGATAAGCAGGCGACCTGAAATCGCCGTTCAGCCTAATCGTCCTAAAACACGCCGCATTCGTCTACTGGATAGGACACGTAGGTTTTCAACCTATGGACACGGGTTCGAATCCCGTATGCGGTACTTTATAGGATGTTCGTCTAAGCGGGCTATAAACAAGGTAGCAGTGTTAAAAATATAACATGATTTGCTCCAATCCTACATGGGGTTATAGCTCAAGTGGCAGAGCACCCGTCTCTTAAACGGGAGCGTGTGGGTTCGAGTACCACTAGCCCTACTTTTTAACTACGGAACTTAATATCAGCGGCTGGTAGCCGGACTGCAAATCTGGTAGTAAGCAGTTCGACTCTGCCTGTAGTTTTTGAGGATTATATGAGGAAATTCATTAAAGAGGGAACATTCTGGGAAGATGGGGATGGGCTATTGTACAAAGTGATTTGTATAGCAAACTTCGATAATAAATCTCCCAATTTCCCAGAAACTGTTGTATATGAATCTTTTCCCAAAAATGAAGATTACACATATGCTAATAAAATTGATTACTTTTTAGAAAATATGCAACAAATTATTTGGGAATAAGTTTGAAATCTCGCAAAGAAAAAAATATTATCGTTGAAGCAAAATTTAATGTTCCAACAGATAGTACACTCTACTACATATTCAAACGAGCAAATATGCTAGGGTGGAGAACATATAAAAGATACGCGAATCTAAGTGCAGCAGAAGAAGCAATCAAAACGTTAAACAAAAATGGTTCAACTGCTCACCAAGAATTTCGCATAAAACAGTCGTGAGGTAGGACTTTAAACACCTCTCATGGTCATGAAGCTCAGAAGGGAGTAGCATCCGGTTGTCAACCGGAAGGTTGCGGGTTCGACCCCCGTGATGACCGCTTGCAATTCGGCAGTGCTCGTTCGTCGCTGTACAGGACAACCTTGCATGGGTTCTGGTAACGGAGGTACGTAACGAACTTACCGGGGCACTATGTAGCAAACCTAGCTGTAATTGCAAAGCCCGGCTTTCGACGTAACATTCCGAAAGTCGGGTTACATAGCTCTATAGTGTAATTGGCAACACAGGTGGTTTTGAGCCATCTATTCTAGGTTCGAGTCCTAGTGGGGCTACTTTCTATGTGTAATGAGCACCAGAATTAAAAAAAGTACTCGCAGAGACCATTATTGTGAAATCTGGGACACGGTCAGGGCTGCGGTTTCGCTCATTTGACGACGAGTCGGTAAAACGTTGACTTCTGGGAACAGACCAGTTCACGCCGGAACCTTCAGGTAAGTACGTTGTGGTCAATTTTAATACGTTGGGGACTGCCCATCTAAAGCGTTGACTGCTAATTTCGAAAACGTATGGCAGATGAGATGGTTATCGCACATGGGTTACATCAACTCTGGTTGGTTCGATTCCAACATCCGGCACTTCTTTTTGTGTTAGCAACAACTGGAATCGGATACTAGACTCCGACGTTAAACTAAAAATGGAGATTCCCAGCAGTGGGTACGCGAAGCCTTCAATGGTAATGGCTAACACTTCTCTTTTCTTATGCTAGGATGGCTTCCAATCTATGAGGTTCTTATGAGTAAAATTTTCACTTTAATTCTCGCCCTATCTTTCTTTCCTGCCAGCCTATTCGCAGATATCAATTACAGTTCAATTTGTAAAGTAGTGGCAAGTACGTCTGATAGAACTCAAGGCGGTACTGGATTTATCTACAATGAAGACAAAGACAATTACTATGTTATGACTAATGGTCATGTCGTAGAAGGTATGTCAAATACCTACATTTCATTTTATAAGGATAGTTACGTAAGTAATCTTATCCCAACAAAAGTCGTAGCGAAGCAATTCCAGCCAAACACAACAAAAGATATTGCTGTTCTGCTACTTGACAAAGAAAAAGCTCCATTTAAGGTTACACCGTTGAAATTATACGATGTCGCTCAAGGTGGAGCTTTAAAAGTTGGGGACAAGGTTATTGGAGCTGGATATCCAGATGGATACTGGCTACAAGAATGGCAGTCAAGACTCTCACAACGTAAGATTCAAAATGTCCCAAGTCTAACTACATTAACAATGGGACCTGTTGGTGGACAAAGTGGTTCACCAGTCATGGTCGAAATTGATGGTGAAAACTATGTTGTCGGCATGGTAACATTCAGATTTGGTGCAGGTATCAAACCTACTGAGTCATTCGGAGGATACATTAACATTGATTATATTAAGTCTGTGCTGAATAACACATCAACAAGAATTGATGTAATGCCAGCAAAGGTTGAGTATCACATTAATCCAGAAATTAGACGTGCTGATTCTTATATCCAAACCGTATCTACACAACAAAATGTACAATATTACGTTTGGGTAAATCAAAGAAATCAAGTAGTAGACTATTATATCTTACCAAATGGTGAGAAGATGCCAAAATTCTACACTGAAGCTGAATTTGGTCAGGCTAAACTGCGTCCCGGCGACTCTTTTTTCCCTGCTGAACAACATCCAGTATGTCGTGATGGTAAATTCAAGAGATGGCTACGCCAATTTGGGAACAAATTTCCTACTATTGAGATGCATCCACCAAAAGAACCATTCATCAACAAAGACCTTCCACCATTCAATAACGTTCAACCTAAAGATGAGAAGTTGAATTTATGGCCTGAAGGGTCCCCGTTTGATAAAAAGAATAAGCCTGAAGCCAAGGATGGCGATAAGGCTGCTAATAATGACGTCGAGAAGGCCCCACAGAAGCCAGTAGAGGCCCCTAAACCAGACCCAAGGATTGCAGAGCTGGAGGCGAAGTTAAAGCACGCACAGGACGAGCAGAAGCGTCTAAAGGATGATACGTTATCTGCTCAGAGAAAAGTGTGGGAGAAAAAAGAAGCAGAGCTATTAGCTCAGATTGAGGCAGAGAAAAAAAGACAAGCTGAAAAACCAGCCCCGTCTAAGCCTAAGAGTCCCGGTTTGTTTGCTAGACTGTTCAATAAGGTAAGCGATATTAGTAGTAACGCTATCGGTGGAATAGCAGGCATGTTAGGTTTTTCTCAAGAAGGGGTAATCTTATCGTTAATTGGCCTTGTAGGACCATTATTAATCCCCGGAGTCAGACAATTCGCTATTGCAAAAGGTATCAGTCCAGCATTAATCAAAGGTGCTGAATATGCTGTACGTTTTGGAAAGTATCTAGTCTCTAAAAAAAACGATAAAGTAGCCAGCAAACCATCTGTAATGGATGATGATGTTTTGTGGGCACCATTTGAGCCAGATGATATCCCTGTAGAGGAAGATTCTGTCCCAGTACCAGTGACTACGGTTGTAGTAGAAGAAAATTCTGAAAAAAATGAAGAAAAAGAACAAAATAGTTCGGAATCTCAGCCAGAAGAAAACTATAATCAGACAGAGTTTAACAAAACTGTAGAAGAATTGCAAGACTCAAAGGTCACTGTTCCTCAAAGTATCAAAGATTATATTGATTTGAGGGTTACTCATGGTGAAAAACTGCAAGAGATGGTGTTAATTGGCCATCTGTATGAAGAAGCGGTTACCAGACTGGGAAAAGGTGAGCTGACAGACACAAATGGTGGACCATTAGTCAGCCACAAAAGCATCCACAACGCTATTTCTAGATGGGTGCGTGACGAGTACATCAAGAAAATACCATATCAAACTTCTCTAAGTGCTGATGCTACAAGTTACTTAACCGCATATCGCGGATGGCTATACCAGCAAGCCGTACAGTTGCTGGAAAATGGAGAGTTCAACGTACTCAACCACGCTACTGCAGCACGAGTAATTCAGGAGTGGGTGCAAAACGAGTACTATAAGAAGATTACTAGACATATTTAGGAGTAATTCATGCCTAACACATTTCGCGGGTATCAACCCGAAACAAACAATCGTGGAATTTACGCTCTTTGCGAAGAGATTATTAACCTCCGTAAGCAATTAACTGTTCGTGATGAGATTAAGTCACACAGTGGATGGAGTGATTCTCTGAATCACTTCATGATTGGGCGTCTTGAGCGTATCGCTGACACACTGGAGAGTGTAACTTACATGCCAGCACCTAAGACTCAAGAAGAACTTGAGGCAGACGCTGCTGACACAACACGTACACTTCTAGAAGACTATGACGTCTACTCAGTGAATACTGATAACGTTCTACTTCCTGCAGGTCGTTCAATTCCTTTCCGTTGGCAACTTGACGGTAGTGACCCGGACATTCCTCAGTTAACTACTGCGAACTGTCCTAATGACTGGATGTTCAATTTCATTACTGACTTGGACTCCATCTTCACAGACATCACTCGTCTGGATTCACGTTCACAATCCAGCACAATCACAAAGTATGAGTCTGTAATGATTCGTGCTAGACTGAATGAGCTGATTGCAATCACACAGCGTAAAGGTGGAGAGGTTAACCGGAATGACGTACCTACTGGTACTCTTCCTTCACAGGAACCCGGAACACTCGAAGACACGCCACAGGCGTAATAGTCGTTTGACTAACAACCCGTTATACTTAAAACCTATAACGGGTTTTTTAATCACTAATAGGTGAATATGCATACTGAAATATGTAAATTTTGTTCGTCTGTGAATTACATTTATGATGTACCAACAGATGGTTTTTTGTGTTGGAACTGTAATCATGGTAACTTGTCTTTTGATTTGGAATTAGAAGTAGGAGTTTACCATCTCAGTCCAATATTGTCGATTGGACAATCGTGTCCAGAGTTAGAGGAGTAGGTAAGTAATGAGTTATTGTAAGGTTCAAATGATTGGTAATCTGACTAGAGACCCGGAAGTTAAACAGGTCGGCAGTGGAACATCAGTAGCAAATGTAGGTTTGGCAACAAACAAGCGAATCAAGAGTGGTGATAATTACACCGAGAAGGTGTCTTTCCATGATTTGGTTCTTTGGGGCAAGCAAGCAGAAATTTTTTGTAAGTATCTGTCTAAGGGTAGTCAGGTCTTCATTGATGGAGAGCTGGAATATGATGAGTGGGAAGACAAGGAAAGTGGAAAGAATCGGCGTAAAGCTGTAATCCGTGTAAATGAATTCAAGATGCTTGGAGGCAAGAACTCTAGCTCTGATAATTCTCAACCAAGTGCTCCTGCTAACACAGATATTCCAGATGACGATGTTCCATTCTAATAGGAGATTCTAATGATGTATTACAACTGTCAATTTTGTGGTACACCAACGGAATCAGAACAAAATAGCGATTTAGAGGCGAGGACGTGCAAAGCATGTTCTCGCTATCTTTCTCTAGCAAACCTCTCGCCAGAGAGAAAAAGCCCATATGTCAAAGTAGTTGAAAAAACTTGGGGACAAGAGAGATGGATTGCTAATTCGCCAATGTATTGTAGCAAATTTCTTGATGTTAAATATGGACATGGAACTAGTATCCATCACCATGAAAAGAAGTTTGAAACGATGGTTGTGATTTCTGGTGGATTTAGAATCATGATAGAGAACGATTTCGTTTTCATGTATGAGGGAGACATTTTAAATATTTCTCCATATCAAATTCACAAAATAGATGCACTTACACCAGAACTGTCCTCTTTTAGCGATTACGCTATTATGCTTGAAATTTCTACTCAACATTTCGACGATGATTCAATTAGACATGGCACAGATTTGGAAAAATATTTAGACGAATTAATGAAGGAAGAAGATGGACCAGAAAATTAAAAACTTAATTGATACTGGGATGCAGAGAAATATTTGTGTATATGACGCTGATGCATGTTCTGGTGAGATAACAGACAGACTTATTTCTATTGCTAAATCTCTGTTTGTTTGCAATGATTTTAATGGCAATAAATACGAACCGGCAAAGTTGTATTTAGGGTATGGGGCAGTAGGTCAACTCGAAAATCGAATTCTTTATTGTCAAGAAAAAATGATGAACGAACTTCTAGAACAGTCTTATATTACCAAAGGTATTTATAATGATTTCTTTGCAGACAGTGAGAGAAGATTTGAGGAAATAAAAGGTAAGTTAGTTTCATACTATGGTTTAGAGTTGGTAGTAGTTGATGGTTTTGATGAAATGGACTCGTATCCAATATGGAACAATTATCTTAACGAATGTAATTTTGATTTTGGTGGACACGATGTTAGCTTAATTATGTTAACAGACTCGAATGATGAAGTACCATTGTTAGGTACTTATTAAGATATATACGATGGAAATAGGATGGCTCGTTTGGATTTACGACAACCACTTTATTAATAGATAGGCAACGATGCAAGTTACAAAGAGAAACGGAGAACTGGTAGATTATGACGTACAAAAAATTCACAAAATCCTTTCATGGGCCACTGATGGGATAAAAAACGTTTCTATCAGCGAGATTGAGATGCACGCGGAACTCAATCTTGAAGATGGAATGAAGACAAGACAAATCCACAAAGTATTAACCGATTCTGCTATCGGATTGGCAACAGCAGACACACCAGAATATGAGGACGTGGCTTCTCGGTTGCTACTCTATTCACTACGTAAGGACGTATGGGGCGAATCAGAACCCCCTCGTCTTTATGAACATATCAAAACAACAATCAAAAAAGGTATTTATCAACCAGAAATTTTGGAATGGTATACTGAGTCTGAAATTCACAAACTAGGCAAGTATATCAAACATAACCGCGACGAAACACTAAGTCATTCTGGTCTAACTCAACTCATCGATAAATACCTCTTAGCAAATAGAATCACAGGTGAAGTCTACGAGACACCACAATTTGTTTATATGCTTCTTGCTATGTGTACCTTCCATCGGTATGACAAGAAGACACGCTTAAAGTACGTAAAGGGTTATTACGATAAGATTAGTCAATTCAAGATTAATATTCCAACGCCTGAGATGTGCGGACTACGTGCGGGCAATCAATTTGCATCTTGCGTGCTAGTTGACTGTGATGACACAATGGATTCTTATGGGGCATCTGTATTAGCTGTTGGCAAATATACATCTAAATCTGCTGGTATTGGCTTGAATTTAGGTAGAGTAAGACCAATTGGTGCACCAGTTGATGGTGGAAGAGTTGTACATACTGGTGTTATCCCATTCCTCAAGACTTTTGAGAGTATGGTTAAAAGTGTATCTCAGTCATCACGTGGTGGTGGAGCTACCGTCAACTTCCCATTCTGGCATTTAGAAGCAGAATCGATTATGAAGTTGAAACAGAATACAGAGGTAGATGAGAAGAGCGTTCGTAAACTGGACTACGTCATCCAGTATAGTCGTATCTTCTATGAAAGACTGCTGGCAGGAAAAAAGGTCACCCTATTCTGTCCTAAAGAATGTGCCGACCTATACGATGCATTTGGTACTCCAGAGTTTGATGAGTTATATGAGAAGTACGAAAAAAGGAACGTGCGTAAGAAGCGTGTGTATGCTCATGACTTGTTTGGTATTCATGTAAAAGAGTATCTGGAAACAGGTCGTATCTACGTTATGAATATTGACCATGCTAATATGTGTGGTTCGTGGGATTACGAGCAGGCTAAGGTTATCATGACAAACCTTTGCACAGAGATTATGCATCCCACTATTCCGATTAAACATCCGTATGATGAAAACGGTAGAATTGGTGTATGTCTTCTTCTTGCCATCAATATGCCGAGAATTAAAGACGAGCAAGACCTTGAAGAATGCTGTGATTACAGCGTGCGTGCTAAAAATGAGCTGATTGATATTCAGTCATATCCATTCCCTGCTGCTGAAAGGTTCTGTAAGGACTATAGAAGTCTTGGTATCGGCTTAACTAATCTGGCTGGATATTTAGCCAAGAACAAGATTATGTATGATAGCAAAGAGGCTCTAGAAGCTGTTGACGAGTTTATGGAAAAGATGCAGTACTACCTATTGAAAGCATCTTGTAATTTGGCAAAAGAAAGAGGGCCATGTAAAGATTTCGATAAGACTAAATATGCTAAAGGTATGCTACCTATTGACTGGATGCACCCGAAGGCTGTTGACCTAATTGAGCGTAAGCCAAGTATGGACTGGGAATCAATGCGTGCTGCGATTGCCGAACATGGGCTTTATAACTGTACACTCACAGCTATGATGCCGTGCGAAAGCAGTTCTGTTATTCAAAACGCTACGAATGGAATTGAGCCAGTAAGAAGCCTACTTGTTTATAAAGATTCAAAGAGTGGTAACAATAAGCAAATTGTTCCTTATTACCGTACTAGAAAGCAGTACTACAAAACTGCATTTGAGATGGATAGTAATGAGCCTATGTTAAAAATGTGTGCCACAATTCAAAAATGGACTGATATGGGTATTTCATGCAATCTCTATTACGACTATGAAAAGTTTGAAGGTGGGGTTATCCCCCTCAGTGTAATTAGCTCTGATATTGTTAAAGCATACTCATGGGGAATCAAAACATTGTACTACATTGTTACTCCTGATGGTGATGATGATGCTACTGTGTGTGCTGGAGGTGCATGTGCAATCTAGTCTAATTATCTGTGACGCGAGAACCGGCTCAAACCTTTTAGGAATGAGCCTCGGTTTAGATTTAGTAATTAATAAAGACGAATTAATGGAAGCTGTTAAACATCATCATTTTGAGGAATATCTATGAGAACAGTATATAATCCGAACAACGTTAATACAAAACAACAACCCATTTTCTTTGGCGAACCTCTCGGTCTTCAGAGATTAGATAGATTAAAATATCCAAAGTTTCTTTCTCTGTATAAGAAACAACTTTCATTCATTTGGCGTCCCGGTGAGATTAGTCTAGTCAAGGATGCTGCAGATTATGAAACGCTAACTGAGAATGAAAAGTTTATTTTCACGTCTAATCTGAAGTTCCAGACTCTAATGGACTCATGCATTAGTAGAGGCGTAGAGACGTTACTGCCTTATATTTCTCTGCCAGAAGTAGAATACTGCTGTAAGGTATGGGGTATGTTTGAGTGTATTCACAGTGAGTCTTATAACTACATCATCGAAAACGTTTATCCAGACTTCTCTGAAATGCTTGATTCTATCGCTGACGACGAAGAGATTATGAAGCGTGGTAAGAAAGTAAAAGAGTGGTATGATAAGCTACTTAATGTAGATGAAAACGATAAGCGTAAAACACTTTATAAGACTCTAATCAGCATCAACATTCTAGAAGCTGTGCAGTTCTTTGTTAGCTTTGTGTGCTCATTTGCATTCGGTAATAATAAGAAGATGATAGGCGACGCCTCTATTATTAAATTGATTCGTAGAGACGAAAATCTACACCTTCAAATCACACAAAATATGTTGCAAGCATTACATTCAAAACCAGAAGAAGGTTTTATGGATGTAGCACGTGATTGTGCGAAAGATGTAGAGGGAATGTTTATCCAAGCTGTTGATGAGGAAAAAGAGTGGGCAAGATACCTATTTAAAGATGGGTCTCTACTTGGCCTAACTGAAGCAATTCTATGCGAATATATCGAGTGGATTGCAAATTTAAGATTAAAGACCTTGGGCATGCCAGAAATCTACCCAAAGGCTAGGAACACCATGTCTGGATGGCTGAATTCTTGGATGGGAGAGGCTAATCAGGTCGCACCACAAGAACAGGAAAATACGGAATATAAAATCGGTGAATCCCGGAACGATATTAAGGGATTTGACTTTGGAGGAATTGAACTGTGATTGAACTAACTTATCAAGAAGACTCACAATTTTGTGCTGTAGAAGTAACTGAAGAGATTGCTGCACGTTTTAATCAGGAAGTGGCTGACGCTTTCCACGGTGCTATTGGCATCTCTGGGGAGGTCTCTGAGATTCATGAGGCTTTTTATAATGCTAATTTTTTGCCTGATAAGATTGACACTGTAAATCTTCAAGAAGAGCTTGGAGATATCTGCTGGTATATTGCTAATATGTGCACAGCACTCAAATACGATGCGAATTGGGCATTACCTCAGACAAAAGTCGAACAGTCTGCAGATGAGGGGCTGGACAACTTCTTGCTAAAATCCATAAAAATGTCAGTAATTTCAGGAAATATCATGGATGCATTCAAGCGAAAAATCTATTATAATGTAGAGCTTGATAAAGGAAAGTTGATTGATTGGTTAAACCAGTTAATTAAACTCGTTTATGGTATGGCAGAGAACCTAAAAATCGCATTACCTATTGTTCAACAAAAAAATGTTGATAAATTAAGGGAAAGATTTGGAGAAAAATTTTCTGAACATGCTGCTTCCAATAGAAATTTAGAGGCAGAACGAGAAATTTTGGAAAAAAATTAACAAAATAAAAGAAAAATTGGGTGTATAATACATTGACGAAATGAAAAAGTATTATATGCCCAGTTTATTAAGTCAATTTAGTATTTGGATAGAATTGGCAGGTTACCTTGAGTAAGAAAAAACGCAGAAAAAGAATTCACATCCCAGAGTACAATCAGAAAAAGCAGTTGAAAAATACATTAACGCCAAAAACAATTGGTCAAACTGAATATATTAGAGCAATTGCTGAAAATAAGATTATTTTCTGCACTGGGCCAGCAGGTAGTGGTAAAAGTTACTGTGCTGCTGGTATAGCGTGTCAAAAACTCTTTGATGGGGAAATCGACACGATTGTTATTACTAGACCAGTAGTAGGAATTGGTAGTAAGTCTATGGGGTTTTTACCGGGAACAATGGAAGAAAAAATGGACTTCTATGTTGCTCCGATTATTGCCCACCTTAAACACTTCTTAGGCGAAGAATTATACAATAAGTATAAGCAAGAAAAAAAGATTCTTATCTCGCCACTAGAGTTTATGCGTGGTAAGACATTTGACAATGCTTTTGTCCTGCTAGACGAAGCACAGAATACGACATATGGTGAGCTTAAGATGTTTATCAGCCGTTATGGACGTGATTCAAAAATGGTATTGGATGGTGACACTAAACAAAGTGACCTAAAGCACACCAGATATGATGATGAAATAGATAAAATTAACGGTTTCGCTCTTATGATGGATTGGATGAAACAAAAAGAAGAGTTTGGTGTATGTGAGCTGCACTTTGAGGATATTGTCCGTGAAAAAGCTGTAGCTACATTCCTGAAAACTGTTGAACGAATGGAAAAGGAGATTGGCTTATCATGAGTTTAGTCAAATGCGAGCCGGAAGAGTTTCAAGCACTTGCTGAGCAAGAAGATATTATCGAATACTACGAATGTGTTCGCGGGTATATCTGTGAGAACTGTGGAGACAAGTTTGCTGAAATTGGCACCCGTAACGGATATAAATTCAAGAAGAAATGTCCTAGTTGTAAAAAATTAACCCTTGACTCCCTCATTATGGGGGACGTCAGGGCTTTTGTTAAGGATATTACGACTGTCGGTCAATTGGCTGAAAAAGACAATAAGAAACTTGGTAAATATGGTGTTGAGGACAAGATTCGGGAAATCAAAGAACAGAAGAAAGCGGCACAAGCGGAAGTTGCTCGTCGTTCTGGTAGAGATATGAGTCGAGTTATTGAGAAAAAGGAAGACCAGAAAACTTGGTTCAATCCTAATGGTGATAATCTGAGCCACTTGGCAGACCTTAGTCCTAAAGCACAAGAAAAATATATTGAAACTGGGATTGTAGATAAAAATGCCTAAGACTTATTTTTTGACTATGGCAACTTATAGTGACGATACAGAAAAGTACTATGCTTGGCCTTCAGACTTCCCAGATATGGGTGCAGAGTGGGTTCACGAAGAAATTGAAGAGAACCTAAAATCTTTAACTTATCTTGGGCCGATTGTTGTATTAGATTATGACAATCTAGAGAGAGGAAAAGTAAATGCCTAAAGCACGTCAAGAGCACGTTGCGATTGTAGATATTCAAATTGCAATTTTTACCAAAGATGGGCAAGAATTACATGGACCTGTTATGAATCAACAAGATATGTTGGCAGAACAAGTGCCTCATATGAAACGGATTCAAGTCACTGGTTTTGACAAGTTTGAATGTCTAAAAAAAGTACGTGAAGCAATAAAAAAAATGGAGGATGTATGAATGAACCAATTCCGGGCCACTTAGTTTATGGCTTTACAAAATCAGAGGAAGATAAGAAAGGGCTATACGAAAAAGATGTTATAACAGTTACTTGCCCTAGCTGTAAGCGTCATTGTGTTGATATTAAAACAGTTGATGACCAACCTATTTTTCTTAAACATATCATTGTCTGTCCATTCTGTGATGAGGAAAGTTTCATCTATAAAACAGAAGGAAGCTACATTTATGACCTTCCAGACAACGTTTGTGCGAAAGATATTGTATATGAAGAAAAAGACCAAGTCAAGTTATTTTTAGGGAGTAAAAATGCCAGATAGAAAATCTGATGTGTATGAGAATGTATTCTACACAAAAGGCAGAAAACGTCTGAGTAACGGGGAATATGCAAGTATTTGCCAAACAACAGACAGTAAACAAATGTGTGCTAGATATGCACTTAACACAGAATCAAAAGAAGAGTTGTTTTATATCAAGATGCATGGTGGTCGATTGATTGACCCATATCGTCCAGAGAATTCGAAAAACAACCGTTTTACGTACAAAAAAGTATCGCTACGTAATTTCAAAAAGTATGTTCGTTATTTGCAGACAGGTTCTGAGTATTTATTCAAAGAAGTTGTCCGCGATATCGAAAATTAAGAAGGAGTAGTAATGGTTAAAAAAGGCCGTTTAAGTAAACTAGAAATCCACTATATCAAAACTAATCCCGGTATGACTAATGAAGAGTTAGCATCAGAATTGGATAGAAGTGTGGATTCAGTCGCAAAGGTAATTCGTGACACTGTTATCGAATCTGATGATACACAATCAGCAACATCCGAATCAGTAGATACTGATGATTTGACAGACGAGCAGAAAGAGGCTTTGAGACGTGTAGAGAATAAGCCTAGAGATGACAACCCAGCAGATGTACGTGCTGTTGATGGTAGTAATCTACCAGTCCGTAATCTTGGTAAGAATGCAGGTTGGGTTGCATTAACAGCAGCAGAAGCTATGCGTGCTGACAGTATCCCACAAAGATTCTCTGCTAAGAAAGGAACCCCCGGTGCAAGAAGAGCATTTAAAGAATAGCGAAGTTTGTACCCAGCTTGATAAGTGGATGGACGATACTTGGGTCCATTCCACTCGTTGGGTAGTTGAGTTATCTAATGGAGAAACTGTCTGGCAAGATGATGGTAGACCCGGACTAGATGAAGACTCAGCTTGGGTCAGATTGAAAAACTATTGTGAGAATAACGGATACACAATTAAGAGTATGCGTCTCCAGTTCAGAAATAATAAGCCAGAACAGGTTTATTCTGGGGGGGAATCATATTTCTTCAGTAAGTTAATTCGTGCTTCATTTGGTACTTCAAAGAATGACCAAGTTCTGAATACTCATTACTATCTAGTCGGTATGCAAAAGGATGGTGCAGTATATATCGATAAATGGCTTGTTCCAGCATTAGTAGTGCAAGATACTTACGTTCGTAGTGTGTATGACTGTCAGGAAAATCTGATTGGAGGATACAATGAATAATGATTTAATGACTTGGATTGAGCAAAACGGTCCAATCAAGAATGAAGAAGAATATCTTGCTCTTAAGCAGTTGATTAAAGATTATGAATCTAACACACAATCAGTTCTGATGAAATATATCAATGATGGCATTAGTGTAGATGCAGATGAATTAGAAGGTGAATTAGACTATCCAAGCGACCCTGAGCAGTATGAGAAGTTAAAACAAGAAATTCTCATGTGTGCAGAAGGATATACTTGGGAGCAAATTGAATTTATCAAAGAACGTGCTAAACAACGCAAAGACTTTATTGAATCTCAAGACCCCAACAAAAAAGCATGTGAAGCATTTTGGGATGATAATGTCATACCAGATGTTAATTTTGAACAGGCAGACGAATATGGTCCGTATTCTAAATATCGTGCACCAGATAGTCCGCAAAGGTTTAAAATCAACCGTTTAACAGACTACGGAAAAAGTGGAAAAACCAAGCTAAAAGTATTGAAGTATAAAACTATTGGACTCGTAAGAAAGTGCATGAAATGGCTAAAAAGGTAACATCCAGAATTAGCGGTAAGGAAATAACGCAAGCTCAGTATATTACTGAGCTTGTTTGCTCTCGTAGGTACAAAAAAAAGGAAGGGGTTGATGCCAAGACTGGATTCTGGGCTACCAACCACTATTGGGGCAAAGAATATAAAACACAAATCACTAAAGCACATGCTTTGTTAAGAATGTATGACTTTAGTGTTATCGTGCAGGTCTTAGATAAAGAATCATGGATGTTTTCTCTGCACAACAAAAGTCTCAGCCAGAAACTCTTAGATGCTCAATCTCAGCAGGATAAGAAAAACGAGGCACTGAAAGACAAAAAGATAGAAGTGGTAAAAACAGATAACTATCGCAGTCGCCAGTTCTCAAACAAAAAAGGCGGTCTGTTGAATAAATTGAAGGAAATGGAATAATGGCTGTAGCAGAATATAAAGAGGGTTTAGATAAAGTTAAAAAAGACATTCTGAAAAAGTATAACTATCAGATGAAGCCGATTTCTTGTTTGGCAGAAGAAGATAAGAAAGTACTTTCGATTAGTCCTATGTTTGACTTACAGTTGAGCGGCGGAATCCCAGAAGGTTCTAATGTTTTACTATCTGGACCACCGAAATGCGGTAAAAGTACACTGGCGTTACAGATAGCACTTGGAGCACAAGAGCTTGATGGGCGACCAGTTTTTTACTTTGACGTAGAAGGTAGATTTAAGAAGATGAATCTACATACAGTACACGGATTAGATGGTAGCCAGATTGAGCATATCCGTTCTGAGGAAGGTAAACTACTTTCAGGGGAAGACCATCTTAACATGGCATGGGATATTATTCAAAATCTACCACGATGTGTTGTCATCATCGACTCTACTTCTCAGATTTGCTCTGCTGGGGAATTGGCAGACGACATCAAAGGCGGTATTCGTGCTTCTGGTCCCCAACTGATGAGTGCTTTTACTCGTAAGCTGGCAACTGCAGTTTCAGTTAACAATTCTATTGTTGTTATGATTCAACATATTATTGCAGACACTGGCAGAAGTATGAAAACGAAAGCAGTTTCTGGAGGTAATAAAATCCAGTATCAGGGTGATGTTAACTTAGAATGTTCTCACTTCCAAGACTGGCTCAATGGTGAAAAATTAATTGGTAAGATTAGTCACTGGAAAGTCGTTACATCAGCAATGGGCGGGCCTACAGGCTCTTTTCCTGCCTACATCAGATATGGATATGGTTTAGATAAGACTAATGAAATTCTTGAGCTGGCACAGGATATGGGGCTACTCTCTAAAGCTGGGTCATGGATTACGCTGACTAGCCTGATTGATATGGTTGGTATCGACAAGGAATTAACAGCTTATGCTGTTGAGAATGACATTGATATCGAAAAGGTTATGACAGACAAGAAAACAAAGGAAGCGTTGCAAAAACTATTTAAGTTTCAAGGTGCTGCAAAAACCCGCGATTTCTTAGAGGCTCACCCATATATGTTAAAAGCAATGAATGAAAAAATTAAGGAAATTCTTCAATGAAATTCAAAGGTTTTGATGGTCGGGAATACTCGTTTGAACTAAAATATAGTAAAGTCCGTCCAAAAAGACGATGCTCTAAGGAACATAAGCGTGCTAGAGTAATTCTGAATGAAATGTTTCCATCTAGCATTATAGTTGAAGAGCTGCCACTTAAGGGCAGCAAGACGCCAAAAAATAGTACTCTTGCTGCCGACTTTTATATCCCATCACACAACCTCATTGTCGAGGTTCACGGGCAGCAACATTATGAGTATACACCACATTTTCATACAACAAAATATGAATTTGTTCGTTCACAAATGCGTGATAGAGTCAAGTCAGAATGGTGTGAGCTAAATAATATCACATTGGTTGTTTTGAAATATTCAGATAAAGATGAAGATTGGAGAGTGGCAATTGAGTCAACAAAATAGTGCAGATAAGACTACTCAACTAAAAAACAAATTGGATGAATTATTAGATAGTGTCGCTTTAGGGGATGCTAAGAAATTCATTAACAACAATACAAAGAAAATTCTAGAACTAACACCTTCTCAAATGAAGACTATGCATCCAGAAGATTTGTTTGAGGCTGCATATCTCTTGAGACAATATGCTGTTAAATTGAATCTAGATTTTAATAGGTACAGTGTTATTGTAGACTGGTGTAGTGCAGAAATTGACGGTCAGGTTATTGAAGCTGATTTGGCTGACATTTATCAATACGAATTAAAAGTGGCTACTGTGGTAAAGCAAAACAGTTACGCCAAACAGGTTAATACAATACGAAAATACAATTCAGCTTATCGTGAGCAGTTGAGGAATATCTCTAAGGATGTCACAAACATGGCTAACACATTAGAGAATTACGCTCGATGGAGGAAATATAATGGATAGAGCAGGCTTAAATGAATTAGTCGGACAGGCTTTGATGAATATAGCTCAGTACGACAAAAACGGTCAATTACATGAAGATGTAAGACAGGTTGCTTATGCAATGTTCTTAATTACAAATGACGAAGAATGGCTCGATACTTTTGGTATAGCATTAGAAGACTGTCTCACAGAAGAAGAGCATGAGCCAGAGTCAAAACCAGATTCTGAGTATATTGAGCCGAAGAAAAAAGAAGGGTTCGGCGGACCAATCATTCTTGGACAAAACCAAGATACCGTAGACCCATTTAATATCCCGACAACAATAGAACCATTACTGCCACCGCCCGGACATAAGAGGGTCAACAAGTTTAAGGATTATGGTACTGTAGTAGAAAAAGATGATGCTTTGATTGATAGTAAGATTAAACGTCCTACTTATAGACCAAATAGGCGTGCTCGTGCAGACAGCTACATGAAACAAATGAGATGCACACAATGTAACAGGGAAGATGAAGTAGATAGTAGAACTATCTTTAAGGGCAGCTACCAATATGAGCACGGGTATCACTGTCCAAAATGTATGAGGAATTTAGTAAGTAGGAGGTAGCGTATGCAGGATTTAGCAACAGAACGGGCATTACTTTGTGGATTAGTACAAAATGGGAAAGAGGCATATGTTGATATTCAAGATGTGATTGGGCCTAATTCTTTTACAGAAACTCAGAATGCTATTATTTTTAGTTGCTTAGCAACGATGTATGAAGGCAGTTATTCATACGACCTTCCATCATTTTTAAGTGCTGCCGGTTCTCTTGGACATAGTGAAGCCATGAAAGAGCCAAAGCAATTAGAATACTTAAAAAGTCTGACCCAGATGAAGGTCGGACTGGACAACGTAAGAAAACATGCTGTCAAACTTTCAAAGATTGCAGTGATTAATCAGTTGCAAGAAGCATCACGTCAAACATACCGCGACCTTTCTAATCTTAATGGTAATGAATCACTGGAACATATCTTAGCAGAGGCCGAAAAATCCATCTTTGGCGTTACTATGGATATGCAGACACAGGATGGTAATGGTGTAGAATTTCTTGGCGAAGGTATTCTAGATTATGTCCAATGGTTGAGAGACAATAAATGTGATTTTATCGGTGTTCCCTCGCCATATGCAACTTGGAATACTGTTACCGGGGGAGGCTTTAGACGCGGAAAGGTATCATTATTCGGTGCCAGACCAAAAGTTGGTAAAACGACAGTCGGTAAGGATATTGGACTCTATGTATCAGACAAGGGTATTCCTGTTTTGTATCTAGATACTGAGATGGACAGCAAAGACCTTAAGAACAAAGTTTTATCCTGCCTTACAGACATTCCTACCAAAGAAATTGAGACTGGCCAATTCGACAATGTTGAATGGAAAGTAAACAAGGTTATCGCTGCTGGAGAATATTTTTCAAATTCTAAGTTTGCATATCGTAATATTGCTGGCTATGCATTTGATGATATCATGTCTATCGTTCGCAGGTGGATTTTTCAACATGTTGGATTTGATGAGAATGGTAATACGAATGACTGTTTAATCATTTACGATTACTTCAAACTACAAGAAGCTGACAAGTTAAAAGAGATGCAAGAGACTCAGGCTCTTGGTTTTCAAGTAGCCGATATGACAAACTTTGCTATTCAATATGATGTTCCGTTTGCTGCTTTCGTGCAGTTAAACAGAAGTGCGGAAGATATTGCACAATCAGACAGACTGCTGTGGCTTTGTGCCTCATTTACGAAAATCAGCCGTAAGACAAATGAGGAAATTCTTGAGGATGGTCCATCCAATGGTAATATCAAATTCACTCCACTCGAAGCCCGCTTTGGTCCAGCAATGAGAGATGATGACTATATCAATATTCATGTTAATTATGAGACATCGTCAGTAAGAGAATTAGGACCGAAGAGTTCTATTGAGCGGGAGTATGAAGATGGAAAAATTGGCGACGAAGAAGACGAAGACTTCGAAGATTGATTTAGTAGATTTAACTGAAAAACTTGTAGATAATCTGGAAATTGTCATGAATGCACTTGGCATTCCAGACTATAATAATTATGGCAGGCGAATCACTTTTCCTTGCCCAATCCACTGTGGTGACAACCCAGAAGGATGCTGTATTTTTACTGACGGTGAAGAAAAAGTCGGTAACTGGGTATGTTGGACTAACAACTGTCATGAATGTAATGACAGCCTGTTAGAGTTTATCAGACTCAATTTAAGCAACGGAAAAGAAGCTACATTCAGTGAAGCTATTTCTTGGTCTCTAAAAGTGTTATCTTGCGACATAGAGACATTAGCAGATGTTAAATCAAATGATTTCATCAAACTAAATCGTAAAATGGCCACAAAGACCGTTGAACTGAAGGGGACACACAGTCGGGAACATATCAGAAAATATCTTGACATTCCTGCACAGTATTATCTTGAAAAAGAAAACGGCTTTCTTCCACAAACTCTAGATAGATATGACGTAGGGCTATGTCGTGTCCCAAGAAACAAGATGTATCTCCGCGTTGTTAGTCCAGTATATGACGATAATTACCGCTTTGTTGGCTGCTGTGGTCGCACTACACAGCCAGAATGTCCTAAGTGTGGATATTATCATTATGAGAATAGAAAGTGCCCAGAGAACAACCTAGAGCGTCTATGGGGCCAAAAATGGCTGAATAGTACCGGCGAATTTGCTGGTAATACATTCTACAACTCTTGGTTTGCTGTTCCACATGTTATTCGTAACGGTGTAGCAATTCTCGTAGAGGGATGTGGAGATATCTGGAGGTTGGAAGAGGCAGATATCAAAATTGGTCTTGGTATGTTTACAACTAGGACCAGTGAAGGACAGGATATCATACTCAAACGGCTCCCAATTTCCAATCTAATTATTGCTACTGATGGCGACGATGCTGGAAAAGAAGGTAGAGATATTTTAATCAATAAATATGAAAGATACTGCAATATTTATCCGGTTGAGTTAAGCGGCGATATTGCTGATATGGATGTTGAAGAGACAAAAGACACGTTTTATCCAATTTTAAACAGGCTAGGAGTAAAATGAAAAGAGTATTATTAATTGGTGGATGTAAGCAATCTGGAAAATCCAGTGCTGCAAATTTCATCACAGGATATCAACTAAAGGCCCATGACGTTATCGAGAAGTTCAGTATTGACGACGATGGAAGCCTTTGGGTCAATTCCTTCATTCAGGATGAGGAAGGTAATGTTGTTGAAGGCATGGGTGAGCTAGACTTAGCAAGACGTGATTCTGAGTTTGTATGGTACGCACAACAAAAAATCTTACCTTACTGTAAAATCAATAACATTGCCGACCCCCTGAAGGAGTCAGTACATACCTTATTTGGAGTTCCTATCGCTAAGTTGTACGGTAGCGACCAAGATAAGAATGAAGACTCTGGCGTTCCTTGGAAAAATGTGGCTAAGTTCCGTAAAGGGGCTGCTGTTAAGAAGCTGCAAGCAGAAGGAAAGATGGATAGAAATTTAACTATCCGAGAACTTTTGATTGAATACGGGGATGCATGTCGTACATTTGACGTCAACTGTTTTGTGCGTCCATGTATTACTGATATTGTCAATTTTGATGAGCCTTTAACAATCGTTCCAGACTGTAGATTCATTAATGAAATTGAGGCTTTTCAAGAGGCGGCAAAAGCAGGTGAGTTTGAATTGAAAATGATGTATTTCACTAAAAAGGTTTATGAAGAAGAGCACGAGAGTGAGCAGCTACACAACCGATGTGATATTGACAGTCTTTTTGACGCAATTATTGACAATAGTGAAATGACCGTTTCTGAAAAGAACCAGAAAGTACTTAGCTGTCTACTTGATTGGGGATGGGTAAAAGCGGATATGGGGTAATAATGAGTTTAGTTACATACTTTCGGTCTAGTTCCCTCGGAGCAATTGATTTTTGTGAGCATAAGTATTTTGGGGAGTATATCCTTGGATTACACAAGCATGATTTCTTCGAGGTTAACGAGAGTGTAAAAACTACCGTAGGCACCATTGTTCATAAGACCCTTGAGTGTTTGGCACAAATTAGTGTTGCCAACGCCAAGGGGCTTAATTTTATAGTGGATGACCATCTTGGTAGAATCACATTCAATCCGAAAAAGTTGATGACTCCAGTTACATTAACTGATGAAGAAGTCGAGTATATCAACAAGACGAGAAAAAGCAAGTCTAGATACCTTAATCAGAACTCTTGTAAGATTTCCAGTGGCCATGTTAGGCATGGTGTGGAATTAGTTGACTCAATTGTCATGAAGAGCTATGATTATTACTCTGCATTGATTGAGCAGGATTGGAAGCCTGTCCATCTTAAAGATATATTCAACTATGTCTATATGGTACTTGACTACTCCGTTGGAAAAAGCGGACCAATTTATGACCCGCGTGTTAGAAATGTGGTTGATGTAGAACCATTCTTCGATTTTGAAATAAAAGAAGATTGGGCAAAATATAATTACATGTACAAAGGTGAAGAATTAAGTGGATACCTTTCTTTAAAAGGGACTATCGACTTAGTTACAGAGCTAGACCATGAGACTGTAGAAATTATTGATTACAAGACTGGTGAGCGAAAAGCGTGGAATGAGCCTGATGAGCCTGTTAAAACACCAGAAAAGCTCGCAACAGATACACAGTTGTTGTTATACAATCTTGCAGTCAGAAAGATGTATCCACAATACAAAAACGTTATTTGTACTATCATCTTCATTAGAGATGGCGGGCCATTCTCTATTCCAATGAACGACACAACTGATATCGAGTTAATCCAAGAAAGAATCAAGAATAGATTCGATTATGTTAGACAGATGGACCAGCCACAACTACTTGACGTAAATCAAGATAGTTTTAAGTGTAAATACATGTGTGACTTATATAAAAATAAGTTTCCAAAAAATCAGTCAATGAATTGTTGTCAGTATTTGAAAAAGTACATTGAGAAGTTTGGTACACAAAAGGCGATTGACGTATTTACTCCAGAAGACCACCATATTGATGTTTATAAAGCACCGGGAGAAACATAATGTACGCGTATGAATTAAGTGTTTATACAGAACTATTTGATTTTGATAATAGCCATGTATTAGGTAAGTTCTATTATTTAGGACCGGACGAAATGCTGCATCCATTAGGTGATGCAATCAAAAAATATATGCAACCGCCTGTGTGCGGCATGTTAGTGTACACAGAAACCAGTAATGTAAAGCCATTTTTTAATGAGCGTCCAGTAATGTCTGTTGGATTAGCACAATATGGCACTGCAGAATTAGAGCTTAATTTTGATGCAGAAGCAGGAAATGATTTATTTTTCGATAGAGAGACGTCATTATTAACATTAGACCGTCATCCTGCAAACGTGCAGGCAATTGGCAGAGTAATTGAAAAACTGGATGGCAATACATACAAAATCGAAATCAATATGGATAAAATCTGGAGATAAAATGCATCTTATCAAAAACAGGACACACTACGCAAATGATACTGATAGTGTAATCACATCATACACTAAACCAGAAAAACTGGTTGATTTTGCAAAAGAAAAAGGGTACTCGGTCTGTGGGATGTGTGACTATGGTAGTATCTCTGGTGCAATTAAGTTTATTGATGAATGTAAGAAGAAAGATATTAAACCTGTTGTATCATGTGAGATGACATTGGCAGGGCACAGAGCCATGTTTATCGCTATGAATACTGAAGGATGGTACAGTCTTATTAAGCTGAACTCATCATTCAGGGAGGCTGGTGATATCAGTTTGGCTGTATATCGAGCATACTCGGACAATGTCACTGTTGTAATGTCCCCTCAATCTGCTGTAGACGAAGACATGCTCCAACTGATTAAGGATAATGCTTATATTGAGGTTCCAGTTGACCAGTCCCCAGCGACTGATTTACTTAAACCTCTTACAGTTTTTGACTCAAGATATGTGTATGACGATGATTTGGATGACTATAAAATCCTACTGGCAGCAAAAAATGGAGTAAAATTCAAAAATGTCGAGATTGTGCATGATTATTGTCTCGAAAAAAACTATAATAAGATTGACCCGTATGAAAACAACTGGGACGAGTTGATTAATCGTATTGGTGAATACAACGTTCTGAATAAGCCACAGCTACCAAAATTCTGTGAAGGTAGCGAGCTTGAAACTCTTACAGAGATGTGTCGTGAAGGCTGGAAAAAGAAGATTCAAGATAAGATTCCACAGTATAAACACAAAGAATATGCTGATAGAATCAAAATGGAGCTTGCTGTTATCGAGGAAGCTAATCTATCTGGTTACTTTCTAATCGTGCAAGACTTCGTCAACTACTGTAAGGACAGAAAAATTCTTATCGGCCCAGCACGTGGTTCCGCTGGTGGATGCTTAATTTCTTTCTTGCTAAATATTACCAGTATCGACCCTATCAAGTATGACCTTCTATTCAGCCGGTTCTACAACAAAGGACGTAATACTGGCGACCACGTTGAATATCCAGATATCGATATTGATTTTCCCGTTAACCATCGTAAAACTGTTATCGAGTATATCCGTAACAAGTATGGACATGAGCGTGTAGCACAAGTTATTACATTCGGCTCATTAAGCGGTAAGGGTGCTCTCAAAGAGGTTCTTAAAGCACACGCTGTTCTAGATAATAAACTCATCGACGAAATCACAGCCAAGCTGCCACAAGATGCAGAAATCGCTGATAAGATGGAAGACGATGGATATAGCTCAATCATTGAATGGACTCTAGATAAAGAGCCGGATTTGATGGCTGAGTGGTGCCAAAAAAATAGCAATGGTGACTACACTGGTGAATTATCAAGGTACTTCAGACAGGCTGCAAGAATCGAGGGGACATATAAGTCAACAGGTAAACATGCCGCTGGATTAGTAATTGGTCACACTAACTTACATGACGTATATCCCATGTGTAAGGAAAAGGGTGGTCATGAATATATTGTAGCATTGGAAATGAATGACCTTGCGAAAGCTGGCGGGGTTAAGTTCGATATTCTAGGTCTGGCGGCTTTAGATAAGCTAATGCTGGTTAACGAAATGTTAAGATATGGTATTGTAACGAGAGAAATTTAATGAATGAATTACTATTTATTATGCTAAAAGATGGATATAGTGTCGATTACGGTACTCTGTCAATTTGTGGCCTTAAAGGAATGCACCCGAAGTGGCAGGTTGTATGTGAAAATTATAGATATCCACAATCTATGTTGTATCCATACACAGATGATGGGCTTAAATCTGCTATTCGAGACTTCATGAATATTAAACGTGGTATGGAAAAAGATGGAACTAAACATTCTAAGAAGTGAGATTACGAAGTGTGATTTTTGTGATTTACGCAAAAATATAAAAGATGAAACACCGCTGCCATCAAAAGGTAGTGGTAAAATCATGTTTGTTACGTCGGCCCCCCAGTTTGAGAACCTGTCATTGGGCCAGCACTTTTCTATTAACGAACAACGGTATTTCGACCTTATTCTTAAAGCATGCAAGATAGATAGTAACGATATCTATCTTACCAGCATCACAAAATGCTCGTACAATAAGGATAACAAAAAAACTCTTACGTGTAAAGACCTTTGTGCAACAAAATTCTTATTACGTGAGATTCAATTGGTTGAACCAAAGTTAATTGTATGTATCGGAAAAGTTCCGGCATGTCATTTTCTGCAGATACCGTTTAGTAGATTGAAATTAGCAGACGTTGTTAACAGAACTTATGACTGTGATGGGATAAAGGTAATTCCCGTCTACAACATGTCTTACCTCATTCAAAATGGTAAAAAAATGACGCAAGACGTGATTGACTGCATAAAGGAAACCAATGGGATTTGCGAAAGATAGAGTACGGGGCCTTCGTGGTGAAAAACTAGTTGCTAGAACACTAGAGAATGATGGCATCACATGTGAAATCAACGAAGATAATGAAACTAATATCTATTACGATATTGAATGTAAAATGGGTCGGGTAAAATTTACTGTTGAGGTAAAAAGTGACTACATGGCCGAGAGGACTGGTAATCTTGCTATTGAATATTACAACTCAAAACAAGGTAAGCCCAGTGGAATCACAGTTACCAAAGCAGATTTATGGGTACACTGTATTAAGGATGGGGATAATTTGACTGTATGGGCAACTTCTGTTGATACGCTAAAAGCGTTTATTGATGCAGAAGAGCCAATCAAAAAAGTGGAATTTGGTGGGGATAACAATGCTTCACTTCTGCTCTACAATGAGCATCATATTCTAGAAATTTTTGAGAGATTAGACAACTTACAGGAAAAACAGATTAAGAAAGCAATTAAGAGGCTGTTATGAAAAACAACGACATTATTTTTTACGACTTTGAAACGACAAGTGCTAATCCACGTACATGCCAACCTATCCAGTTGGCTGCTGTCGCAATTGACGGTTTTAGACTGGAAGTAAAAGAAGATAGTGTATTTCAAAGTTTGATTCGTCCAGAGTTTGACTTAGAGGTGTGCGAGAAGTATAATTTAGACCCACTAACCGAAGAATCTATTGCTATTCACGGAAAAACAGAAGAAATGTTACGTGATGCACCACCAGCTAAGGTTGTATGGAGTCAGTTTGTAGAATACACAAACGTGTATAATTACAACGGAAATATGTGGGGACGACCAATTGCTGCAGGTCAAAATATTCAGACTTATGATTCTGTGATTTGCGAACGTTTGGCAAAGTCAGAACCATATAAGTTCGGTCCAGTTGATGAGAAAACTGGGGAACTGGCATTATTCCAAGTGCGTGACAGATTTGACATGCTGGATGACCTCAGTCGCTGGATGAAGTTTGATAAAAACCAACGGTCTTATTCGATGGATAATTTAAGACCTCTGCTTGGTATTGACGCAACAAACTCACACGATGCGTTAAAAGACGTGTTAGACGGTGCATTTATGTTGTGTAAATTCATGAAACTATACAAGAAGTTTTCGTCTCAATTTAGTTTTAAAGATTCATTCAAGAAAACAAACACAAACGAACAAATCAGCAGAATTTTAGAGAACTATTATGCACAATCAAAATGATTTTTACCACTTCGATTGCGGATGCCAATTCCAAATCTTCGATGATGGCGAGATTAAAGAATGTGATGGTTTACCACCATTAGAAATTGATTATGAGAATATCCCGCGTGATTGTCAGATTACGTGGGATATTTATCAATCAGGTCATACAAAAGGAGTATTCCAGCTAGAAAACTCATTAGGACAACATTGGGCTAAAGAGACTGTTGCTTCTTCAATCGAGGACGCTGCTGCATTGATTAGTATTATCCGCCCCGGTTGTTTGAGAAGTAAGATTAACGATGTATCAATGACCGAATTATACGCGGCAAGAAAAAAGGGTGAGCACATCGACCCAGAGACAATCATCAAACCTCTTGCACCCATGTTATCTAGCACCTTCTTCATTCTATGTTATCAAGAGCAATCTATGCGTATTGCTATGGATATTGCTGGTTATTCGGAAGAAGAAGCTGATATCTTACGTAAGGCTATTGGTAAGAAGGATGCTAAACTGATGGCATCTTTGAGAAGTAGTTTTCTAGAGGGCTGTAAGAAGATGGGTCTTGTTACACTTGAGGAAGCTGCTGAGATTTTCGGTTGGATTAGAGAGAGCCAAAGATACTCATTCAATAAGTCTCACGGTGCTGGATATGGTGATTTAGGATATTGGACTGCTTATGCTAAGGCCCATTTTCCTTTGCATTTCTTCGCATCATGGATTAATTTTGCACCAGAAAAAATGAAACCTAAGTTTGAGGTGCGTGACCTGCTGTTTGATTGCCAGTTGTTTGACATCCCTGTTTATCCACCATCTATTCTGGAAATTTACGGTGGTAACACGTCATTCCAAAATGGTAGAGTTCGACTTGGATTGAAACATGTTAGCAACATTGGATATAAGGCTATCCACAAGTTAACAAAAACAATCCAGCAAATCGAAATTGATATCGATAAACATGTTAACGATTGGACATGGTACGACTTTCTTATATTCTGTTCCAATGAAGTTTCTACGACTGTAATCAATAATATGATTGACGTTGGTGCTTTGGACCATATGGGGCTTTCACGTAAAAAAATGGTGAACGAATACAATATATGGGGTCCTAAGAGCGGCAAAAAGCCACACCTGACTAAAGTTGAGAAAGATTTTTTGAGAAAAAATCGAGAAACTCACCCAAGTCTACTTGAAGGGCTGAAGCTATTGTGTTATACTAATACCACTGCAGATAGAGTTTCTACCCCCGCCAGAGTTGATATTGTAGCCGGATTCTTGGAACAGTTACAGAGTCCAGCATATAGTATGCACGATGACGCCACTATTATTGCCAAACGGGAAAGTCATTTGATTGGGAAGTCAATCTCTATCCATAATACTGAGACTTGCTCTATGGCAACAAATACTACATGTCGTGAATTCAACGAAGGTAAGAACGGATACATGACCCTTGTTGCAGAAGTCGGATTCGTTAAAGAGTATCCGGGTCGTGGACAAAACAAAGGTAGAACCATGTGTGCAATGTCACTTGAAGATAAAACTGGTAGGATTAATGCTATGTGTTTCTTTGACCAATACGATGAGTTTGGTGAAGAGTTTATCGAAGGTAATCTAGTAACTGTGAAGATTACTAGAAGTAAGGATAACAAAGCGATAATAGATAAGGTATTTTAATGTTTATTTTATATGCAATAACTACACTAATTACTCTAAGTCTATCACTAATGCTTGCTAGAGATGTAGATGAATGCTTTGGTAGAGACTACAGGACTGAATTCTATGCTATCATTGGGATGTTATTTATTACAGGCCCATTCGCCTATGGATTGTTATTAGCCACAGCTTTACTATTTATCCCCGGATATTTGATATACTGTATTGGCGTAGTTTTTTACAGACTTTGTACAGGTTATTATAAAAAGAAAGAGGAAAATTCGTGAAAACGAGAGTATTATTTGTAAATGAATTTTCGACACATAGCTCTGGTTATGCAAAATACGGTATGGAAGTCTTAAAGCGTCTATCTGTAAAAAATGACCTAGAAGTAGCTGAGCTTGCATGCTACGGTTCTGAATTCAAAAAAGAAGATGTGTTGGAAGCACAGAAATTGCCTTGGACAGTATACTTCAACGTTCCAAATATGAATAACCCGGAACATGTGAAACAATACAAGTCTGCTAAAGAATTTGAGTATGGATTATTCAAGTTTAATGATGCTTTGTTACACTTTAAGCCCCATATCGTTATGGACATTCGTGACTTCTGGATGCAGTCTTATCAAGAGCGGTCGCCATTTCGTGACATGTTCAACTGGGTTATTATGACCACAGTTGATGCTAAGCCTCAACACGAGCAATGGATTTACACATTCTGTAATGCAGATGGTGTTTTTACATATACAGATTGGGGAATGGATGTTCTGAGGGAGCAGGCTGGAGATAATATCAATCTTTTAGGTTCTGCAAGTCCAGCAGCAGAAGCATGTTATAAACATGTAAATAAGAATGTGGCAAAAGAAAAAGTTGGTATCAGCACAGACACAAAAATTATCGGTACTGTAATGCGTAATCAGGGACGTAAGCTATTTCCAGATTTGTTTCAAGCATTCAGAAAATACCTTGATGATACTGGACGTACAGATACATATCTCTACTGCCATACAGCTTATCCTGATGTAGCTTGGGACATCCCAGAACTACTAAAACGTTACGAGATTGCGAGTCGAACACTTTTCACATACAAATGTGTTAACTGTAAGCATACTTATCCATCATTCTATCAAGGAATCGGGACCGCCTGTCCTAAGTGTCACCAGCTATCTGCCCGTATGCCACGTGTTGAGGACGGTGTAACAGATGAACAACTTGCAGGTATTATGCAGACATTTGATTTGTATGTACAGCATGTAACTAATGAAGGATTCGGTATGCCTGTAGTAGAAGCAGGACAGTGTGGCGTCCCAGTTGTAGCTGTTGGTTATTCCAGTTTGGAGGATGTAACGCCTAAAGTTGGCGGGGTCACTATCCCACCGCTTGCTTTACAAACAGAACCGCAAACAGGTAGATTAAGAGCTGTGCCTGACAATGATGGTTTGGTAGAATACATGAAGGATTTCTTTTCTCTGCCATTACCAAACAGAATGATTAAGTCTAGAGATGCTGTTTTACAAACAAGAGAGAACTATAGTTGGGACGATACAGCAAACAAGTGGTATGACTACTTTAAAACTGTCGATGTTTCACAATATGAACAAAAGTGGCAATCGCCTCTACGTGTCAAGAAACCTGCTCCATATACTGAGCAACAAGACATGATGACAAACATGCAGTTTTGCGAATGGTTGATTAAATACGTTTTATGTGACGAACGTCAAATGCATAGTTATCTACATATGCGATTACTACGTGACATTAACAACGGTTTCACATTAACTTACGGTAACAATCCATCATACTTTTCTGAAGATAGTGTTGCTGATGGACGTCCGAATGTGACTGATTTCTCTCGCAAAAAGGCTTACCAAGAAATATTAAACATATGTACGGAGTTTAACCTATGGGAACAAAAAAGATGCAAATAATTAATGTGGCAGACGCGATGTCAGACTGGTGTTACACATACATTGATGAATATGATGTGTTCTTCACATATTATATTAATGATTGTTATGAAGGGTATGGACAGGCTATCGGTATTAATAAGGATGGTACATGTCATGTGTATAATCTTGGTCATTGTTCGTGTTATGGACCGTTAGAGGGGTCTCCTGATGTAACCACTTTGGACGCGTTGTTAAATTCAGAACATGTATTGTCTGTAGAAATTGAGTACCCAGAACTAAAAGATGCTATTGTAGAATGGCGGAAAAAGAATGGATAAAATGAAAGTATTATTTATTGGGCATTATCGAGAGCAGTCTGGGTGGGGAAGAGCAGCATGTGAGTACATTCTAGCTTTAGACGAAGTTGGAGTCGATGTTGTATGCCGTGCTGTCAAGCTGAATGATATCCAAGCTGAAATTCCAGAACGTATTAAAGAGCTGGAAAATAAATCTACTGACGGTGCTGAAATCTGCATTCAATGTCTACTTCCCCATCAGTTGCATTATAATGGAAATTTTAAACGCAATATCTGTATCCCTTTTATTGATACTATCGAGCTAGACAGACATCCGTGGATTTCTCAGATGGAGAATTTTGAAATCTGGTCTCCGTGTGTGTCTCTTGATGCTGCAATAGAGGATATTAAGGAATATGAGGATGAAAGCTGTCGTGAGATTAATCGTGCAGCTATCGTCCCTGTCCCATGTGACCCTTCTAAATACTTATCTACACAAACCCCTTTGGATATCGGTGTTGATTTATCAGGAAAATTTATTTTCTACAGTATTTTCGACTTGACTCCTAGAAAAAATATGCTAGGATTACTAAAGGCGTTCCATACTGCTTTCGAGCCGTGGGAAGATGTTGCTTTAATTATCAAGACAGGTAAATTTGGTAAGCCTGCAGATGAAGTTCGTTCTGTTTGCATCGATATGAATAAAAAGATTTGTCAAAGTCTCAAATTGTACCCAGAAGGGGAATATAATAATCCAATTTTCATTACTGAGCAATTAACTGACGAACAGATAGAACAATTGCACGTACTTGGAGATTGTTTTGTATTGCCAACTTTTGGAGAGGCGTGGTGCTTCCCAGCATTTGATGCAATGGGATATGGTAATAAGCCTATTGTTACTAAAAATACTTCATGTGATGACTATATTACTGACACAACAGGGACATTATGTAAATCAGTCCCACAGCCAGTAAGTGGCATGACAGACACATTTAGTGAGATTTTTAATGGTCATGAAATATGGCATGAGCCAAGTATTATAGATTTCGCTAGAAGTATGAGAGGTATGTATGAAGATAGATATGTTCCAATTCCTAAGAACAATCCTCAAAATGGCTATGAACGGACAATGGACTTCTCGCGTACAGTAGTTGGAAATAAAATGAAAGAGTTACTGAATGTATAATCAAGCTGCAACTATTACACATAGAGCAACCAACACAGGCAAATTGAATATCTTGTGTATGGATACACATGAGCGGTATCAATCCAATTTGGCAAAAACTGGTCACAACTTCTATTCTTTCCATGTTGAAAATCAAAAACAATGGAATACTGTCTATGGAGATGTCCCAGATAATTATCATAGGATACTAAATCCAAAAGGTAATTCTGTACATGGTGGAGTTTTCTTCGACCTTATCTTGTCGCAGAACAAGTTTGGTCAATTCCAAATTCTATCCCAGATTGCGAAACAGACTGGTGCCCCACTCGTAAGTATTGAACATACCTTACCTTATGAAACTTGGTCTACACAAAAACGTGCATATGCTATGGCTATGCGTGGTGATTACAATGTGTATCTGTCTGAGTTTAGCAAGAAAAAATGGGGAGGCCGGGGTGACATTATCCATAACGCTGTTGACACCGACCTTTTTTCTCCTGCTGATATTAAGAAAGAGCCATATGCTCTATCTATCGTGAACGAATGGAAGACTAGAGACTATTTCTGTGGCTACAACTTATGGACTGAGATTGCAAAACAGGTTCCGACACATGTACGTGGCGACAATCCGGGTTGGACAACACCTGCTGGCAGTATGGAAGAGCTGGTTGACGAATATCGTAAAGCAACCGTATTCCTAAATACGTCTTTATATTCGACATGTCCAACGACTGTACTTGAGGCTGCTTCGTGTGGAGTGCCAATTGTGACTACGGCTACTACCATGCTTCCTGAAATCATTCAGAATGGATACAATGGTTTTATTAGTAACAATCCTGATGAGCTTGTCATGTACACACAAAGACTTCTAAATAACCCTGACTTAGCATACGAATTAGGACAGAATGCTAGAAAGACTATGTTGGAAAAATTCAGTCTGGATAGCTTTGTTGAGAAGTGGAATGTTTTGTTTGAATCAACTAGGAGTTATGTACATAAGGGGAAATGATGGAAGTAATAATGCCGCCTGTAAAATATAGGCTTTATAAAAAAAGTAGAAACACATATGTTGACTTGAACAACCCCCATCATAAATATTTTCTTAATCTACAAACAGAAGAAGTAAGTAGATACTACAACTACTATGCTGATAAGTGGGATGAGGTTAGTATAGATGATTATGAATTGGAAAAGTGGACTGGCCTAAAAGACAGAAATGGAACATACATTTTCGAGAACGATATTGTATTATATTATCCTTATGGAAATAAATATAAGCCGCAACAAGATGTATTCTGGAATAACTTGCCCGTACTTCGACTGTTAAAAAAAGAACGAGAAGAGAATGAGTTAACAGAACATTACGTTGTGAATTTTTACTGTGGCAGTTACCGTTTGAATGCTACTTCAGGATGTTATGGTGGCATTTTATTACACACTATGTTTGAAAAGCATGAATGTGAAGTTGTTGGCAACATTCATGAAAATCCAGAATTATTAGGAGGAATGTATGGGCGTTGATTTTGTAACTTATGTCGCTTTCGGATATCCAATTACAGATTTGGTTGAAGAGCAAGAACTTGTGCATCAGCGTACAAAATATGATGAAGATACTGGTAAGCCATATACAGTTATCGAGGAAGAGGTACAATATCACATTAGAGGGACTGATAAATACTTTGATGAACTATATGAAACAGAAGAGTTCTTTGAAGATAAAGGTTTACAAGTATGTAAGGCATATGATTATGGTGGGGACCTAGATGATGATGATATTATCGTAGGAAATTATGAATCTATCGACGATGATAGCTACACTGCCGAAACATTCTTAGATGAGTTAGAGTCTGTAGAATTGGATATGGCTAATATCATTGATGAGAGTGTACTCGAAAATCTTGTGCCAGCCATGTATATTTTTAAGAGGATGTGCTAATGGAATTTGGCGGGCCAGTACATATAATCTTCTGTATATCCTTTTTAGTACTAGCAGTTTATTTTATGATTAAACTTATCAATACACTGTCGGATATGTTTGCAATGTTTTTTGTGTTCATGTTTAAAGATGATATTGATGCAGATTTTTTTAAGAAAGACAAAGATGCATAACATTTACACTTTTTTCTGGCGTGGTGAGTTTAGCAACTGGTATCCATGTGAGTTCCAAGTTGAAGATAAGACTTACAATTGTGTCGAGCAATACATGATGTCTCAAAAAGCTCTCCTTTTTAACGACAAAGAATCCTATGACCGAATCATGTCAACTAATGACCCCCGCGAGCAGAAGAAAATTGGTAGACATGTAAAAGGTTTCAAAGATGAGATTTGGTGGTTTGAATCTTTCAAGGTTGTCGAGGAAGGTGTATTCAGTAAGTTTCTTTGTAATGGTGAACTAGCTCAGAAGCTGATATCTACTAAAGGAACTATTTTAGTGGAAGCATCACCGTATGACCGTATCTGGGGAATCGGTTATTCAGAACAGGAAGCAATGGAAAACTGTAATGACTGGGGAGAGAATCGCTTAGGTAAAATATTAACATATGTAAGAGAGAAATATTTTATGGGAAAAGAAAAATGAAACCAAAAACGAAACACAAGCGTATCCAACGTGCAAAAGAAAGATATGAAGACTGGGACCCTAGAGGCAATTTATGTCCTATATGTGGTAAAGACTTCAGACATGGAAACTGTTCCCATGATGTCAAACAAGCCCGCGATGTTTTATTTGAAAGATATATAAAAGAGGTTGCCGGATGAAATATGAACGCAAAGAGTCGGGCTTGATTGTCCCTCACGTTACTCCTGAAGAAGCAAGAGAAAAAATGCCTCATTTTACCACTCGATTTTTTGAGTGTTATTACGAATCTGACGTTGACTGCTTCAAAAAACTTGTCCTGAAGAACAACGGCTTTTTTGAGCAGTCAGTTCTCGTTCCATTGCTGAATCACAAAAATCAACCTGTGAGTAAGAAGTACATTTGTATTTATCAATATTATGAGAAGATTAGTATGGAGGTATTGTGTTAGATTTTCCACGTAGAGATTGGAAATTTCGTGCATGGGTTATCCCAGAAAAAAGAATGATGGATTGGAAAGAATTCTTGATGGGAAATGACAGGTGGAATATGTTTGTTGGATTTGGAAACGAGTGTTATCCTTGCAATCAGCCAAAATACCATTTTCATGTTATGCAGTGGACTGGAATACAAGATAGCGATGGGAATGATATCTATGAAGGCGACATAATTGAGTATTTTGCTTACTGTTACGCAGATGGCCCCGGCTGCGAATTCACTTGGGAAAGAGAAATTGGATACACAGTTAAAGAGTGGTGTATAGACGAATATGCACCAAAAAGAGATATTGTATATTGGGACACAAATTGGCAATCATATGCACCAATTATTATCACAAGTTATGATGGATGGGCCTCGTTCGATTTTATCTTAAGAGAGGCTAAAGAAGAAATACCATTAAACTCAAAAGGTAAACCAAATTATCCACCACCATATATCAGGGTGATTGGAAATATTTTTGAAAATCCAGAATTAGTTGAGAAATGTAATGAACAACCGTTTCAGAGTTTGGAGTCCTAGTGGAGTATCCAGATGAGTAGGTATCTCATACGTGTAACATTCCCGTATAGTTTTACTGACACAGAAGACTGGAATCATTTTAAGATAAACAGGAAATTCACAAAAGAACATTCTTTACAAAAAGAAGTCAATACAAAAAAAGAAGCATTGTCTATCATCAAATATTTTCGCGGTTTTGCGTTTGTTGATGTATATGATTATAAGACCCCGGTAAATATTGATGACTTTGATGCAAATGTTATGTATTGTGGATATCTTGGTTTTGGCAAATGGTACGATGAGGTACATAATGGACGATAAAGACATTTACCCATATATAGATTTCGGCAGTGATAAAGTCCTATATTTAATACTAGGCCCCGGACACGGATATGTCATATCTGGCATAGGTGGAGCCAAATTATCAGAAGAAGACTTTAAATCAATTGATGATATTATAATCTCACCAAGTCTCAAAGGTAGATGCTTCGACTGTGACAGTATTTTAGGACATGGTATTTGTCCAGACTGCCATAATGATAGAATGATAGAATCTCAATGTGAGTATTGCAAACATGCTAATTAGGAGAAATAATGATTATTGCCGGAACTGGGCATAGACCCAAATTTTGCCCATGTAAATACAAAGAGAATCATCCGTGGCTACTTGACTTGAAAGACCGTCTTGCTTTGTCCATGCTTGCTAATAAGGTAACACACGTAATTAGCGGAATGGCTATAGGATGGGACACGTGGCTGGCTCAAGTAGCCTTAGAACTTGAAGTTCCAGTATGGGCATATGTCCCATTCAAAGGGCAAGGTGGTAACTGGCCAAGCTCTTCTCGTAAGGAATATGAACGTATTTTAGCAAACAGTGAGATTGTCACATTCTTAGCCGACGAATACGATAAAGATGTATTTCTAGCTCGTGACCGTGCTATGGTATTGGACTGCGATGAAGTTTTTTCACTTCTGAATCCAGAAGCTAAAAGTGGTGGGACTTACTATACGGTTCAATACGCCAAAAAACAAGATAGACCGATTACAAATTTTTGGAGAGATTAGTGGAAGACGATTTAAACCATATTATGCTGTATGACAAAGATAATAAGCCATCCCTCATGGTATGTCTAACAGATAAAGGGATAGCAGCAAAAAAAGAGGGACTGGAACTAACAGATGAAAATGGCGAATGGAACTACGAATACGTCGCTGGATTTATTGATTATAAAGTAATTACAGACTGTTTTTTAGGAGACTGAAATGACTGTTGAAGAACTATTGATTAAATGTCAAACATTGGTTGACGCTGGTATGGGTAAATGCAAAGTTGTCAAATCAAGTGACGACGAAGGCAACAGCTTTCATTATATCAACGGGATTGGTAAAGACTACTTACATCCTTGGCAAAACAGCTACGGAGTTGAGCTTATTTGCGAAGAAACGATGGAAGATTGGATTCAAGAATGCAAAGATGACGGAACAACTCCTCCTGATTTTAAAGAGGTAGCATGCATTTGGTAATTTTTGTCAAAAACTAACAAATAGTATTGAAATTGTTAGGATGAATAAGTCAAAATGAGCTATAATAATATAGCTTCATAATCTATTTATACAAGGAAAGTAATGATAAACCACGACCTATTACCAAAAATTGAAGATAATCCAGACGCAAAACCAAGCACGTCATGTAAAAAATGTGTGTTCAGTATCCAAGATAGCAATACGCAAATTGGATGTAGATACGATAATCGTATTAGTAAGTTCATGGACAAAGAAGATGTTGATGTGTATTCATTGACAGAAGATGGTCAAACATTCTGTGTTCTGACGACTATGTGTACAGCTTGTACGCAAAAGGTCCCAGATGGGGAAGATGATGTAAATTTTGTACGTGGGCATCTCCAAAAACAGTTAAATCTGATTATTGAAATGACATCAGAAACATCTGAGAAAGAGTTGGTTCATACATACGAAACCGCCATTAATCAACAAATACCACCAGAGAGAATTGTTATTTCATATTGCAATCGCAACAGTATGAATCCACAAGATGTGTTCATGGCATTGTCTCAATCATCACTTGAAAGAAAAGGAATTCGTTTTGTTATTGTACAAAGTATTAATGGGACTTCTTTTGACGAGCATATGCTCGCATGTGTTAATAAGTGTACCAGCCCCTATTTTACGACATTCATTGCAGGAGAGACAATTCCATACAATCTTGGAGAGACAGTAGACCAATTGGTAAACTACCAACTTGCTCAATTTATCGCAATTAAAGCTCCAAAGTCTTCTGGTAATGTATGTTTAACTAAGCTGTTCAAAAAAGCAATGAGAGTTAATCGAGTAGAAGACGGTAAATATGACTATTACAAAGCATTAAATATGCTGACAGGATATAAGGATGGGGTATTACAGTGGAACGTATGAAATCGGTCGGAGTGATTATTCCTTGTCATAATTATGGCAACTATATTGGTGGAGCATTAAAAAGTGTACTTGACCAAGATTATATTGGTGATATTCATACAATCGTTGTAAATGATGGCTCAAAGGATAACACATTTGAAGTTGTTGATTTGTATAAGCCGTGTTTTGAAGATAACAGAACACTTGATTACTATGAGCTGCCAAATCCAACTGGACCAAGTAATGCACGTAATGTCGCGTTGAATGCTTTATTCCAACAATATGATGTGGACTTAATAGCATTTTTGGATGCAGATGATAAAATGACTAATGACAAGTTAAGCAGACTTGTCCCTGTTTTTGATGATGGTGCAATCGGGTCAGTCTACGCGGACTATTATCATGTTTATTCGGATGGAACGTATGCTATTGAATTGAAAGAGATTTTTGACAGAGAAAGGTTTATTGTCGAAAATATCGGGCCAAATAATACAAGTTTAGTAACTAAAGAGGCTTTACTAGCAATTCAGGATTCATATGGATTCTTCGACCCATCTTTGAGAACATGCGAAGACTATGACCTGTTCTTACGAATTTCAGAAAAGTACCCTATCAAGCATGTAGCTGAGCCTCTGACTTATATTCGTGTACATGATAACAATTCTACAAATACAGTCAATAAGAAAATCTGGCAAGCAAATCGCATGCGTGTAAATCAAAAGATAAAGGAGAGAATGGATGAGCGACTTAATCAACATCAATGATGTCTTTCCTAACAAGCTGTGTATTAGCTTAGAATCCAGACAAGATAGAAGAGATGCTACAACTGCAGAACTTGGGAAATATGGAATCGATTTTGAATTCTACGATGCTAAACCTCCAATTTCTGACAGAGTCAGAGAAATTTATAACACCAGACTCCTACCCGGAGAAACTGGTGCCTTTGAATCACATTACGATGCTTTAAATAAAGCAGAAATGTTGGAATGGGAGTCTGTTTTAATTCTAGAAGATGACGTAGAGTTAACCCCAAATTTCGATGTAAAATTTGATGAAGCCATTCGCAAAGTCCCTGACAACTGGGACATGATTTATTTTGGTGGCAACCATGAATCAGAACCGCAAGTTCTGGGAAATGGTTTGCTGAAATGCACAGAAACATACGCGATTCATATGGTTGCAATACGAAACACTGTATATGAAATGCTCAAAATCACCTGTCAAATGAATCAATATGCCTTTCCGGTGGACTTTCTGTACGCCACGATTCATTGCCATAGGAACGTGTATGCTTTTTCTCCTGCATTAGCTTTCCAGCGTATCGACTATTCAGATATCCAAGGAGAGGTAGTAGATTATACTATTTTAAGAAAGGGGCACAATGCCGAGAAGTGACAATGGTTGCAGACCAGCAAGAAAAAAAGAGGTGCCCTCAGATATCACAGTAGTTTTACTAGCAGGTAATCCCGGATGGCGTATGAAGTCTTATGGGCCACAATGTTTACAGAAGTTATCTACGGGGCAAACTCTATTAGACAAACAGGTAAGCAGTATTCGTGCTGTTTTACCTGAATCTGAAATTATCATCACATGCAAAGATTATCTCACAAAGATACTGAACAATAAGCCATATGACGTTCGTGTCGTACAGTCACAGATTGAAGACTCGAATGAGGTTGAAGAAATACGGCTCGCGTTGAATAATACAATAACTGACAATGTATTATTTGTATGCAGTGACATGTACTTTGACCGTAATATATTTAATAGTGTTGATTTCAATGAATCTTTTGTTCTATATGAAACTAACAATATGATGGCCAGCGACTCTGTTGGTGTAACTATTGTCAACGGTAAGGCCAGTATCATGTCTTATGGCATCGATAATAAGTGGGCAAGAATCTTTTACGTAAATCAACGTGGAAAAGTATCACTAAATCATTATTGTAAGAACGAACAGAATCAAAAAATGTTTGCTTGGGAAGCTGTAAACTACGTTGTAGATAAATCATCAGTATTTGCCTATAGAACTGACTCTAATTTATACTGTGTTGAAAACACAAATGACATAAGAAAATTGAAGGGAATGAAATAATGCCGGGGATTGTAGTAGCACTAGAGCCGGATATCGAGGTTACTCGCCATCATGTGAGTATGGTATTACCGTTTACACTGGTCGGATTTACCGCACATAAGTGGGACACTAAAATGGTGTCTGCATATGATATGATGGATGCCGTAGATGCTAAATTGGTTGTCTGCAGCCATGAAGAGTATCATAAGAATCTTGGTTTACAGCAATACATCGCAAAAAATGGCCTGCCTTGTCTAATGAGATATGAAGCAGAAGGTGATGCTTTCGGTGGTGCTGGTGGTAATTGTATTACTTATACACGCTATCCAAATACAGAATTCAAAGAAATATTACCTTCATGTGCCGATATTTTCAACTACAAGCCAGTTGGCGAGTTGGATAAGACCCCATCATATGAAATCTCAATTAAAAACTACGTCAATCCAAGATTTTTTAGAACAAAAATTGGAGAAAATGAAAAGTTAAATGGTTTCAAAATGTTTAGAGGCTATAATGTTAGAAACGAATATAATTTTGGTGATATGCCAGATGCTGACTTATGTCCGTTAATTCATCAAGCTAGATATGGTGTGTCACTGTATGTAGATGGGGAAAGCTGTATCACCTCTGACGTTTTCAATATTCTTCACTGCGGGGTTCCATGTCAGTGTTTGAGCGATACAGAAGAACATATGAGAAAGTTAATTGAGGACACTTTCGGACAAGATACTACCCAATTATTGATGAAATGTGACCTGCCTAAAAAATACACAAACTTCGACCGTGCCATCACAATCAGTAAACTCTTTAACTTAGGCGTAGAAAAGGACTTACGGAATGAATCGGTCAAGTATAAGTGATTATGATAAGTTCAAAAATGCTGTATATGAAGCAGCTACTAATGGATGTAAATTTAGGAATTTTCTAAAACATCCAGCTATTCTGGAAATTTTCGGACATTATAAATACGAAAATGCTCTAAAAATCTGGGACGAGATGAGAGAGGAAATTTTAACTTCCCCTTATTTTCCAGACAATCAAGATAACGGTACATTTTTTAGCAGAAAAGAGCAAGAGGAATGTGGAATCCATACTCCCAGTCAGGCTAAATATTTTCTTCTGCCAGAATACGATAAACTGGATTCTTTTGCTACTGATGATAGATACTTCGAATTCCAATCATTTTTACTAGAATTTATTCGTGTCGCCCATGATATGAAGAAAAGTCTCGATATCGAGAACTTGTTCAATTATCAGATTGTGGAGCTTGGTGTCGGTTTTCTAGGACAATATCTTACTTTAAATGGCGATTATCAGCAATATTACCTGATTGATTTACCAGAAGTATTGCTACTTGCAGAGAAGATTATTAAGAAAAAATGTCTCTGGGAGAACGACGCCACAATTGGCAGCTATATGTACAATTGGAGAAGTACCTCTAGCATCTCCACATTTGACCTAGAACGCTATCCTTTTAAAAGTCGAGGTTTAGACCATAATGGTATTTTTTTAAGCTCACACGCGTTCTCAGAGCTTACTACAGAGCATCAAGACGTTGTTTACGACAAAGTAATCCGTCATTGCAGATATGGATACCTTTTGATGAATCAAATTAGTCACTTACATGGGGTTAATTCTTACTCTATGAGTGAAAACATTGAGAAATTAGAAGGTCTTGGAAAAACAGTCAAAGTGCATGAGGAATGGCCTTTGACATTCAAAGGAAACCACGTAATTACTTGGATGGCAGAATGAAAAGAAGACACACACCTCTGAAACAAGAAAACAAGGCAGTACCGGCCCTAATGGACATGAGAATGGATTTTTTAATGGGTGGGTTGGAATGGGATGAGGAAGAAGGAAAAGTGTTACGGGCACTGATGATTCAGATTGATAATCTGCATCCAGAGCTTAAGGAATATGTATTAGACTCATTTAAGGAAAAAGAAGATGGACAGACGTAATTTTTTTAAAATTTTAGGACTTGGTACTGCAATCGCTGCTGGTAAGAAACTGGAAGGTAAAATACCAGAAGAGATTGTAGAACCAACAAAAGATGTATTAGACAAACGTGTGAAGCCACAAACTTTTACAGCAAGTGGCTCACCGATTAGTTTTTCAGGATAGGAGATAAAATGAAAGATAGAGATATCGCACTAGGTTATGCAGAAGTAAAAAATGATGAGCTGTTGAAAAACAGGTATAAAGACGGTTACAAACGGATGGCAGAAGTAGTCAAAGATAATATCGGTGCTGTAATCGCATTGAATGGCCGCTTTGGCATAAACTCTATGTTGAAGCAGTACTTGAAGTGTTACCATTACGACGCTGTTGTTCTAAATGGCACACACCAAAAATATTTCTTCAATGTGTGTAAAGAAGACTTAGAGGTAGATGGTTTTTATACATATCGGCCTGATATTGCAGCTTATGATACTGTATTGGTTGATTCATCTGACATTAGTGAAGAAGAATATGTTAGTCTGATTAATCAAGTTAATGATGAACAAAACCTGATTACAATTTACGATGGTGTCCTAGCATTCTCACCACCAGATGGTAATGGGAACCATATTCCTGTATTCGAGCTTGACTTATTCCTAATTCGTGGTCAACGTGAAAACGATTTTATCATGGATGAATTCAGTCCTGAAACTGAAGAGCTGCTTGAGAAAGGACTGGAAGACGCTAAGAATGGGAATCTTACTGAAGGACCAGACCTTGAGTCTGATTTAGGTGATGGGGATGAAGAGTGATTACAAAACAGTAGTTATTATATCCGGGCTTCCCGGCTCAGGCAAATCAACAATTAAGCGTGATTTGGTTGAGTCGATGCTCACCCATAGATACAGCGTACAAGTAATTTCACATGACAATTACTTTATGGAAAATGGTGAGTATAAATTCACAGAAGAAAAATACTCTGCTGCCAGACCTGAATGTAAAACAGATTTCGATGAAGCTGTAGATAAAGGTATCAACTGTATCATAATTGACAACCCTAATATGGATTGGGAAGATACAAGATACTACATTAAAAATGGACTAGTTTCTGGATATAATATCCGCTTCAGAGAAAGTGAAACTGAATGGCGGTGGGATGTAGAAGAATGTGCTAAAAGAAACGTACATGGTGTTCCAGCAGACTGTATCCAATCTAAAAAAGACAGATATATGCCGCGTGTTGTTTTAATTAAGCGTGCGATGTATTTCTGTGAAAAAAAGGATATTGAGGCAATACCTGTAAAAATTGAAGAAAATAATTACGGAATCTATCTCCCACAAAATAAACCATCCCATTTATGTGTGGATGATGAATACAGTGGAGAGAATTTAATTAATTACCTTAATGCTTTGAAAATTGGTATAATTGATTGGGAGGCAATAGAGTGAGAGTTGGAGTTTTACTACCAAGATATAATGACTGTCAATTAGCATATGAGTGTGTGCGTAGTATTAATGCACATATTTATGATAGTGTTGAGGACGATTATATTCTCTTCTACGAAAACATCTCAAACTTCCCAGTAGTACCTTTATGTGCTGCAATGACGCCTGACGAGATGTGTATGTTTAATGATGGTATTTTAATCAGCACAAACATGAATAATCTTGAATCCACAATTAAAACAGTCAATACCTCACAAAAGGTTTTATATTTGGCTGACATTGAGTGGATTAGACCAAATTACAACAGAAACTATAAGCAAAATCTAGAATGTCTTGATGGTGTAAAACTAATTGCTAGAAGCGATAGACATGCTCAGATACTTAGAAATTATTGCGACAGGGATGTTTCTGTTATGAGAAATTTCAATATCCCTGAAATAGTACGACAGGTGAAAAATGTCCAAGAAGAAATATCAGAAACCAATTAGTGAAGCTACAGTCATTAGCTTATATCAAAAAGAACACAGTTTAGCTGAGATAGCGGACAAGTTTAACACTTATCCAAACAAGATTCTTCGTATTCTGAAAAAGAATAACATTCCACGCAGAACAAATAGTGAGTCTCAAAAAGTTGCCATCGAGCGGGGAAGGAAAGATGCTCCAAATGATGGCTCACCACTAAGCGAAGAAATGAAAAAGGCTATCAGTGACGGTATGGCAAAACACTGGGAGGGAGCAAGCGACGAGTTCAGAGAACAACATCGTGAGCGTGCTGCGGAACAGTGGAAGAATATGTCAGCAGAAGAAAAAGAAGAGCTGCAACGAAAAGCCAGAAAAGGAATCCTTGAGGCTTCTAAGAACGGTAGCAAATTAGAGGTAGATATCCGTAAGTTTCTAACACAGAATGATATCTTATTCTACAGAAATAGAAAAGGTGTATTGTCTAATGCGGAAATGGAAATTGACGTATTTATTCCTGCCTATAACATTGCTCTTGAAGTCGATGGTATTTATCACCAACAGGCAATCCATGACCAAGCTAGTTTCGAGAGACGCAAGCAGGCCGACCGTGAAAAAAACGCTATGGCAATCAGAGAAGGACTCTGGGTAATCCGTGTCCGTGTTCTCCGTAAGAATATTTCAAAAAAGAATCACCGTGATGTGTGCGATGCACTGCTTGCAGTAATCGAAGATATCAACGGCAAGAAGAAAAAGAAAATTATCAACATCGATATCACAGAAGATGGTATTGTAGTAAACGACGAAAGGTAAGTAATGTCTAAAGAAACCGTTGCAGATATCCGTGCTGAATTAGTATCCCTTGGTATGACTAAAAAAGAGGCAAACTCAATTAAGGGTAAAGCAAACCTCATTGAAGCAAGACAGGGAATGAAGGCTTCTGTAATTGATATTGAGGAAGATTATGAAGTAGAATATCCAGAGTATGAGGGAATTGAGAATTCTACTGAAGACGCTTATGAAGTAACATATGAAGATGAAGCAGCAGAAGACGCTGCAATGCAAGTATTCGACAAAGCATATTTCAATAATGACGATTATGAAGTAGAATACGACGACATCGATACAGAAGAAGAGTTTGACCCATTCCATAAAGAAGTGGAAGCTATCGAAGATAAGATTGTTGATGCATCCCAAATTCAACTAGGTGGTCCAGAGTGGCAGGAATATGTTATGGGATTATTCACAGAAGAAGAGCTGATTCCAAACCCAGATAACAAAGACCAACGTATTCCATGTCTGGCAGGTCTGAGTCGTGTAGCCAGCTCTATCTATAACATGAATTTCAGCGGCCCAGTTGCCATTGAAACTGGATATATCAACAACCATCCATCTGCTACAGTTACATATCGTATTGAGGCAGAATATGAAGGACGAACATATGTAGCAGCAGCAGTTGGTGACGCTTGGATTGGTAGTATGGACCCACAGAATCCAAAATCAGTGTACAACCGCTACCCAGCAGCTATCGCTGAAAGCCGTGCCGAAAGCCGTGCACTTAAGAAGCTGCTCCACCTGCGTAATGTTCCTTCTTATGAGGAAATTTCACGCACTGGAGAGGCAAACAGCTATCATTCCCCGTTCTTTGATGAATCCATTGATGAATCCCCTCTGGAAATCAATGATACGCAGAAAATGATTATCAATCAGAAGGCCAAACAGTTTGGGATTGATGTATTCAAGTTGATTAACAAGCCTCATTTTGTAAATCCTGAAGAAAATCCTGAGATTTTGTTTGACAAAATAGATGATGTCCCATACAATGTAGCCAGTCAGATTGTTACTGAGCTGTCTGCTTACCAAAGTGCGACAGAAGAAGGTAAAGAGATTCCGCAGGAAATTTTACTCTAATTTGAGTTTTTCTTTCTGCCAGCCTTGACAAATAGGTGGAATCACTTTACAATGGTTCCGTCTATTTTAATTAGGAGAAAGTAATGCCACACTACGAAGACGAATATTACGAAGATATCTATTCATACTATGAAGACGATGACGATTGGGATAGTGAATATGAAGATGATGATTGGTATGACAATGAATTCGACTCAGAGTATGATGAAGACTATTATGATGATTTTGATGACCGTTGCTGGTAAGGAAGGAAAAAGATGATTTTACTTGATGGTAAACCGATTAATGTGACCACATTCCCAGACCACACTTCCCAAGTGTGGAAAGTTGAAGGCTTGGAAGATGCGAAACGTGTTGAATGGCGATATGAAAACGATTCAGAATTTCTGCATCTGATTCAGCTTATAATGCTTTTGGAAGAGCTTGATAAAGAGATTGAATTATTCATCCCATTCATGCCATATGCTCGTCAGGATAAGCCTGTTTCAAACGAAACAACATTTGCTGGTGCTACATGTGGATGGTGTATTGGAAGTGTTGGAAGTTACATTAGTAAGTTAACAACTGTTGATGTTCATAGTGACATTGTCATTAGGATGATTTCTGGCACATCACTAGCACTGAATAATATTAGCCCTGAAATTGACAATATCTACCCACAGTCATTGATAGATGTTGTAAATGAATATGATGTAGTAATCTTCCCAGATGAGGGGGCAAAAGAGCGTTACGGGAAGCTATTCAATCCAGAATTCAAATACAGTTTGTCAAAAGTCCGTGACCAACTGACAGGTGAAATTCTTTGTATGAGATTTAACGAAACAGATGTTAATCTTAGAAACAAGCGATGTATTATTGTGGATGACATTTGTGATGGTGGTAGAACTTTTGTTGGAGTGTCTGATACGATTGACACAATGGACGCTGAGTGTGGAGAATTGGCTCTGTGTGTGACACATGGAATCTTCTCTAATATGTCTATCCTTGACAGTATGTTAGGGCGGCATTTCGACAAAATTTACACTACAGACAGTTTGTATCGTGGTATGACAGCAGATGACTGGCGTATCGATGCAGAACAGAGTGTAAAATATAATACTCTGTATAATGCGATGTTAACCGGAAAACTTTCTATTCTTTCATGTGATGAAGGGGTAGTGTTGTGAGTTGGACTATGGAAACTAATCTAACACCTAAACAACAAGAAGATTTTACTAAATCTGTCAAACGCCGACTAGCAAGACAGAATCCATTATTTTTTGATAAGGAAGTAACTATGAACTTAACTGGTACACAGATTATGCAGCGTGAAGAAAATAGAAAAAATAGATGCTTCAAACCATCTATCACTGTTAACCCATTGCTGAAATGTGATGGATACAAGCTGGGGCACCGCCAGCAATACCCAGAAGGGACTGAGCTTGTCTATATCAACTTTACACCACGTAAGTCCCGTGTTGAAGGTGTAGAGTATATGAGGTTCTTTGGCTTCCAAGCTGTTATGGACCAAATTCTAAATGATTTTCACGTCAATTTCTTTTGCCAGCCAAAAGATGTCGTTGTAAACGAATACAAACGAGTAGTTTCTGCATACTTGGGCAAAGATGTTGATGTAGAGCATGTAGCAAAGCTGCACGATTTGGGATATCTTCCAATTAATGCTTGTGCATTGCCTGAAGGTTCCAAGGTTCCTATGGGGGTCCCCTGTATGACCATGTGGAACACTGTACCAGAATTCTTCTGGTTGCCTAACTACCTTGAGACTATTATCAGTGACAAGTTGTGGATGGCGTGTACAAGTGCTACAACTGCTGGAGTGTTTAAGGAACGTTTTGATTACTGGGCAGAAAAAACTGGTGCTGATAAAAACAACTTCGTACCATTTCAAGGTCATGACTTCTCTTTTCGTGGCATGGCTGGTGAAGAAGCGGCTATGATGTCTGGTGCTGCTCACCTTATTCCTTTTGTTGGTACTGATACTATCCCAGCTCTGCGGTGGTTGGAGCATCACTATGATGCAGACGTCACAAAAGAGTTGGTGGGATGTAGCGTAGATGCTACTGAACACAGTGTTATGTGTGCTGGTGGAATGGATAATGAGCTGGAAACATTCCGTCGTCTAATTGAGGATGTTTACCCAACAGGGATTGTTAGTATTGTAAGCGATACATGGGATTTCTGGAAACTGGTTACTGAGTTCCTACCTCTCATGAAGAGCACAATTATGGCTCGTTGGAAGAAAGACCCAACATCTAAAGTTGTAATCCGTCCTGATAGCGGCACCCCTCATAAGATTCTGAATGGGGACCCAGATGCTGATACTGAGCATGAAAAACTCGGTCTTATCGGATGTCTACATGAGATTTTTGGGGCAGAAGAAAATGAGGCTGGCTTCTACGCTGTTCACCCTTGTATTGGTGCTATCTATGGTGACGGCATCAACTTTGCAGAGCAGGAGCGTATCCTGAAAGGTTTACATGATAATGGATATGTATCTACTAGTGTAGTATTAGGGATGGGAAGCTACACATACCAGTACGTTACACGAGATACATTCGGAACAGTATGTAAGGCAACTTACTGCGAAATCAATGGTGAACCGCGTGAGATTTTCAAATCGCCTAAAACTGGTGCATGGAAGAAGTCTCACCGTGGATTACTGAGAGTAGATTTTGGTCTCCCGCCAGAATGTGCTGATATGGAATATGACGAATTAACTTGGGAGCCTCATAGATATTATGTTACTGAACAAGTATCTTGGGAAGAACAAGGTGGGGCTTTAGAGCCAATTATTGAAAATGGAGATTTTGTCAAGCGTCAGATTTTAAAGGATGTAAGAGATACATTCCACGCTTGTTAGTGAAAAGCAACCATATTCGGTTGTCTTGAGAAAGACAACCGTTTTTGGTTGTCATAAGAAAAAGAGGTAGATATGAAAATTATTGTAAATTCACAAGGTAAGTTGAATTTTGAAATTGAGGTCGGGCAACAGACTGATGCTTGGGAAGACCTAGCTAGTATCAGAGAGGTATTTGGTGACCGCGTCTGTAAAAGATGTCAAACTCCAGATGCGGAATTCTTTGTGCGTAAAGCGAAGTCTAAGAATGGCAAGAAAGAATACACTTACCATGAATTGCGTTGTAGCAAGCCAGATTGTCGTGCAATCAAGGCATTTAGTGTCATGAATGATGATACTGGGAGGATGTATCCAAAAATCAAGGTTAATGATGAAGACCCAATGTATGAGGACTTCGTTAAAAATCCGGGTGATGATTGGGCCTATCTGCCATATGATGGGTGGATGATTTATAATCCTAAGACTGGGAAAAAAGAATAATGGATATGCCTTCAATAGAGGAAGCACAAAAAAAGCTGGAATATCACGAACGTTATACATCTATCGTTTGTTTTACTAAATATCATTGTGAACATATGACGCGGGAAGAATATCTTACGATGGCAGTAGCTGTCTTAGCTGATTCTTTGAATATAGCTGCTAATGATATCATTGAATTACAAAGAAAAAAAGCGGGCATATAGCCCGCTTTATTTTTTATAGATACTCAAGTTCGACATACAAACCGTATTCAGTTTTGGACCCGATACTATCAGGGCTGGCACTAATCGCTAGATAATAGTCGTGTTGGTCAGAATACGTCTCAGAACCGCTCTCACGCTCCCCAGAATAGCCGGGACTTGCAACTAGGTTAATTGCTACCGAACTCGTTCCAGACGTCGCATTAATCCACTCAGAGTCTCCTGAGCCGTTGTCGTTCTGTACCGTGTCAGGGTGAATCAACTCAGCAACGTAAGTTGTAACTCCAGAAGCAGCATTTGCTACAGTTGTTCGGTCGTAAATCTTGACCAAAGCATTCTGTGTCTTTACCGCACTAGTGTGAGTGAAACGTATGTTCAATGTTGCCAAGTAGTTAGGAATAGCTGTCAAAGCGACTGGGCTACCTGCAGAGTTAACAGTACCACTATCACTAGCAGCATATTTGATGTTATTTACCTGTGGACCCTCAGACGTACCGTCTCCGTTGGTGATAAACGTTGTAGTTTGAAACTCACCTACGTCAACAGACGAACCAAAGCTCTCTCCGTAAAAGCCTAGTCCAGAATCATTTAAGTTCTCTACTTGGAATGAATCTGCATAAAAATTGATAGTTGCCACTGATTATACCTCTTTCGTTATTTTGTGTACTCTCTATAAGATTATACACCTATTTTTACCTATTTTGCACCTTTGCAGGTTTTACATTTTTTGCTTAAAAAAGTTGGTTTTCCGTCAACTCTATCCCATTTTCCAATAGGACATGATTCTGACGCAATACAGATTTTGGTTTTTATGAAGCATCCACATTTTTTACATAAAATTCCGCTAAACTCACATGCTTCACAAATTTCTACCCTATACCTTTTTTCATCTTCAGTAGTATTATGAAAATTAGATTCAGCATATTTTATTATTGACTCCCATAATGACACTATTTTATCTCCCTCCCTATGGCAGTTTCGATATCGTCATGCATTCTTTTTCCAACAATGTATACGCTATTCCCGATAGAAATCATTTCATATATCTCGCTATAAGACGTTTGTAAATATCCATGACTTCCGTCTTCATAACTCATATCCTGCGGTCCAAAATAATATGGAGTTTTAAGAGCAAGATTTGTGTCAAAAGTTAAAAGGTTATAAGAGTATGATGCTTTAAATCTTGGAATAGCAGTAGGAACTCCTAGTACTAATGTGGTTTCAACCCCTTTGATGAAACCTGCTCCGCCAAATCCTCCTAATAAACCGTTCTCAGATAATCCTCCAACTGCTGTATCAGTGTAAACTTGAGAAAAGCCACGGACCTCGTTACCGTTGTAGTCAAAGCCAGAATTAAGATACTCATTCCCACTAGTAAGAGAACTAGTATCTTTTTCCTGCCTATCTATAACGATAGCATTATTTTGAAAAGGCCCACCAGTAACACTGATAGAGTCACCATCACTACTAACACTTGGTAAATCGCTGCCAACACTATTGTATGGATATACATCATACCCGTATGTTATAGTGTTACTAGTATATGTATCTGTAGCTGGACTAACAGTTTCATCACGTGTGTAAGAAGCAGTAGAATAGTCTGTAACACGCCAAGCCCATCCAAATACTCCTTGGGTCACCTCTATAGCACTAGTGTTGTAATTAGGAGTAATATATTGTCTGTCTACAAATAAATTGGCTGTAGTTTCTTTACCTTCACTAGACTCAGATTGGTAATGATATTCGAGATTATAAGGGGTAGATGAATATGCGTAAAAAGAACAGTAATCATGGTAGTATCGTCCGTGTTGAGTATTGTATCTACCAACAGAATCGCTTGGGTTATAATATTCAATACCTCCATATGCTAGTCGCTCTGTATGTGAGCAAACAAAACGATTGCCATTAGTGTCTAGTGGTAAATTCCTAATATCTGTAGTAATTGTAACCACACCATGAGCATCTACTCTAGTACTTAAATCATCTTGCACATTATCATTATAGGTATAAAAACTATTTTCTGTTAATACAGTACCATACATATCATCAAAATCATAATGCATACCGTATGGATTTAGTTCTCGCATTTTTGGATAAACCTGCGTCCCCCCAACCCAGATAATATCATCATCAGTAATAGAAATACAAATAGCACCGAGCATTGGCTCGCTACGCCCATTTTCATTTTTCTTATATTCAGGTAATTCATCATGGTCATAAGTAAAAAAGGGTGCCGATAATAACAGTTCTCCAGTAGTACCATCAATTTTATGGATGTCATTTAAAGCGGTTCCAGCAAATGACATATTTCCATTCTTTTTTAATGCTGTTCGGAATACGTCATATGCACCAAGACTTGTTCCCCTTGGTATTCCAACAGTATAAATATCTCCGTTAGAATCAACATCAAAATCAGCAGGAACATATGGATTTATTCTGAAAAATGTCTCTCTACCATTGAATTTATAAATTCTGTATCTTGTGGGTGCAACGTCACCGAATACATCTACTAATTCTTTAGTTTTGAAAATCACTGTAGCAGAATCGTTATCAGTAATATTAACAGTAAAATGTCCTAATACTTCATCCCAAGAATAGTTCGTAAATGCAGAACCCGGAGGGTCTGGACTACCAAGAGCAACGAATGCATCCTCGTTTACACTACTATAATAACTCTGTATACCAATATTTTTTTCTCCGCTTGAAATAAGAGTTCCACCAGTTACACTGTGCAGCTCCCACTGATAGTAATTGACATATTGGTAGACAAAATCTATGTAGTTATTACCTGTTGAGTACAAAATATTGTTCTCAGCAGCCGCTATATTCTCATCTGTGATAGAACTAACTTCTTTGTATACGAACTCAGCAGATGTGTCAGTCGCTTCATTGTGTAGATAGTATGCATCATAACTAGTACATCCAGTAAATCTATCCTGTAAAGAATAATCACTCAGGTCTAGAATTAAAAAATCGTATGAGCCTACAGTTCCAGATGTTAGCATATACATCTTGTTATTCTTAAACTTAATTCTGTAAATCAGAATATTATTACCGAAAGATGTTCTGTCATCTGTGATGATGTGTGAAGATAGAATTTTGTACTCATAGTCAATTATAAACAGAAACAATGAGTCTCTAACTTCAGTAATACCTCTTGTTAGTCCACTGGCTCCAGCTAGTCTAACTATGCAGTAAATATTACCATCGTAAATTTCATACCCTAGCAAGTCTGGCTCATCCGTAGCAGAATCCCAAATGAATCCTTCTGGGACTTCATTGTATGTTGGATTTAATGCAAGAAAAGCAGAATCATAGATATTCTGAATGTCAACCAAAGAAGTTAATCCGGGGTCGTAGAAGCTCTCAAGCAATCTACCATACCAGATAGGACCAGTTTCTCCTAGAACCTCAGTGTCTGTTGGATTGTCGTATACTCTATAGTACAACCTTCTATCTGGTCTGCCGCCTGTGTTTCCTGAAAAATCACTATCTAATTTAACCGTGTTGCCCAATACATCGGTATATTCATACGTCATAAATAAAGGATTCTCACTAACTAAATTAGCATTGTATCTTTTTACATTGCCAATAATATCTGGTGCAGAGTTGCTATAACCAGAACCATCAGCATCTGGAATTTCATGTAGTCCGTCCTTTGCGTACGTACTTACACCGCCATCAGTATTTGGGAAAATACCGTATGCTCGAAAACCTCTATACGTATTGTCTTCGTCTTCGTAGTCTGTTGCAGGATGGTCCTTAAAATGGTCTGCAAAATTTTTAACTACGATATCGTTATTGACGTATGAAAGTTGTTGTGTTGTGTACCATTCTCCACAACATTGACATGGTCTACCCATTAGCAACCTACCCAAATCGGGATATATTCATCCCCGTCTTTTCTTACTTGTACGAATACACCAGATGAAGCTGACAAACTTGGGTCACGATTAGTAACAGTAATCATATCACCTGTGTATTTGAATTCACCCACACGTGGGTCTTTTCTAAACACCTTCATTTTAGCTGTAGTTCCCTCATAAGGATAAACAGTCTCTCCTAATAACCCAGTACCCAGTTCGTACGCACTTAAATCTTCTTCTAAATATCCTTTGAGGACAACAGGGGAAGAATACCAAACTCCCCGCTCTTCATCAAATGTTAAATCTAAAGGCCCAACCTTCCAAGTATCTCTTCTTTGTTTATGGTTAACAACATATCTATCAACATCGCTCTTTGTTCTTTGCGTGCTTTCATCATACCTGTTTGGGATTGGGAAGCCGAACGCGTCTCTACCATAACCGGCAATCATCAAAGGACCACGATGAGCCATAGCCCGATAATCATCACTACTAGTATCTGTTAGTCCGCCAGCAGGAAGACTAGAACCAGTAGTAAGAACTTGAATATCATGGTCACCACGAAATGGGTCTGCTTCATTTCTGTAAACTACAACCTTAGTTGGTGCAGTATTCTCATTTACAGAACCAAAGAATGGAAACGCTGCGGGGTTACTACTTCCATCTGGATAATAAGCATCTGTACTATATGCGGCATGAAATCCATCCATACTCATTACAGCTTTACTTTTATACTTAGATGGATTAATATCATCCTGAACGGAGAAGTGACCAGTAGCAACAGATTGACTACTCGTGTTACTATTTGGGTTACTGTCATTCTGGGCTGTTACAACCGCATTTGTAGTATTCTTCTTTTTAGTTTTATGAGTTTCCTCTGGTACTTGATAATTACCGGGAATATATCTTGAAGAATGGTCGCTCGAACCAAGATAATCTCTCAATTTTCTTCTCGTCAACTGCTGTGTTTTGGCAATCCTTTGTAATGCAGCAGTTTGCGACTGTGTCACCCCCTGATTAGGTCTTGGGGTCCACGTACGCATATTGTAAACGGTCTCAAATCCTTGAGTTGTTTTAGTAATATTGATGTCTGTGATATATGGGCCACTAGCAATAAGCTGTGCACCCAGATTTCTGTTAGGAAGGTCTGGGAATGTAATTGTACCAGTCTCATCTTCCATAAAATAACTGATAGCACTTGCAACGCGAGCAGTACCAACCAAATTCATAACTGCCTCACTACCAAAGTTCCAAGGAACCAAGTCTGTAGCATATTCAAAATCTACACGACCTGCAGCACCAGCAGCAGACCAAGGCCCATATGTTCTCAGATTATCCTTAAGAGGAACAATAGCCATATCTGGCAGAGTAGCAGCAGCAGCATATCCCCATGAGTAAGCACCAAGGGATGAGTTGCTTAAAATGCTATCGATATATTCTTGTGTAATGTTTGGGTTGGTTTTTTGTGCAACTTCTAATAACTCTTCTAGAACTCCAAGAAGAGTACTACGACTGTTTAAAGCATGCGTTCCAATAGTTCCCGGTAAGGTTACAACAGCACGTGGAATATCATCACCAATGTTTACAACTTGGCCTACTACTACGTCTGCCAATATAAACATATCATTCCCACTGATAATCAATGAATCAGGAGAGAAGTCTGTAAAATCGTAGTTACGGTAATTTTTTACCCTCATCATAACCTTGATACGACCGTCATCTGTAGTATATCTATTGAAGTCTGATGGTAGATATCCACTATCAATCAATCCAGATAGAGTGTCACTATCTTCATCAATCCATCCTGCTGTCTCCGGCTCTTTTGTTAGTCTATATTCACCAGTTTCTGAGTCTTGGGTAGTACCAGCAGTAAATGAAAATGGTAGATTAACCATAAATTTTCTACCGTAATACTCTGTTGCATATTTACGAACAAACTCATATAATCTACCAACAGAGTTATTCAATGTGTTACTGAATTGATTGAACTGTTCAATGTTAATTTGCTTAGCTGTTTTTGACATAATCTTGCCAACAGACGGGGTTTGGCCATTTGAGAATAAGGCTACAACATTCTCATTAAGTCCACCACTTAGCCCGATTGTATCAGCACGTTTGTATTGTAACGTGCTAGGAACACCATTTCTGACCTGAAGAAAATGTTCCCAAGACTGTCTATCAGATAATGCAGCACGCATTTCAGCAACATCCATAGTATAAGTATCACCTACACCGAAAACATCTAGATGTCGAGTATCAACCGTAATTTTATGGTCATTACCAGTACCAGTTCCCAAAACAGCAGTGCCATTAGGATTAAACCCCCAAAAAGGCCAGATATTAGCAAGTGAGTCAATACCACTATTGTACTCTTGAAAATACATATCTATTCTTTGCCCGCCAACAACGAACTTACTTGTAACGTCGTTTCTTAACTCTTTACCGTTTTCTTTTGCCATAGCACCATTAACACTGGTTACAAAATCTTGGATAGCTGTAAAAGAAACTGGTTGAGTACTACGTGGAATTGTGCGTAATTTTATCGTATCAATACCTGAAGAATTAATCATCTCCAAATAAAAATCGTAACCCGCATCACCACATACCTGCTGAATAAGCTCCAAGACTGTAATACTTGGACCAGCAATTCTATAGTTGGCAGAAAAAATAGGAAGCTCGCTCAAATCAAGCCCAAACTGAATTATACCATTTGACGCATCATCTCCACGGAACTTAATAGGAGTTATAGTAGTAAGTAGAGTAAGATAATTCACTACATTGAATAGTGGCATACCTGATTCGTTCACATTAGAAGAACCAAATTGCTGTTGCTCTAAGTATCCATATACATTGTATAAGTTTGGAACAGTTACAGTACCTGCATAATCAGAAACAACAACTTGAACGCCGCCAAGAATCTCTCTAGCGTCTGTTAAACTGACGTCATATACGTAAAGGGCTCCTGTATTGCCAACCCTTTTCCAGTTTCTGATAATCCCGCCAAATGAGAAGTCTCCCCAAGTAAAATAAGCGGGACTACCATTTTTTACCACCCCAGTTGCGAAGTCTGGAATTCTATCTCCGTTTGATTCATCTACAACAACACGTATAGATAACTCTGCACCACCATCGCCTCTCCTAATAGAAGAGTTGATAGATTGTACTGAGGCTCCTAAAAAAGTTGCTCTTGTGTAAGCCATGTTCGTTCCTTAAATCCTAAGCGTTGATTTTTAAACCAGCACTAGTTGTGCTAGTATCATTTTCATATGTCCATTCTACTGAGTATGAATATCTACCAGTTAATGGATTCCAGTTGTCTGTTTGATTGCTGACAAAGCAGGTACTTAAATATGTGTTTGGGTTCGCAGCATCGACGATGTTTTGAATGTCAGCCATAGCAGCATTAGACGGACCAGTAAAACCAGTAATCAAATTGTCTGGCATACCAGATACTGGGTCTAAAACTACCTCGATTGATAATCCACGTTTCAATGATTGGTATGTTCCAATATCTTGTAACTTTGGTCCTAATTCGCGGCCAATGATAGCCTGCTCAGCAAAAATGTTGACTCCCCAGTTGTTTGTAACTGCGATAACCTCGCTGCGAGAACCAGTAATAATATTACTTGGCCTATCATCATACTCATATGTGTAAGTGATAACTCCACTGGCTGGGTTTCTACCAACTGTGGCAGTGATAGGAATGGTATTTAGAACCGCAATGCCGCTATAGTTTTGTGCCCGTGTAATTAATAAGCCTTGAATAGTAGACCAAGCTGCATCTGCATTTTCATAGCCTGTCACGGTATCACTAACAGAGTTTGCTGACCTCTCATACAAACCAGTAACAGTACCTGATATACCAACTCGTTTTACTCCAGTATCACTAGCTTCTGTTGTAGTTACTGTGAATTGCTCAAGGTAGTTCTGGTTCGCAATAGTCCAAGACTCAGTCAGACTAAAAGTACCAGCAACCTCATCGTATGTAATACTTCTTGTATGGTTATACGGTGCACCGGGATTGTCTGGGGCATCTGGTGCACCTGCAGACGGGTCATAAGGTCCAGCACCAATAGGTAATAATGCCTGAGAAATGGCATCTGAACTATATCCAGCACGAGCAGTTACAAAGTCTCTAGCATTTTTCCATGCTGGCTGTGCAATACTACCGTCTGCTTCGAATGTTAATTGTCCAGTGGCATTGATTGTATGAGTTAGCGTATATGTTCTAGAGTCGTTATTTGATGGAGGATTAGAACCTTCGCCAAGACTTAAAGATACACCCTGTGCTTGCTCATTTGATTGTAAAGACCAATTCTCAGATGCAGAAGTAATATTGAAATCAAAGACACCTAAGTCTTCCTCATTATCACCTACAAGACTACCACCAGATAATCTATTAGTAGTAACATTGATTGTGTAAGTTGCACGGTCGAACCATCTGCCCTCTGGGAAGTTAATTGACTCAATGATTGGATTACACTTAATAGGAGCAGTACCATCTGCTGACTGAAATTCTAACTCTAAACCATCAGTAGCGAATAGCTGTCTTAACGCTTCAGTCTTTCTCTCAATAGAAGCAAGACGTGAATCAGCATCTACATCTTCATCATTAGGATATCCACCAGCAGCCCAAAAGGTTCCATCACTCATTGGAGAACCTTTGTAGGCGAATAATGTTCCACTAATTGTTAAAGAGAATTTCGGTGAAATCTTTTGACCATCACCAGAACGTTGATACTCTTTATTGATTGTAACTAATGGGGCGGGAATAATCCGCTTACCATCATACATAACTCTTGTTTCTGCCATTATTAGAATCCGTGTGTATAAAGTGTAATATTGCCACTATCATCTACTGTTGACGATGGCATAAATAATGTAGTTGATTTAGTTTCAGATGGTACGCTATTGATAAATAGTGTAGTGTTGTCATCAGAACCACTTGCGACCATCATATACATAGACATGCCACGCCAGTTATATTGCTGGTCTCTTTCGATATAAAGAGGCATATTACTATCAGACGGGTAAGCTCCTGCAGTAGTGCCGGGGGCAGAAATAAATAATGTTTTACTATCTGTCTCTTGCACAAAAGCATTTTGGATGTATAATGTGGTTGAGTCAGATAATGACTCTGCAACATTTTTGATATATAAAGGCATGTTAGAGGTGATATCTGCACTAGATGGAGAGTTAATAAATAACGGCATCTCAGCATCTAGTTCTCCAGAATTATCTGCCTTCATAAATAGTGTAGTTACCTTTCGATGGGCAGACTCGGTAGCACCCCAAATGGATAAGTCATGTCCGCTTGTAACATCATCTCCAAAACCATTGATATACAACGGAATATTATTATCATCTTGGAACACACCATGAATGAACAAGGTGTGATTACCAGAATCATTGGATAAACCATGTGTAAATAACGTTGTATTGTTATCGGACGTAACATGACCACCAGTAAATAATGGAGTTGTTTTTGGAACTATGCTATTCTGTAAAAACAGGTCAATTGTACTAGCATCATAAATACCACCAACTGTATGTAATGTTACTCCAGTTGGGCTAATGAATTCATGCCCTACTGTATTAAGGGTAATATTATCAGTAGGCATTTCAGCATAAGAGTGTAACGTCGTATCTGCTGGATAGTAACTATTCTGCAGGAATAATGTTGTAGAGTTTTCAGTGATAGATTGACCTTCTACATCAACATCTAATGCAAAAATTGATGCACTTAGGCTGGTTGAAGCAGCAACATAACGTGTATATCTAACAGAGATTCCTACATAGTCAATATTCATAGACCAAGGCTTGGAACCATTAGTAACAGCCTGAATCTTAACTCCAAAACCACTACTGTTAACAATTTCTGGTGTTAATGAGGCTCCCCAAACAGTACTAGAGCTTCTAAAGATATCAGTACCTATAGAACCTTCTTGTGGGGAAAAAGTTTGCTCGTCACTAATCTTAGTACCACTGTCGTCTGTTAACCAATAAGATACCGTAGCCTGCATATCTGCACCACCCGGCTCTTGAAAATAAGACGAAGATACTTTCAGGTATACCTCAACAACCTGCTGGTCTGCAGCTAATGAGAAACCGAAGTTAGACAAATACAATGTTTCTGACTCTGCAGAAGCAGCACCTACAGTACAATACAATCCATCTACAATAGTAGTATTATTCAAATCAGACCAAGGTTCTGTTCCGGGCGAAGCACTAGATACAGTAGATGCCGTGCGATATCCTTCTGAAATAAACTCAATATCGTCATAGCGAGTTTCAGAAAATATCTGTAGGTCTATGTATGTATTACTTAAATCATACTCATTCCAATCTGTCTGTTGTTGGCTAATATCATTTAGTGGGAAACTATATAAATTTGGTGTTTCACTGACGATACTAATCAAACTACCAGAACTAGTAATATTCGATGGAGATATACTTGCAATTTCTAAACCATTGTTATCATACAAAGTTGTATATCTCTTATGTTGGATGGCTGGCAAAGGAAAAGTTGTGCCGCTCCCACTTGCATAAATATCAGTAATATCATCTAATGTAAGTGCTCTTCCCCAGATTCCCCATTCATCAACAGACCCATCAAAGAATGACTCACTGACAGACATTGTTGAATTAGAGCTTACTACAGCAGCATTTCCACCAAGATACATGTCGTAGAAAACATACCCGATATCGTAGTTGCTGTAATATTCTTCTGTAAAATCTTCTGCATTGACACTAATCTTTATCTTCCGTGTATTGATATCAAATACACATACAACAAATACCCATGTGTCTAATGGTATTACATCACTGTATACAGTTTGAACATTCTCACCAGTGAAAGCTCCTGTATCTGGACTAACAAACGAACGGTTAATTGCGAACTGCAGTCTACCATCATCTATCATTCTTAGCCAACTAGCGGTATGACATAAGCTGCCATCCCCAATTGCAAAAATCAGTGAGTTAGTATAAGAGTTAACCTTAATCCATCCACCGAAACTTTTATCAGAATCGAAACGATATGTCGCATTATCGCTGTTTGATATACTGCTGTAATAATAAGAATTACCAGCAAAATCTGCAGCATTACCAACCTTACCAGAAGAATGAGTAGGTGGAGTAGGTGAGAATGCACTAGATAAAGAGCGACCGGGAGTTACTGAGTCTGTAACTACACCACCAGCACCGGAATCTAAATCCCAGTAATTTAGTAAGAAGTCTCCATCGCTATAAAATGAACCAACTCCCCAGTCAGCAGAAGTTCCAAATATAGATGGTGATTTTGCCGCATAGAGGTTAAGTTGAATCCCACCACTCTCTGGACGTACCGCCATCTCACCAAGATTAATTCTTACTTTTTCATAGTAAGCCTTAATATTGTCATATTGAGTACCAGACTCATACACATCTTCAAAAAAACTATTCCCGGCAAGATTTCTTTGTACGTAATCTGCCGTATCTGGGGAAGTAGTCCCTTCATTGATTGCGTCATACCTTGAGGAAGAACCACTATTTACGTCCCAATTAACTAACGTAACATCTGGAGCTACCGGATATAATTTTTGTACAGACATTAAACTTTTCTTTCTGAAGAACTAGTACCAAGATTCATATCAGCAATTAACATCCCTGTTGAGTCATTTAATTTATCTTCAATCAATTTAGTGATTGCTGGCATCATATTAGCAAGTACTTCTGCACCATTAACAACTAAGTCAACAGATAGTCTACCTTCGTGACGAATTTCACTTGGCATCGCAGCCATCTTATCAGCAGCATCTAACATCCTGCTAGAAGCACTTTCCATCATAGATGCACCAGTAGTTAACCCTTCACTATTAGCACTTTCTGGTTTATTGGAATCAAGGGCTTTAATAAATTGCTTGAAGAAGTCACTCTCAGTAAAACTAGTTCTTACACGAGATTGATTAGACCCCGGATAAGTCTTAGTACCAAAAATTGTATCACCAGTAAATTTACCATCAACCAACTTGTTAGCTTCAAACGGAGAAACAAACTTGTCAAATGCAGCAGATTGTGCTTCAATCTTCTTATCTGAGAAACCTTGCTCTTTCAGATTATCTAAGAAGTTTTGCTTTATGACCGCACGACGTTCCTCACTCGCTCTCTGACCAATCAGTCCACCGGGACCAGTAATGTCTGAGAAGAATGTATCAATGATTCCTTTTTCACCTGCTCTCTTTGATTCTCTTCCTCCTTTTAAGAATGTGTCAGCAGATTGTCCTGTATTATATGCAGAAATTAAACCAGAGTGTCTTGTTGCCAATGCAGCAGAATTCTCTGCTTCTGCCATCTTAGCAGCAGCAATCTGTTGGTTATTACGACGAAATACCCCTTCAATACCACCACCATTAAACTGAGAAAACTCAACAGGTGTTGATAGAGGTCCGGGCTGTCCGGGCTGTACTGGTTGTCCTACTGGACGATTATTAATCTGACGTAATTTTTCTAACCCTCGGTCAACTTGTGACTCTGTAATAGGCTTAGGCTTGAAAGCATTGCTCCCCGGATTATCTTCTGGGTTAGCAAATGGATTGTTTCCAGCAGCATTTTGTCTTGCAGACTGAGCAGTACGAGCACTTTCTTCCATCTTATCACGGATATCTGTAAGTAACTTCTCTGCTTTATCTCTTTGCTCGACAGCTTTTGCTGAATTCTTTTCAAGATTTTTATTCGCTTCAGGGTCAAACTCAGATAATTTTTTCTTATCCGAAGCACCAATATCTGTGATGTTTCTTAGTTGAGTTGGAGTAAACTTAGTATTTGCTCTAAGCCCAGATTGTAAAGAACCAATCTGTTTATCAACATCATTTAAGTTAGTATTAAGAGTGTTAGTTACAACTTGTTCTAAAGCAGCATAAAACTGGTCTGGTGTAATGTTGTCTCTACCACCTAACAGAGAATCAAACTGCTTACCAATAATGCCAACTTGAGTTTGTGTAAAACCAGAAGAACTTAATTCATCTAGTAATGCTTTACGAACTGTAACAAACTCAACTGCATCGTTAATAGAACCTCCAGCTTTATTGAATGCTCTACTAACAAATGTCTCTCTGAATGGATTACCACCGGGAGCTAAATCTGCTTGTATTCTTTTTAGACCTTTTTCTCTTACCTCAAGCTCCTTGATTTGAGAAGTAGTCCCTAGAATACTACGTGCTTGTCCAAGTTGATTTTGATTAATACCTAAATTTTTAGCTAAGACCTCATTGCTTGCAAATTGTCCAGCTAGTTTTTCTACTCTATTATTAGCATTTTTAAGAGTGTTCTCAGCAGCAGCTTCTTCTGAACGTAAAAACGCTTGACGCATATCGTCCACAAATGAAGAGAACAGGCTATCAAGTTTTGCAATCATACGGTCTAATGCAGAAGTTGTGTTTTGTGCCAATGCCTCGTTTGCATCACGCATAACTTGGATTGCATCTACCAGTTTTTGCTCAGCAGTTTTTTCTGCCTGTCCGGGTTCTAAAAATCCTTTCAGGTTTGCTGGAGTGGCAGCTTTAAGAAGGTCTTTACCTAAGTCTTCAAGTTTTACTCCTTTGAATATAGCATTTTGGTTAGCTTCAATAAAAGGTAATGCAGCTTGTGCTACAGCTTTAGGAGTAGCAGCTAGGTTACCTTCTTTTTGCAACTTAAGCACAATATTTAAAGCAGCGATTTGACGTGCAAGCTCATTTTGTTCTTTAGGCGTACCGAAAGCCAGAGTCTTCAGAGTTCCAGTCACTACCTGTCTCTGAGCCTGTTGTTTAGCTAATTCATCTTGAGCATTTTTTACATTGATTGTGCTATCAGCTAGGAACTTCAAAGCATTTGTTAGTCTAGTAACTTCTAGACCAGCATCTCTAAATTCTTGCTGTGCTTCTTGTAATCCTTCACCGCCTCCAACGTTTAGTTTGTCAAGCCTATCACTTGCTTTTCTGAATCTTTCTTGTGCACCACCGGGGCCAGTTAATCTAGATTGGATTCCTGCAACTGTACGGGGACCACCCTGAGTTAAGACACTTAATTTTTGGTCAAACTCAGTATTAGCCTCTTGTGGTGTTAATGGTCTTCTCAATTGAACTGAACGTTGCTGTTGACCTAATTCAATAGAACGAAATCTGAAGTTGTTAGACTTATCAATTGCAGCTTGTAATTGTCCTAAACTTCCAGCAAGTACATTCTTTCTCTTAGCAAGTTCATCGCTAATATCAGCGAACGCTTTACCAAGAGTCTCTTCCATCGTAGAAGTTAATTTTTGAGCTGTACCAGCTAAGTCTTTACGAACTTCATTGATGATTGTAATATCCTTACCTTCATCACCGATGATTGCACGTGCCTGTCCGATAATTAAATCTCTAGCAAAATCTGGAACATCTTTTAGGCTATCCTTTAAGCGTGATACAAAATCGCCACCTTGCCCAAGTGGGTCTTGGTCTCTTAATTTAGTCAAGATTGATGGCAAGTCTTGTGAAACCTTGGCACTACTTACAATTTCATCTGCTAGCCGAGTACCAGCTTCACCGAAAAGTCCTCCAATATTACGTGCAGTATCTTTGAAATTAGCGAAGTCGCCAATATCTGAGAAGTTTCTAAATCCAACATCTGCACCTGAGAAGTTTGCAACAGCCTGTCCTTCAGTAAAACCAGATTCTCTTGCAAGAGTATTTTGAATATCAGATAATTTCTTAAACGAGTTAACCACCTCTTGAGAAATAACGCTCAGCTCACGCATACGTTGTGTTTCACGTTCTGCTAAGGCAATCTTTTGACGGTCTACTTCAAGAAGTTTGTTCTGTTGGTCAATCTGTCTCTTATACTTCTCATTCAATTCTTCTACAGGAATGTTCTGTTGTAAAGCTAAGAATTCAATTGTATCTTTCCCAGCTTTTTGGAACTCTGCAAAAGTCTTACTTCCTTCTGCCAGCTTTCCTAAGAATTCAGTTAAACCGGGAAGTTGAGTATTAATATCAGATTGAATATTTTGACTTGCTGTAGCATCACCAGCAGCAGCAATTTGTAGACGTCTTACGTTTCTTACATTTGAACCAACGCGAGAAGCATTTTCTGCAGCCGTACCTGCCCCGGATGAGATACCTTTTAAAAGTATCTCTACATCAGCAATTGCTTTTCCAATTTGAACTTCTTTAATTTGACTCTCAGCATTTTTAAGGCTAAGAACCATATTAGATACACCACCAATAAATGCACCAACAACTGCTCCCTGCGGTCCAAACAATGCACCAACACTAGCCCCAGTAGCTGCACCAGTTAAGAATCCGCCTGCACCAGATTGTAAAGTACTTTGACTTCCACCAGCAATAGATTCAGCACCACGTGAAGATAAGAATTGTCCTCCAACACCAGCTACAGCAGCACCGCCTAAACCTATATTAGTGATATTTTGTAATCTTGCAGCACGAATACGAGCATTCTTATATCTTGCCCTTGCCGCTTTTTTCTCATCTCTTGCTTGATTTCTAACAAGTATATCACTGTCTAAGTTTCCGCTTTTACGTAGAACCTCTGATTCTAAACTATCAAGTTCTTGAAATTGTGTGTTAGTACCATTTTGGAAACCAAGTGCTCGCTTACGCGTACCGATAGCTCTTTTAGAAGCCTTAGCTCTATTTTGTTTAGCTTTAGATAAATTAGAACGAGCAGCACCAATAGGTGTAGCAGACTGTACTGCTTGGTCAGCGGTTGCAAGTTGGTCCTCTAGCTTAAATTGGAATTCTGTTAAACCGCGATATTTTTTAATCTTGTTTTGGTAATCACGCTTAATTTCTCTTTCAATTTTAGCAGGTAGACCGCGACCGATAGACTTTAGTTCAAATGCCTCTCTTTGTGTTTGGAATGCTTTCTCAGCCTCAACACGTGCATCATTTAAACGACCACTCTTATTAAATCGATTAAGTCTTAATTTTGCTTCCGATTGATTTTGTACAGCAATGTCTGATTTATCAAAATCTGCTCTAGCAGAGTTTTCTCTAACTATTGCGGAACGCAGTTGCCCACGTGCTACTTTAGCTGCCTGCTCTGCTGCCACCTTTGATGATTCAATACTAGTACGCTTTGCATCTCTAATATTTTGTGCGTCAGTAAGTTGTTTTTCACTTTGAGAAACACGCGACTCTGCTCTTCTTTGTTCCCTACTAGTTGGTCTTAACTCTTTTTGGAATTCTTTAGCACTAGATGTTGCATTTTTAACAGCAATATTATTATTCTTAGTAAGTGCTGTCATAATGGCAAATTGGGCACCAAGAGCACCAATATAACCAATAACTTCTTCTACACCTTCTCCAAGGTCAAGCAATTGAGGAAGTACTTGTGCAGCAAGTGCAGCAGCACCTACGCCACCAGACAGTCCAATTTTATTAACTATTCCGCCACTAGCATAGCCAGCAATACCTCTTTTAACACGTCCACCTTTAGCAAATTTCTCTCCCGGCATACGCCCGTCATTTAAAGCATCAAAGAATTTTACTCCAAAAGTATTTACAGCATCTTCTTGTACTACGTACTCTCCACCACGCACCCCAATAACTCTATCATCAACACCTTTTGGACTTCTACCCGGAATTACTCCATTGTAACCACCAGTATTAAAACCACGGATTTTTGGTGCTTCAGGAGACCTTAATGTTTTTAAGAAACCGCCAGAACCGCCAAGGAATCTTGTTCCTAATCGGACAGCGGCGACACTACCTAAAACAGATAATGCTGGAAGTAATGGAACGATTGCATCGCTTAATCTAATCAAAGCACTTGTCATGCCAATTACAGCATTTGTAATAACTTCGAAAGACTTACTAGATGCAACAGAACGGATTAATGCTTCAAACTCTTCACGAACTTTGGCAATCTTAACTGACAGTGACTCTTGAGCAGTTGCAGCGTCAATGGCTAATGAGTTACTATTAGCTTGAGCCACAGCTAGTGCTTTCTCAGCAGTAGCAAATTCTTTAATTAATGGAATCACCTTAGTAACTTGACGGAAACCACCAAGCTCTTCGATAATCTGAGCAAATCTAGGGTCTGTACTAGGTAAATTCTTCAGTGCAGTACTTAAAGCACGAACAGCCTCATAACCACCAATGAACTGATTCTCAATACCATTAACTGTTCCCTTTAAATCAATTCCAGCATCTTGCAAGAAGTTTTGAGTACGAGTTCTTTGTAAACGTGTGAAGATAGTACGGAAACCAGTAGCGATACTCTCTGCAGATTCACGAGTAGTAGAACGTACAGATGTTAACAGAGCAATATATTCTTCCATGTTACCACCGGCAGCAGCGAACGCACCACCACCACGACGAATAGCAGTTGTAATGTCAGAAGATTCAATAGCGAACGCTTTACTAACAGAGTTGATAGAGCTTAACTTCTTCTCAATCCCATCAGCAGTAACACCAAACTGTCTGAAAATAGCAATGGTGGCTTCAGTAGTATCGTTGATACTATCGAATGTAGGAGAAAGGTCAGCACGAGCAATGGCACCTAAAGTTTTTTCTACTTCCTTCGCACTAATACCAGTTTGAGACAATGTACGTGACGCTTCATTCAAGCTCTTAGATGAAGCACCAAGACTTGTAGATAGAGAGGTAATCTCATTAATTAATGAAGAAAGCCCTCTAATGTTCCTTCCAGTAACCTGAGAAATCTTATATAATTCACGTTCAAATTCAACAGCTTCGCCAACAGACGTTTTAATAGCACGGGCTAAGTCGATAAAACCACTAGTAATAACAGTGAACGCAGCAAAACGTCTAATAGCTAAAGCAGACTGCTTACCAAAATATTCAATGGTATCGCCAGACTGTCTAGCAATCTTATTAGTTTTTGCTAACGACTTGTTAGTGGCATCAAGTGACTTATTCAGATTTCCTATAGCATTTTGCGTACCTTTAGGGACATTAATGTTAACTGTTCCATTAACACTATTAATACCTTTTTCAATCTGTCTAAGTGTTTGCGGTAGGTTGCGTGCTCTTACGTCAATCTCCGCACTATAAATCATCGCATTTGACATTATTACTCTTTTTTATTAAACCATTTTGACTTTAAATATATCAAAGCCGCTAGTATCTTTAATTTTATCCTCTATAAACGTAACCTTCTTAAAATTCCTATTATGTTTTAAATCTAGCTCTAATTTTGCAATCAGAACAGGCAAATCAAACTCATATTTATTCCTGTCAATCTTGTATTTCATATTGACTTTTATATCTTCTGACATATATGGTGAAAAAGTATCAACAGGAACTACCACACAAAAATTAATCAGACATTCATCCTGATTATCTGTTAAAACTTTAAACTCAACTGTAGCCTGACTAGCGTCAACTTTTTCAAAAAGTTCCTCGAAATTTTTACGCTTATCAGTCACCCGTAGAGTAGAACGGCATCCGTTTACTGTGCCAACAACATCTAAAATGGTTCCAAGTAACAGTGCAGTTATTTCAGAAGACGTCTGCTCGTAAACAGACGTCTCCTCTTTGAAAAAAATTTGGCAGAAAAAAGATTTGATGGCTGAAAACATTATACAGCCTCCACTGGATTACCATCATCATCTACGAATGGAGCAAACTCATCTTCCTCTTTCTTAACTTCTTCTGCTTCCTTGACAGGGGAGCCATCTCTCGTTACCTTATTGCCATCTTTGTCGATGAAGTTTAAATCCTCATCTACGAACTTGTACTTGATTAAGAACTTGTTCTCCGGCAACTCGTTCTCCCAGTTGTCCTCAAGACCATAATAGGAGTTTGCGAAATAACCACTTGCTTCAAATAGCCACGGATGGTCTGGACCATCTTTGTATTCTTCCACAGTTTGATAAATTTGGTTACCATCTTCATCACGAAGACATTTAACGAAAAGAAACTCAAATGCTGCATCCATACATTGAGACTCTACCGAATACCGCTTCAAGTCAGCTAAAGGAGCATGCATGGCATTAATTTTTTGTCTGCATTCTGTAATCTCCAATGCTAACTCACGACCTTCAGATAACTTGATTCCACCCTTTTTGAGCTTATCAATATTCTCATTGATTTTTCTAGCTAGGGTAATTTCCTGCTCTGACTTCTCTTCGTCCCAAAGTCCTTGTTGCTCAGCAATCTCATATAGCCTTGAACGTAGGATAGCTGTTGACTTACCGTTCTCATCTTTTTCGTTGATGAGTTTTGCGAACATTTTCTTTTCAACTACGTCCGCCTCACGATAGTCAGATTTACTTGGTGGAATAACAAATACTGTTACTTCGTTACCGTCAATGTCTTTTCCGTTAATTTGCTTCTTCTTCATTTTTCTTTCCTTTTAACCTTCTTGTGTTGGTCTTGGTTTTACTTTCATGTTGAGTTGATATCTTAACCATGTTACATCATAGTTGTCCAACTCGTCTTTAATGAGGTTGATTTGATTATGTCCATTGTCAAAAATATACTTACGAACTGCATCAAAGCTCTTCTTATTCTCAATCATTTCTGTGGTCATTGAAGAGCCATCTGCTCCCCATAAATGCCCCATCTCTTCTTCGAGCTTAGAAAGTGCCCCAACCATGATTGTCTTAGCACTTTTTTCAAACAGTTCTTTTAGTAATTCTCTGGACCTCTTTCTATAAGCCTCGTCGTCCTTACTTAATCGTTTCATTTTTTACTAGCCTTCATCTTTTCCCTAAATAAGTTCGCTTTTGCGATATTTATGTCTTGCTTTACGTCATGCAAGTCGTTATGATTAACTTGTCGTTCTTTGATAATTTGGTTAATTCTTGTTTTCTTCAGTACCTCTGCATGAGGCGTGTTCATAGCATTAATAGCAGCAACATCAGAAGAACTAATTTTTCTATAACCTGTTGGTGAATCTGCATCATATGTAGAAGCAACGAATACTTCATCTGATTTAGCAATCTTCTCATTTTCAGTAGTAAACTTTCCTTGTTCTTTTTTCTGCTTCTCTTCTTGCTCACGTCTCTGAAGAATAAGCCATCCGTCTAACATATCATCATTTTCTACAACATGTGATGGAGGAGGTTCATATGATTCTTTGACATTGTCATATAGAGACGTCCAAGACAACAGCACCAACTGTTCATCAGTTAGTTTAGTAGAAGGTATACCAAAAATATCCCCAGTGTATTTGTTTGCTGTTAGATAATTAGTCCAAGGAGTTGTTCTAGCTATCTCACGAATGTATGAATCTGGGATGATGTTGTTGTAGTAAAAACTCACAAGATGCTTGATATCAGCATCACCCCAGTTGTATTTTTCTCCATCAAGATATGTAGAATGTCTTAACTCGTATTCTTTTTGCATGTACAACGCTGCTGTTCTACATGTGTTCTGGCTTAACTGACCGCGTCTGTTTCCAAGTTCCGCGTACGACTTTCTTGACTCAAACAAGATTCTCTCAGCCATTTTTCTTTTTGCTGGGATAGATTCACTCAAATACAGTTTTACTTTTGTGTTTTCTATATCTGTAGGAATTGTTGTCTGATATAATTCTTCATCTTCCTCAGACCAAAGGTCATTATCCATTAGATATTGAAGAATCTGCTCTTCAGTTAGAACACCAGCATCCTGACACGCCGCGTAGTGCTCCTGATAGACGCCTGCAGCCTTATATTTTACATTTGGAGCTGGACATCGAATCTCAAGTTCTAGGCCCTCATAGTCGTACAGAAGGACTCCTGAGATGATTCTGTGCATAAAAAAATCCCGCTTATGAAAGTCCATAAAAGAATCCATAAACGGGGTTGTTGTTATTCATTTTATTTCCTTCCTGAAGTCCTATGTATGATGCTATAGCAATTTTTCGAAATACAATCCATTCTTAATTCCCCACCAGTGGTCGGGTAAGTAAAGTGTATATCCACATTTTATCAAGTTATTGGCACTGATTAAATTATCGTAAGACGTATACGTGATAATACGAGTTTGGCCAATCTTTTTTGCTGCTCGTTCCCTTGCACGTATGAGCCGCTTTTGTATGCCATTTCCTCTTGCTTTCGGCAGTACTCCAGCTCTTGACAAAAATGCTGCTGGCTTTTTGATGTAATCGTAAACAGTCATGCCAGCAAAAGCTATTGGTTCGTCATCTACATAAGCAAGCCACCAATATGAGCCTACTTTGGGATAAGGTGTTTCACCAACGAAACACTTTGTATCTAGCGTATGTAATATTGAAAAGATGTTATCAGAGATATTGTCTGGTGTTGCTACACGCTTAATGACAATGTCCATACATCCCCCAATTAACTTAAAAGAGTAAATGGGGGCACTATGTGCCCCCTATGAGAAAGAATAGGGAGTGATTATCCATACTCCCCAGATGGATTATAGCCCAGCAGGGTCCTGTGGGTGAGTAATTGTGAAGTCGTTGTAAGTAACGTAACTGAACTGGTTGGTTACATTACCACCACCAGCATCTCCACCACCGTAAGATACACTTGAAAGTACGTTCTTAGAACCTAAGTTAATGTTGGTTCCATCTTCAAACTGTACCTGAATTGTGTGCTCTGAACCACCTACTTCACCAGTTTCTTCATCTACAGAAATCCAGTCTCCAGATGTTGAGATGATTTCGAAGTCTGTTGTTACTTCGGCAGGAAGGTTTGGCGACTTAAAGTAAGCAGCTTTACGTCCTAACTCGAATAGAGACTCACGACCTAAGTCAATAGATGTAGAGAATGATTGAATTCTTGGATGTAGAGGATTATCTACATCGACGTTTCCAATACCTGTAGCACTAATTCCCGGCATATTGGTAGGTAGAATAGAGTTCGCGTAAACGAAGTTCTCTCTTAATTGGATACCACCAGAAGCCAAAGGTGTGTCTGTATTATCGAATAGAGACCCCTCAAAAATGCTTGCACCACCTGCAGACCATAGTCTATGGTTACCAACAAAAGTAGAGCTTTCAGTAAAAGGCCCATCAACACTGGCAGAAATTGTAGTACCATTCCAGTACATACCAGAACTCTCAACTGTAGCTAAAGCGTCACCAGATGCAGAGTCATTGGTATCAGGAAAGATACTTAAAGCAATATGGCACTTCTCAGATGCACGACCAATCATAGTTGGAGTTGTAGCATTTGGAGTAGCCAAGTGGTATAGAAGTGGATAACCATCGATACTTTTTTCCATCGTGATTTCTACTTCGGGAATATCTTGAATGTTCTCATAAATTGAGATTTGACCTAACTCAAACTCTTGAATCAGGTTAAAAGTTGTAGTTGTACCGATAGATTGGACACCGTGGGCTACTGTATAGCTTGCTCCACCGTCTTCTTTGAATCCAACTGCCTGTACAGCCCAGAAAATTCTATTATTTGACACGTGTTTCTCCTTTTAAGTTGTATGTACGCTCTCTATAAGATTATACACCGATTTTGGTTAAAATATGACTTCCACACCCATTCGAACGGGTCTGTAATACAATCGGTCACTAAGCTCTTGCATGGGCTGATTTGAGCCGTTGTCGATAAGTCTCATGCTCGACCCAAGGTAACTATCTATTCTATATCCCCCATCTCCTGATGCTGCTGTCATTTGCGGATATGTCTTAGCTCCATCTTTTAACATTCCAAGCGAATCTAATGGAGCAGCATCGGAAGCAGCTACTAAGTTGGTATCATATAAGTAGATACGTGGTCTATGTTGATTTTTAATTATGTCTGCGAGTCTGGTAACCTCGCTTTTTGTCTCTGCTAGAATATGGAATAGTACACTTAAGTCGTTATACTCTAATGTGTTACCCAATTCTACTCCACCAGTATTTTTGCGTGAAACCATTTCCACTCCAATCCAAGGCAATTGCACACGAGTAGGCCCATAATTAGCATAGTCGTCTTTTACATCCTTATTGAAGTTTGTTGTTCTATCAATTGTTCCATGTTGAATTCTTTGAAACATTTGGTCAGAATCGCATTGTTCAACCTTGACTGATTTATAACTATGGTTTATACTTACGGTAGCATTGGTTGGAATAGCAGAAGAAAAAATGACGCTGCCTTGAGGGTAATTGTAATAATGTTCATATGTTCCAGTAGTATCACTATCATAGAAGCTACCATTTACGGTTACACCACTAATAGAGATTGGGGTATTTACTGCCATACCTGATTCCCAAACCCAATTCATTCTCTGAGTTTGCCAGACCATACCATCTGTCTCTTCTTCAATTGTGATTGGTTTCATAGCAGTATGGTCAATTCCCATGCCATCTGTTACTCCATTAGTAGCATTTACATATGCACCAATATCAAGCAGGCCCCAGTCAACGAAGTCAACAATATTTGCTGCAATAATCTCAGTAACTGTATCATCACCAAAATTGCTTACTTTTACAAAGCTCATTAGAATGTCCTATTTAATAAACCTACAATGACTCTATTAATATGGTTGTTGCCATCCTCTACAGCCCTTGTAACCCAGTTGTCAGTTTTTGTTCCAGAGTATTGTGCAGGGACTTTCCAGAATCCTGTTTTTGTTTTTGCCATAATAGCGTCACCAGTACGAGAGGGGATTGGGCTATCATATTCCCCTTTCAAAACTTGATAATTTGCAATAATGATTGAATCACCTTCAAAAGATAACCAAGAAAGCCAAGGCAAAATATATTGTCCAGATGTAATGTATGATTGTTTCAGACTTAAAGCCTCGAACATATTTCTAGGAATAGCCTCGATAGCTATAGTACCACTCGGACCCTTTGAGGTTTTTCGTAATTGAGCCTGCTGAATATGAAGTTCACCAACTAATGTCTCGATTATTTCGTCAATGGCATTAACATCAACAGACTTATCAAGACCGAACTCTGCTCTTAGGTCAACACTACCATTCCCATATGCTAATGACTCATATATTTCAGTTTCTTTGATAGCAAAAATAAGTGCTTCTGGAATCTCTTCTTCTGCTAGAACAGAAAACTGTTTGAATCTTTTTTCAATATCTTTATTCATGACTTCAGATGCCATCTTAATCATGTCTTGATAGCTAGTTGTCATTTTTGTGGTGTATCTATATTTTGCCATTATGCCTTCTTACTAAGATGGGCTACAAAGTATTTATCTTTTGACAATCCCCAAGGTAGGCAGTCGCCAGAAAGTTGATAGCTTACCTCACCATACTCTTTTATCTCGTATGATGGAATGATATCAATCGCCTTCTTTAGTTTCTGCTTATCAGCAATAAAACCTATACACATCGCATCCCCATCTGGAATATCAACTCCCCCAAGTTTTCTAAAGGAAGCCTTGTCGTAGTACATTCTCAATTGAATATCTTCTCCAGAAGGAGTGTTGATTTTTCCTTTGCCATGACAATAAGGACATGTCCCACCAGTAAATTCGATTGGTCCACCACTCTTGTATTTCCCAGAAGATTTCTTTCCAAATGGGTCATAAATGCAGTTCGGGCACACATCTACTAATTCTGGAAAAACTAAATGGGTTTTAACTGTAACATTCTGATTCAGTAAAATGTCATCTGAAATTTTTTCATGTGTCGTAAACACACTGTAAGGAATATATCCCATTAATCCTCCATAGGGTCTCTAAGTATTAATTTACCTTCAACAATATCCCCATACTCGAATTCTACACAAATTGTTTTTATTTGATTTAGTTCAATAAGTAGTGAGTCTCTTTGTTCTCTTAATTGTTTTACATGATATTGCATAGTGAGTAATATCATGACGCAAACGATAGCCAACACACATATTGCATTGGCTACCCGTTTGAGGTATTTTATTAAGTCGTTAAGATTATTATCCTGAAGTGTCACCTGTGTAGTATCGGACATCATCCCACCTATCAGTGTATCTTGACTCCAGTTGTGCAACAGGAGTTACTTTGTTAATTGTTGGTTCAATTTTATTATATGCCAGCTTATCTGCTGTAAATACAATTACTGAACCGTTGAAAATGTCATTTGCACTAATAGCTTTTCGAGCAATATCTGCCATCTAGCTTTCTCCTTAATTAATAGTTACGCATCGGATGATAATAATCAGATACATTAGAATTGGTGTATGGTGTGAAGATGGCTTGACCGGCAACCCCATTAGGACCTAATGCCCAATCCATCTTTGCCTTTTCATAATCATCACACATCCTCTTACTCATAGCAGATAGCTCTTTGGCAGATGACTGTGTGTCTAAACTAGAAGGCCCATCAGTCCACTTAACTGCATTCTTCGAAGCAAGACGTGCTTCACTTCCTATGATTACGCATGCACTTTTCAATGCGATGAAGTTCATGAAACTTTCATCTCCAAGTGGACGAGGGTCAGGGTCAATAGTTAAATCGGAAAGGTCAATTGAATATGTTCTATCAAATGCCATTTCATTTAAAACTAATCTAGCTGCTGTCAAACTAATTTCCCTTAGCTGATTTTCATCATAAACATAAGGAGAGATATTGTCTGAAATCAAAACCCTAATCATAGGGATAACTTCTAATTCCCAAGTATTTGTACTATCACAAGTCATATTTTACTCCCTATTGATTTTAATTGGTGCAACTTGTACTAATGTTTGTGCAGGAACAACATCTGATGTAGTACCACAAACAGCTTTCATATCATATGATTTACCTGCTGTACCAGAAGCAACTAAGAACTGAACTGCCTGTCCAGACTCTACAGTTTCTTCATGAATAGTACCCGCAGATATTGTTAGCGTATCATTATTAATCATAACGTTTGAAAAATACAGCTCACCAGTACAATCAGTGAGAACAGGGGTCCCTGTCAAAGTAACGCCTGTTTGTAATTTACTTGCAAATGAGATTGTTACCCATTCGACAGCATCGGCATATTTTGAATGCACTTCATTTACACTCATTGCACCTCCGTATAATCAGCACGCCCATTAATCGACGTGTATTGAAGAGTATTCCCTTTTGACGTGTATTCATCCAATGTGCCTTGACTGGTGTATTGAATTATTACATCCTTTGTAGTATACTCTAATTTAGTAGTCCTAGACGTATATCCGAGACCAACATAGTTCCCATCATAATCTGATATAATGAGAACATATGAAGGCCAATATGTATCTTGCCAATAGTTAGCAGGAAAAAAAGATTCCCCGAAATAATCGTATGTCATTATGAACTCGGCGTAATAGTCATATTTGTTCTATTCTTATTCTCGTCAACAGTTGCAGCTACACGGGTAGCATTTCCGTTTGGAGTCTTAAATGTTAATCCGTTATCCTCGCTCTCTCCTGCCAGTACTGATAAGATGACAGAAAGTGCTTGTTGTAACGTATAATTACCCTGAGATTCTACCACAATTGCTGCTACTGCTGCCTTAACAGTATCAGAGTCTATGTCTGTTAATGCATTTATTAGAGCTGGGATAGTAAGATTAGTATCTTCCAATATAGCAGTAATCGACGTATTGTCTGGAGCAATTGTATTAGCTCCGTCTGTACCACGCATATCGGTATTTGTAGTACACACGTCTACTAATGCAACGTTCGCAACCACATCGTTGTCGGGGTCAAAAGTACTAAATCCTGTGGCTGTAATCCAGTTACCTTGATTGGTTTGCAGTTCATCTGTATCTAGTAATATAGCATCTACTATATTGTCAATTACAGCAAGTGATGCAATTATTGCGTTCTGATTAGCTTCTGTAGCATCTCCACCGCTGCTAGACCAATTACTATCACCATATGTTTCCAGAGATGAGTTCAATCCGTCCAGCGTAGTTATAGTTCCAGTAATAGAATAACCAGTTTTATCTGTATTAGTTCCAACTGTTACACGACCAGTAGTCTCAGAAATTGACAAATCAGAGAAGTTGGCAGGCATAGCAGAAGCTAATACAGCGTTGTCCGTACCTCGCATGTCTGTATTCGTTGTAGTTGTATCAACTAATTCAACATGTGCAACAGTATCTTCTGTTGGATTAAAATAATCACCAGATGGTAATGTGCGACCATCGATGTATGATTCTAAAGTTGTAAAATCTGAGTCTTCACTCCAATTGAAATAGTCACCAGACGGTAAAGTTCTAGAATTAAGCTGTGCTGTCGTAGCAAGGCTAGATATATCAACAGTTACCCAGTTGCTTTGATTTGTTTGCAACTCGTTAGTATCTTCGACTATAGATTGAAGCTCACCACTGGCGTTCGACATATATGTTAACATTAACTCTTGATTTGCTAGTGTCGCATCACCACCGCCTCCACCAGTATTATAATCACCAGATGGAAGCGTTCTGCCTTCTATGTAAGACTCTAAATCTGTAAAATCTGCATCTACCCATTGAAAATAATCTCCACTTGGTAGTGTTCTGTTTTCAAAATCAGAAGTATTTGGTATATTATCTAATAATTCACCAAATGTTCCGGGAAAAGTATGTGCTAGAGTAGACAAATCCCATACTTCACTAGCAATTTGAGTTGTAGAATGACTATGACTTCTTAACACGACAAATGCGTCTCCGCTAGATGGTGCGTCTATAAAAGGCTCGTCAAACACAAAACGTCCAGTTGAACCAGTATATCCTGTAGCTACCCTAGATTGTCCATTTAGATTACCAGATATAAAAGATAGAATAGCATCTTGAAAATAATAATCGCCATATCCATTCAAATTACTATAAAATGAATAACTAATCAGATTATCTGTAGCTTCGCCACTAGCTATTACTGGATTTGCGTATCTTAGTGATTCTCCAGTACTATTAACATTTAGATGCTCATTGATATTCTCATCCCAAACAGCATCTGCTATGTCAGCAGCACTTGGGCTAGACCCTCCACCGATATCATCTACAGTATTAGAAGTTGTAGGATTAACATCGAAGAATTGAGATATATTATTAGAAAAGTCACCACCGTTCGATTCTGTCAACGCGGTTCCTAGAATAGAATCTACATCTACTGAATCTTCACCTGAGTTGAAATAATCTCCAGATGGCAATGTGCGTCCATCGATATATGTTTCAACAGAAGAAAAGTCAGCATCTTCTTCCCAATTAAAATAGTCTCCTGAAGGCAATGTTCTGGCTGCAAAGTCTGTATCAACAATAACCTTGAAATCTGTAGTAGATGTGCTATCCCCTTGAATATTTCTAAGGTCACTAGGAAATAATCTGCACTCAACTCTAAAAGAAGTCTCAGCTAAATTAGATGCCCCTTTTAAAATTATAGAGATGTACTCTTCAGTAGATACTGCTGCGTTTGGTAGGTCTAATCTATACCACCCCGGAGCATTTGTAGCATCAACTTCTACAAAACCTCCACTCGTCCAAGACGCCTCGTCAGATGCTAACGAAGCGAGTGTTATCTGAGTAAGTGCACCTGTGGCACCTTTTTTGTAATATACAGTCAGTCCACTTGTATTGTAAGCTAAACCTGTAAGCCCAGAGCCATCAGTGGCACTAGAATCTTGTAGGCAGATAATTATAGACTGACTTGTCTGTCCAGCTCTAAAAAATAGCATTATGCTGAAAAACCTCCAGACATTCCAGATGTCTTAATAAGTCCACCTCCACCACCACCTGATGATACGAGTTGGACTGCCCCTATTGATTTATTTCCACTGACAGAATTGCCTAAAGCATTGCCAGTTGGTTGAAAATATGTAAGTCTGTTATCGTATGATACAGAACCAGATTTTGTAATACCAGATGAACCTTCTGAATAATTATTCTCAACAGTCATATAGTAATCTGAATTGTAAATATCTGTAGTATTGTCATAAAAATAATTATTAGCGACCATACCAGCAGTTTCATTACTGACGCCTATATGATAAATAGCATTATCGAATCCTTCAAATATGTTATCTGCAATTATACATGCTCCACCACGATAAAAATACGCAGCATATGATGAGCTACCACTAGTAATAACTGTGTTTCCGGTTATTTTCAGTGCGGCGTAATTATTTGTTACAGCGACTACAAAATCTGAAGAACTATCAAGGTAAGCTATGTTATCTGAGATTATATGGTCGTAAGAATCATATGAAGTGTTAAAAAAGATACATCTATTTATAGTTTTCGTTCCTGAGTTTTCAAAATAGCAGCTAGATATCACAATAGGAGCAGTTGCTTTGATGCAATACCCGGCACAGTCATAGAATTGACAGTTTATTATTGAGTTTTTAGAACGAGAAGATACAATTATAGAATAAGTGCTAGATATGTTAAAATCACGAAAAACACAATTTAATACCCTACAGTTCAGACCTAATTTAACAGCCGCGTTAATATTACTTGATGAAGTTAATTCTATATTTTCTATAGAATAGTAACTCATTGCATCACTAGCAAATCTATACCCATTACAATCTATAACCGCTCTCCCAGAATCTCCCGGCGTTGTGTCGTACCCTCTAAGTATTAATGGATAGTTACTATTAGATACCATTTCATTAAGAATACGATTGTTCTCAGTCAAAGTCATTGTGGTGCTAGATTTTATATTAATTCTATCAGTATTAAAACCACTGGAACTTTGACTCCAATCACCATCATACCATGAATCTACTACCCCACCAAATGTTTTCCAAGCGTCTGCCTCTGATGTTCCTGTATTAGTATCATCACCGTCTAATGGGTCTATATACCAATCTGTAACACCTGCCATTATTCACTCCATGCTGCTACAGCAGATTTAATATCGCTTAATGATGCCTTTTGACTAATCAATGGATTTATACACTCATTGATTAATGCTATTCCAGCTCTCTCATTGGCGTTTTTTTGTCTTGCTAAATTCACTTCTTGTTCTGTAGGAAGGGATTCAAGGCCAAATGTTAAATATCTTTTACCAGTAGTAATACCAATTTCAAGTAGCATATTTAGTACAGTTTCTATATTAGCGTCCTGATTTGACTGAATAGCCGCCTGTACCATTATTCTAACAGCTTCGATAGTAAAATCTACACCTGTGTTTCCAAGCATTCTATCAAGCATTGTACCACCAGTTAGATTCGGAATAGCAGAGTCCCAAGTTCCTACTATTCCAGCGTCTACACCTTTTTCCAATAGTTTGAGATTGATACTACTCCATGTATAAGGAGTGGTATCTCTAGCTATCTCTGTAGTCTCGTCTAGTTTAGCTACGCATTCTGCATCTGTTAGACCAGAAAATATTCCGTCCTGTAGTGCTATTTCCAGTGTCATTAATTACCCTTTATACATGAAAAAAGGAGCAGCCGCATAAGCCGCTACTCCTTTAATTTTTTGTTATTTGAACTTACTCTTAGAAGGTTCCCAGAAGGATGCTTCTGTTATCCAGAACACCGTATCCTGAAGAATACCAACCGTAGTAAGAGATAGCCTGACGTCTGTGGAACTCAGGGTCAGAGAAAATCTCTACGTCCTGTGTTACAGGGTTTACGAAGTCAAGTTTGTGGTTCATATCGATACCAACGAACAACTCAACGTCGTCAGACATATCACCACCCAGTTTGTTGACAAAATAGTCTTGGTAAGGTTGTCCATTACCGAACTCTACCATTGGGTGAAGGTTTACACCAAACACTCTTGTTAGAGTAGAACTATTGTCCTGTGCGATGAAGATTTGGTGACGAGAAATATCGTCGATTTGGTCAAGACCCCAGTTACGAACGTCTTCTACACCTTCAACACTTAGGAAGATGTCAGTTAACATTCTTTGGTCTTCACTAAATGTGTTACCACCACCGTTACGCTGCATAAGCACCTTGGCGATAGAAACTACACGCTTAGTCAGTTGTCCAGCAACAGCGTCAGCGTCGTAAGCAACTAAGTTACGGTCTGCACCAGCAAGCAACAGAGTCTGCCAAGAGTTCATGTTGATTTTCTTTTGAAAACCACCTTGAAGAATTTGCAGAGCACGAGTCAATGCGTTTAAGTTAGGATTTCTAGCTGTACGCATCAGCATGTCGATAGATGATTGAATCTGGAATGAACTAATCTTCACGTAGTCAGCTTCAATGTATCGCTCAGGGATACGCCCACCGGGAACACCAACGTACGCTACGTACTGGTCTTCCTCACCGGGAGCAAGAAGGTCAACAGGGTACTCAGGGTCACCGAATTCCCCACGGTCTTCAACAGTGAAGATACCTTGAGTATTATCACCGTCCAAGATAGCTTTACGAATCTGTCCTTGAACAGCTTTAGCAAAAAGGTCTTGTGCTTCAATAGCAACTTCTCTCTTTACGTGCCCTGTTCTTTGGAACAGGCTCATAAATTCCTTTTTAGCCTTTGCTTCTTGTACTGAATCAGTCATGTTAATATTTTCTCCTTTAATTATTACGGTAGGTTAATAGATACTTTTACGTACCCGTCTTCGTCGGCATTACTTAGGAACTTACCAACCGCAATATTACCGCCGTTGTTTACGTTAGTTAATAGACCTGATACTCCCACATAAGCAGTTTCTGGTGCAGATACAGTCACGTCAGGATGTACCATGTCAGTTACTACCCATCCACGGTTACAGATAGTTACAGGAACACCAACTTGTGTTACCTGCTGATACCAGTTCTCGTGAACCCGTGTAAGGTCGTCGTTTGCTGTGTCTCCCATTAGGAAACCAAGTGGAGTACCACCTGAAGGGTCAGCAGCGTAACCAGCAACGGCAGTTGAGTCATCTAATGATTCCCCAGAACCTGCTGTTGTCACAGATACAATACCACCACGTTCCATAACAGTAGCAGAGAAAAACCCGTGTACAAAGTCTTGTTGATTTCTACCAGCTTTTAAAGCCATAAATATATCTCCTGTTTTTGTGTTAAGATGAACTTACTATTATTTACTCATTAGTTGAGATAGGAAGTCAGCAGCAAACGCAACAGTTTGCTCATCAGCAGCCTCGTCATCTACAACGGGGTCTGCTTCATTCTCTTCCTCAACATTTAAACCAGCACTTGCCTCTTCTTCATCTGATTCTTCAGCAGATGCTGCTGCAAGTTTGGCTTGTGACTCATTGATGTCACCATGCATCTTAACAATTTTATCAAATTGCTCGTCGCTGGCACCAACCCACTCGTCTGCAATCTCTGCAGCACTGTCTTCGCTTTCGCCAACACTAATCAGCTTACCAATACGCTCAACACGCATAGCCTTAGCTTCGATTGTTTCTAGTTTCTTGTTTGCTTCTTCTAGCTCTTCAACCTTAGCAACGAATTCTTTCTTTACAGCTTGTGCACTTTCCTCGTACTCATTTTTGGCTGTTTCCAGCTCAGCTTGAGCAGAAGATAGTTCAGACTCCATTGACTTAATTTTGTCATTAAGCTCAGCAATTGTCTTGACATGTGCAGCAAGTTCTGCTTTAACGTGCTCATCACGTTCTTTTTGGAACTTAGATAATTCTGCTTTAAGAGCCTCGTGTACTTCAATTGATACTGTATCTGGCATGTTTAATTCCTCTTCTGTTTGTGTGTTTTCCGCACTTATAAAATCAGTATTTTCTACAACAGTTGCGTTTGAAAAAGTTTGCATATTTGAAAAAATAATGCTTCTCTTGTTAGCTGGATTGTCTACAATACCCTTACCACTAAATGAAAGGTTTTTGATAACACGACCAAGCGTGTAACCATTGTATTCTCCGCTACCACCAAATTGACGTAAGTGCTTAGTCAACCAAGCTGTGTCTTCGTTACGAGCAACAATACGGCTATCACCGTCTGAATTTCGAAGCCCATAATCAAAGTCATTAAAGAAACATTCCATTGACACATATGCTTCACCATTCGCAATTTTAGGAATCAGCTCAGCTACTGCTTTTCGCAGTTGTTCATTGGGGTGCTTCTTATAAAGCACTGCTGCGGTAATAATGTCAAAATTATCAGGGACATTTTCGAAGTCAGTGTCATCTGGAATAAGATTTCTATCGAAATCATAAACAGAGCTGGCTACCATGTGCCCAATAAGTTTGTCAGAATGATTAAGATTCACCTGTTTGTTACACGGGGTGTTTCGAGCAGCCCACGCTTCGTACTTAGTGAAAATGTCTGTATTTTCGTTCCAACCAGTGGAAACTAAAACAGATTTGATGGGAGCTAAATCTTTTTGCTCGCAAATGTTAGAGATTAAATCGTCACTTGCGTAACTACGAATAGTATCAGCAAAAAGGTCTTCGACAATAATTGCTGTTGAGGCAAAAGCGATTGATGCTTTAGCTTGAATTTCTTCTGCAAGACCGTCTTTTACTTCGCTTTTAAATATTTTCATTGTTCCCTCATATGATTATACACCGTTTTTTATATATAATATATAATGGTGGACATTTGATTTACTTAAATAGCTGAGATAGACCCTCTTGCACACCATTTGGTACATAAGACTTTGACTCAACTAATGTTTTATCTGCAGACGCGTAGTCTGTGGCAGACTTATTATCAGCGTGTAAACTAGTGTAAATTTCAAATCCATCTACATCTTCACGCTCAATACCAATATGTATTTCAGGCTTTCTTTCGCCTTCTTCTTCACCTTTATAAATTGAGACAGAGCGGACATCTGACAGTTCAGAACCATCAATTGCCACTTTGCACTCCTTAGTTACACTATCAAATGTAATATTTACGATTGCCATTTTTACTCCTGTTCGATTGAATAAATGATTGCACAAATGTCTCTAACATCGTCTACAGTAGCAGGTTTTCCTGTTGTAGCGTGGATATCAGCGACACACTCTGTAATAGCATCACTAATCTCAGGCTCTAAAGTAACTCCACTATCTAATAGATTATACACCTTATCTGGGTTAACTTCCGCAAATGCTGGCAAAGCAAAAAGGATGGCGTGCTTCAACATCTCACATTCTGCCTTATCATCTGCTGATAAACTACGTACGTTTTTCTTGTTCTTCATAGCTAAGAACTTAGGAACTACTGTATCTGAAATAATCTGTTGAGCAGTACTTGCCCAAGCGTATGCATTGATGAAAGCAGAAGTCTGAGGACTAACCTTACGCTGTTTCCTCTTTTGAGTATCTTTGGAATTCTTAGGTCTTCCATTATTCTCACCAGTAGGTTTGCGTGCGTTATTTAGGTTCTGTGAGCCAGACCCACCCTTTTCTTTTGCCAACTTAAGCTGAGTTTCAGTCATCGTTTCCATTTTAGTCTTTTCGCCTTCTTTACGCTCTTCTAGTTCAAGACCAACTTCAGAAGGTGTAACCTCTCCTTGTTGAGCAAAGATTTTCTTTAGCTCATGACTAGTTTGAGGATTATGGAATGGACTAGCTTTATCAGTCTTCTTTCCTTTGTCACGCATTTTTGTTTCACGCTGTGTTCTAGCATCTTCGATTGAAGGAGTGAATCCGCAATATCTTTGCATCGCTTCATCACTAATAATTCCACGGTCAACGAGAGCAAGTAATAATTGTTTCTCTGCTGTCTCATCACCGAGTACCATTTTATCGAACTTGATTGTTGGTAGACTTGGAAGCCCAAGTGCAGCTTGAACAATACGTAATTCGTTCGTCCAGAAATCGATTAAAATACTTCTGATATATTGAAGACGCTCAATAAAAGTCTGCAGAGAGATGAAGTTATTTCCCAAACCTTCACCGCTAACACCACGTAAAGCTGGCGGAACACCAAGCCCACTATAAATTGCATCTAGAGTTGATTGATACTTTTCAGGACCTAAGAATCGGTATGCATTACTATCACTCTCGATAAACTCGATGTCTGGACCCCAAATTAAGTCTAGAGTACCCCCACCACATCCAGACGCAAGTACATTACGCAGCTTGTTAATCATAGCAGCATTAGGGGCAACCTTATGTTCAAGACTACCTAGTTTCCATAAACGGACACTAGAAATGATACCATCCAAAGCAGACATGTCAGCTAATTGCAGCTTATCTAGCATTGCAATATTCTTAAAGATAGAACGTAAAACTGGAGTTGCCCAAGGCTTCCAATCGTCCTTTTTATAGAATAATACAGTAAGATTCTCTTTTGGTAATAGCTTACGAGTCTCTGTACCGGGAACAATACCAAGTCTATTAATAGGATTTGGCATACCTGTTCTATCAGTTGGACTGTACAATGAGTCTTGCACACTCTTTGTGATTTTTAGATAGTATTGCTCTTTATCATCCATACCATATAATGGGTTATCGTCACCATATTCAGGTTCGATAGTCAGGATGTTCAGGAAGCGGTATTTTACTGGGATACGATTCTTCTGAATCTTTACACCGTCTACCTCTTTCGCAGCAGCAGCAGTCGCATTGTGAACTTTTTTCCATGCACGAATATCAGAGATTTTTTGCTTTCCCCATTTTCGCCAGATAGGAACATTGGCTTGACTCATTAGGTAATAACATAGTCTCTCAGATACCTTGTTACCACTTACCTTTTTAAACCAACTTTTGTATAATCTATCAGTTGCTGGTACAGGATGTTCTAAGTCAATACCTTGACATGAGAAGTCTGCCATCAAGGAGAAAATTTCTTTGATTCTACCGTTATCTTCACAGATATCCATAGAACGACGAATGATATCTTTACTCTTCCAAGGTGTAGCTTCATTTGGACGTACGTATTCATAGTCGCCTCTCTGGTAAGCACTCTTCATACTTGTCCGACTACTATCTACACCAATATAATCTGCGTTACTTCTAGCAACAGCAGAGAACTCTGGAATCTCACTAGCATACCTACTCATTGCTGATGCATCTGAAGTACCATCTGCAGCACCAAATGCAATGTATGCAGCTTCAGGTGATTGATTGTCTTTTTGTTTTGGTCTTGGTCTAATATTTTCCATTCTTAACCTTTAAATCGAGCCATAGGCGTCTAAAATACTCTTGTCCATGTCCCGCTTCATCCACTCAGGTGCGGTTTTATACCCAACGTCTTCGCTATATTTACTTTTTACAATACTGGCAAAGTCACCAGCAGTGCTTCTTTCCATTCCAGTAAAAGGAACTGGAGTAATTGCACGTGCTGCCATGTTAGCAAGTAATAAAGCAGAATAACGGTCTTTCTTAGCTTTTCCTTTTTTACCATTTGCCTGTTTGATATCTGGGGTATCCCAGCTTTCTCTACCACTAGGCGTGATAGTAACAACGATACTGATTAACTCATCTTTTAATTCTTCAATCTCGTCAAAAATATCTTCTAAAGTATCATAATTTGGAACATCTTCCATTGACATTCCACCGTCAGTAACTAAAATACTTGTATCATAGTATGGGAATAATAGACTCTTCTCAGTGATATCCTTTTTTAAACCATGATTCGCTTCAGTCAACCATTTGTAGTTGGCGAAGTTAATCATGTCCAAAATTTTAGGACCTTCATACCAGTCAGAGTCTTTTTCTTTGTCATCATCTACAATTGGCCAGAAAGGTTTTTCTCCAGCTTCGATGTCAATCTTATCCATGTCTCGTAACGCTTCTTCGATTGCAATACCACCACCACCAGCGTCGATGGCAATACGTTCAATAGAGAATGCTTTTGTTAGCTCACGAATCTTTTTAGCACACCAAGCATAATAGTTATGTTCATCTAATTGTCCAGAAGCGATACGCTCCCTATGTTCTGACTTATTTGTACTCCATCCGTATACAACACGCTTATGTTCTGGATGAATCTCAAGAACAACAATAGAAAATCTGTCAACCTCAGAAGCTGGGTCAACACCCATAACATATTTCAGTCCGGGTCTACCTCGTTTTACAGCAGAGAAGTGGCTGAATCCACCATTTGGAAGCCAGCTATAAAATGTCTTTTCTGGTGCTGTAGTAGCAGATTCGATTGCTGTATATTTAAAGAATCCATTAGAGTCTTTCGAGAATACGGCACCATATTCCATTTCGTAAGTACCTCTATCGATTGTTGCCTTAGCACGGTTTCTTTGGCCTTCATCCATGAAACCTTTAGGAACTTTTTCATAAGGAATACGGAAAATGCAGTAATCTTTATAGTCTGTACTAGCATCATTATCTTTGTCTTCGATATCAATTGAATCAACATCTTTTCCAAGATACTTATAGTATTTCCCCATATCTCCGCGAGAAAGAATACGTGCTTTCCACATACGCCAGTATTCAGCAAAGTGGTTGATAGTATAATAAGCTGTACCAGAAATGATGATTTGGTTTGATATTTCGAATTCATCAACCGTGTGAATTTCAGCAGGTAAAATGATATTGCGTTCTTTTGCCATAGCAATAGCAGCTTCACGTTTTACATTACCAAGTGGGTTAGAAGATACGATAGCGAAACCAGCAATAACTGTTTCGAAAATTTCTCTGTTGATAGCACCGAACTCGTCGGCAATAACGTCGTGGGCACGTTGACCACGAATCTTTTCACCATCACCGAGTGGGAAGCAGTTAATAACACTTTCGCCAATACGAAAACCACAGATGTCAGTACCACGGAAAGGTCCATTACGAGTACCGGGATAACTATTAACAATATCTCTCAGCAAAGGAGAATTATTATAAATCTGTTCCATGTATCCAAACAGAACCTTAGATTGACGATAAGCAGCACCACAAATAGCAATCTTACGTCCCGGTAAAAGTAGGGCACGTAAAAGAGCATATACGGCTAACCCGAAACTCTTACCATAACCACGAGTAGCAATAAGCATTGGGAATTTTTTGTCCCAAATCTCTTTGTAGAAAAGTGCCTGCATTGGCAGCAAGTTTACCTTGAGAATTTCACTACACACAAATGAAATATATTCTGGTCTAGTTAATAACCAACTAATATACAGTGGCATCAACTCAGGCTCTTGGAACTCATTTGGAATATTAATGAGCGGATTAAATAACTCATCTGGCTTGACATCTACGTTCAACCAAGCATATCTCAGCTCTGGATGCTTCTGGTAGAGTTGTTCCATATCAAATGCCATTAATACCAACCTTTCTTATGATTGTCATATACATCTTTTAGTAAGTTGAAGGCACGGTCTTCTGCGGCCTCTTTATTATTACAAAAGATTACTTCGACACCATAATTTGCAATACATCTATCTAGGTTTTTGGAAAGTAACATACCATTTGTTCTGATGATGTCACGCTTTGGTGCCATTGAGTGTTTTGGATAGTCGTTAACATGGTCAATTGGGAATTCACACAAGATGTATTTGTATTTCACCTTTGAGATACGCTCCATCTCCCGCCACCATGCCTCTTTTTTTCTGCTGAAATTACCAGCAATTTCATCTGCAGATGCTTTTCTTTCGATTAGAATAACATCTTCGAAACCTTCGACTGTGTAGTCGCCGGTCTTAAGGCTTTTTACTTTTACTTCCACGCCATAAAATGAAAAATCAAAAGGATTCTTCTCTTGCGTGTCTTGGATAATAATCATTACTTGGTCTTGTTCCTAATTATTTCTTTGAACAGTCCTATGTAGTAAGATTCCTTGTCAGTAATCCTGTCGTGGCATTTCCTGCATAAACAGATGCCGTTGCTGACAACAAATCTAAGTGATGGTGCGTCTGCCCATCTGATGATGTGATGCACCTTGATTGCTTTACCAGAAGTACAATTAGGCATTTGGCATTTATTGCCATCACGCTTCTTTACTGCTGCACGGAAAGCACGGTATTCTGGAGAATTGTAATCTCTATTACCTTTATTTCTGTAAGAGTTCTGAACGTAACTAAGATGCCGATGGCCTATCTTACCGATACGTTTTTTACGCGTTGTACGCTTTTTCCCTCTCATAACCCCTATCTGATTCAACCATAATATTAACTAATTGTCTGAAGTTTGTTGTAGGTTTCCATCCAAGAATCTCATTTGCTTTGGTAGAGTTACCTTTTAAGAAATCAACTTCTGCTGGTCTTATAAATTCTGGATTGATTACAACAAAATCTTCATAATCTAGTTCATAAGCCCCAAACGCTTCACGAAGTAAGTCTCTTACGCTGTGTGTTTCTCCAGTTGCAAGTACAAAGTCATCCGCCTTGTCATGTTCTAGGATGCTGACCATTCCTTCACAATAATCCCTAGCAAATCCCCAGTCCCGTTTTGCGTCTAAATTACCAAGTTCTAGTGCTCCAAATTTTTCTTTGCACCATTCAATAGCTTGCTCGTCGCATTTATTTACAATATGAAAATGTCCATTAACATCACGCTCAGAAGTGTAATCTTCATACACTCCTAGCTTATCAATCTCAGTCAGAAAATTGACAACTTTCGCAACGTACTTTGTAATTTTTCTTGTAACGAAGTTCTCACCGCGTCTAGGACTTTCGTGATTGAATAGAATACCTGAGCACGCGAATAAGCCATATGATTCTCTATATAATCTTACCATGTGATGTGCTGCCAATTTTGCTACAGCATATGGAGACTGAGGCATGAACTCCGTCTCTTCGTCTTGATATCTGTATGTGATTGTTTCATGCTTTTCGGTAAGATTGCCATCTTTATCTGTTGATACAGAGTAATCTGATGTTACAATATTCTCACTGTAATTTTTACCAAACATTTCACTTGTGCTTGCTTGATAGAATCTGTTAGTTTTATCTACAGTAAGAATCGCATTTAGAATATTGACACAACCTGTAGCAGTTGAATCCCAAGTTGCAACTGGCTGTTTGAAAGAGGTGCCTACATGAGACTGTGCAGCAAGGTTGTAAATATGTGTTGGCTTATGTTCCCTGACGAGTTCGGCAACTGAATGAGTGTCAGTAACGTCACCTTCTACTACTATAAACTTTTCATTCTTAATGTGGTCAATTCTGTGTGTGTTACTGACGCTCGAACGTCTTTTAACACCAATGACTGTGTATCCTTTGTCTAATAATATTTCTGATAGATAACTACCGTCTTGACCTGTCACTCCAAAGATAATAGCTACTTTACGAGACACTGTCGGCATATCAGCTATTGTCATCTCTGGCATAGTAGTAAAACTTGAATTTGTGTAATATCCTACATTAACTGGCATTCCATAAACCTCGTAAAATCCTGTTTCCTTTTGTAATTCTTTTGATAACATTTCATTAATCACTTCATCAAAATATTGATTAGCTTTAAAAGTAAAATTTATATTTTTAGGATTAATGTAATCGTTGTTCAAATTAAATATCTTCTGCTTCTTCTCCGTCATAATTTTCCTCTGGCTGAATTGCGTAAGTTTCACAATGCCAGATTTCCCCAACAAAGTCTTTTCTTACACGTTCAAAAATATCTTCTAAATCGTCATTTGTTAACACGTGTGGTCCTCTTTCACTGTTTCATGACTTAGATAAACTTGGTCAATTTCACCGTCTTCGTATTTGTGATAAGCCGCCAACTTGATTTTTTCATCTATTGCAGCTAATCTATATCTTTCCATTTCTTCGCCAATACGTTTACGAAGTGATTTGTCGTTAATCAATCTGGACAACCATGTGTTGTAAGTTTCCTTACTATTCTCAATCTTTTTTACACGGTCAATTCTCGCCCCCTTGATTTTATCAACCAATTGATTCTTCTCTTTTTGGTGGATTGAGTACTGCTTTCCTGCAGCATCGCGGGAGCCGTAACAAACTGCGATATTATCCATCAGCTCAGCACGTTCTAATCTTTGTTGGTCGGATAGCTCAGAGATATTACTAAGTTCATTTAATCTTGTTCTACATTGCTCAATCATTTCCATGTTTTCAGCCTGCTCTGTTAAACAACGCTGCATCAAAATATCGCTCTTAATCATATCAACAATCTGCATTTCTTCTGTATGTAGAACGTCATTGTTGAACTGACTGATTGTTCTAATCCACTGGTCTTTGAAATGTTCTCTTTCAGACTTTGTGAATTGCTGCATAATAGTTTCGTAGTATTTTCTAGTCTCAAGCTCGAATTCTACATCATATGCCATCTGACCATCAGCGTCTTGTGTTAAGCCAAGTTTAGCCAATTGCTTTTTGATTGTCTTGTATTCACGATTCAGCTCATCAGCCATATCGTCTTCTGTCATTGTCTTGTAATTTTCACGAAGGAATTTATTTTCCTCTTTTGAAAATCTACCCGGTTTTTTACCTGCCATTAGTTAAGTACTACTCCATCTTTTACTAGCGACCGAAGCTGTTTAATAACTTTGGTTCTGAGTGTGTTGACTTCATATTGATACTTTGATAAAATCTCTTCATATAACTCTATATCTTCTTCATTTGCACTATCTTTTAAAAGAATTCTAATGTTTGGTGTATCGATTTTAGAAGTCATCCATGTCATCGGTAGTTTCTCCGACTATTTCTTTGATTTTTGTTATTATTTCTTTTCGACGTTTGATAGGAATTGTTTTTTCCATGCCTGTTTTCATTTTCAGGTAATCCTGTCTACAATCTACAGGAAGCTCTCTGTCAATCTTGTCGAAAATTTCTTGATGTAATATCTTAGATGTGAAATTGGTTGATATCTGCATACTTGACTCTTCTTCATCATCCACCTGTGTGATATCGATAGGGTTCATTAGGTTCATCTTGACATCTGCGTGTTTAGTATCAAGACGATAGTAGTTCTTTCTCTTAAAATTCTTAACTCTATTACTTACATATACACGGACAAAGTTTTCTAATTCACCTTTGTCACACTCGAACTTTTCTAACGCCTGATAGCCTAAGAATATGCACTCTTGGACCATATCTGACTCGTCGTAGTAACCAAACACATATTTTGGTCCTACACTCTCAGCAATACTAATAATCAACGCAACGACATCTGACTCAGAGATTCCTAATCCATTTGTAATCCTAATCGGAACTGTCATTTGCATCTTGTTTTGTAAACTCCTTGATGCTTGCTTCTGCATCTTCTTCACTTGGGTCAGAAAGCATTAACTCCTCTGATACTCTAGAGTTAAGGTCCGCTGACGCTTTCATTTCAAGTTCTACGTTGTTCTTATCTTCTTTAGTCATAATATCCTCTTAATGAAATTGTAATTGAATTACCCACTATAGGATTATACACCTATTCTGCTGCAATAGCGGTACTTACAGCATTTTCACTATCTTATTATAGTTAAATTATGTACAGTGTACCAAATTATATATTATATTTTTGTGATTTTTTTTGTTTTTTGGCATGAGTTGGGATTGACTATCTAAGAAGTTATGGTAAAATGAGATAAACAATTTTAAAGAAAGGAAATATCATGCCGTATATTAAACAAGCAGACAGAGACAAAGTGGTAGGGGGATTAAGTTGGAGTACATCAAGTGGATACGAAAAAGAATACTCTCTTGACGAAGTTATTGAGGAATTAATCCAACATGTACAGACGACAGGATGGGAAATTGACATTGATGAGGCTATAGATAGACGTAAAGGTTTATTAAACTACATCTGTACACGACTTGTAGCTGGGGGGATGGAACCGGGAGAATGTTGGGGTTATGACTCTATCTCTAATGCTCATGCATGTTTACAGGATGCAGCAGATGAATTAAACCGTCGCTTGATGGGCAAATATGAGGATATGTGTATCGAGAAAAATGGGGATGTTAAAGAATATGAAAATGCAAGATTTAAGGGGCAAAAATGAAATTCTATAAAGCGTTAAATTTACTATACAAAAATCCTGATTGCAAAATTACACATCCAAACTGGGATGCAGACACATTTATCGCATTTTTTGAAGAAGATACGATTGACATGGCTGTTGGTGAAAAAGGATACTCTGACTTCGATATATGTGACATGAATAGTGACGAATTTGAAGTAGTAAGAACAGTACATCTAAAGGTGGATGATGAAATTTAACAAAGCATGCAAGTTACTTGCAAAAGGACACAAGGTTGAATGTTATTCATGGCCATCTTATGGTCCAAAATACATTCATGTGGTAGGGAGTAACCGAGTCTTATGTGACGAAGGTTGGGACGCATCGAGTTTTTTATGGGGGTATAGCGAAAAACATTGGAAACTACATGCCCCAAAAAGTGAGTAGTAATGAGTAATTACAAAAATGAACAGGCACTAGCTTTAGAAAATCAACTGGCAAAACTGGATAATGCATTGCATATAATTACAAATCTAGAATCTTACAATTTTAACATATGCACACCAGAAGGCGATTTGACGTGGGATGTTTTGAATTTTAACCAAAGGGAAACAGACTCATTAACCGATGTACTAATCACAGCAGTGAACAGAAATATTCTGGAAATCGAAAGAGAAATTGAAGAAATTGGATTATGAAGAAAAAAGAACAGATTAAGATTTTGTATGAAAACTTCTGTGATATGATGGCCATTAATGGTGAACTGGCCAATCAATTACATGTATTGCAAGAAGAAAAAGATTCGGTCGAAGAACACAACAACATTCTTACTAAGAGGGTAAACCAACTGGCTAAAAGTAAAAAGGACATCGAATCAGAGATGTATAAGCTGCGAAGTCACGGTTTAGATTTAGTTATTAAGGTAGAAAGTCAACGAGACCGAGTAGAAAACGCTGAAAAAATGCGTGATTCATATAAAGAGACGTTGAGATATCAGGTGGATGAAGCATTGAAGTATGAAAATAGGTCTGTACTTTTATGTTTTGTAATTGCCTGTATTTTATTTTTTGGAGGATGGGCGTATGTCAATCTACACGCACGTTATTACGACCTATTAGAGAACCAGTCACAACCAGTTGTTGAAACAGTAAATCCTTGCTAATACACGACGTAAATGTTTGTCAGGAAATAGTAGGTCAACTTAACAGACAATGCTGTTGAAAACCGGCCTCTTTTTTCCTGCCAAACTAACACGTTCGTGTTAAGTATGTGATTGACCTTTTTCAAGGTGTACCTTCCCCATTTTAAGTAACAAACGGTGATATAGATGATTAAGTTCTAATCTTTTTCTTTTAAACTACTGGTATATAAGGATTTATGAATTTTAGATTATATATGTTATTGCACTGCGTGCATATCACCTATTCTAAACAACTACCTTATGTAATAGTTACCTCCTGAGATTCGAAAACATTCGTCAAAAAATCTAAGTTTTTCCAAAAAAAGAAAAAATAAAATAATTGGCTTTCTGGGGTTGACATGTGAGTCTAATTGTGATAGGATACACATATGCATAAGAATAAAGATTTTTTTGAAGGATACAAGACTAGTAAATTTGTGATTGCTAGAAAAAAGGAAGAAGCTAGAGAACTATTTAGAAAACGTATATCAAACATGTATTTTTATAGGCAATATGACCTTGACAAATTTCTTAATAAGATGTTTGGATATGTTAATACTGAAAATGCAATTACTGAAGTAATGTTTCGATTTGGAGAAATAGTCAGAGTGTGTTACTGGGCAAGATGTTTTGAATTACTAGACAGCAAAGATAATGTACTAGCTGTTGGTGAAGAAGACATCATGATGTATTTTTATGACATGAATCCAGATGCAGCAACAATAGCTTTAAGTAGAATGGATGAATATTAATGTTAACTTGGTTTATTAGTGATACACATGGGCAACACAATGATGTAGTTGTGCCAACATGTGCCGTAGATACAGTCATCTTCTGCGGCGATGAGGCTAATCATTACGACCCAGCACAAAATTGGCATGAATCCATGCAATTCTTTCATTGGTTTGCGGCACTTCCTATTGAGAATAAAGTATTCGTACCGGGAAATCATTCTACAGCAGTAGAGGCTGGTTTGGTAGAGCCTGAACGCTGGCCAGAGATTAACTTTCTGATTCATGACTCCATTACTATTAATGGGTATAAGATTTTTGGCTCTCCTTACACTCCAGCATATGGCCGAAGTTGGGCTTACATGCACACACGCAATCGTTTACAATATGTTTGGAGTAGTGTACCTGAATGTGATATTCTTATTACACACGGACCACCGAAAGGTATTTTAGACCTTACACATGATAGGGAAACTGGAGAATTGACACAAGCTGGTTGTGAGTATCTTTGGTATCGAACGAATCAGATTAAACCTCTTGTACATGCTTTTGGACATATCCATCAAGAGGCTGGTTGTAATAATGTTGGAATTTTTGAGAAGAATGGTATTGAATTTGTAAACTGTGCATGCTATAATCATAGAGACAAAGAATTATACCACGGACATGTAATCGATTTAGACAGTTTGGGGGAATAATGCGTTATCAATTCGTTTTAGAGTATAACAAAGATAGTGATTGTGGAAAAATCAATACTATTGTTGACATTGTAAACAGTTCTATGAAAGACTTTGGTTACTCAGAAAGAGATACTGGTCTACATAAAATGACGCCGCCACAAATTGTGATGGATGTAGACGTTGAACTTTCAGAAGAGATAATCGCAGGATGTATTAATGAGGTAAATGAAACTTTAGTAGAGAGTGATTTACCATTCACATGTTTAGGTGTAGAAAGGGTTGAAGATGAATAAAGTAGAAGCTATGGAATTGCTAGAACAGGGAAAAGTAATTACTAATGTAACATGGGAGGACACTGACGCAGTTGTTAAAGCTGGAGAAAAATATGTCTTGTTAGAACCGAGAGAGGGAGCAACTGGTAAATATCAAGTTCTGAATATGGCTGCACTAGATTTTGTTTGTTTTCAGCTTGAAGATGGTTATGAAGTAAAAGAGCTTGACTGCGAACTACCTGATGATATTTCAGAAGAACAGAAGAGTGCTATCATTGCTATGACTAATTTGATTGACGCGTTATTAAAATAGGTGACATATGTTAACTAGAGAAGAAGCAAAAGAATTGTTTGTAAAGGGCTACCCAATTACTAATGCTGGTTGGTCTGCTACTGAGGCTATTGTCAAATGTGGAAACATCGCTCTTTTAATGGAGGGTAGCTCTACATCAGTTACTGGCACTTATCATAAGTGTCCATCCCAACATGTTGAAGACATTTGTTTCAAGGCAAGTGACGGATATAGAGTTGTACAATTTGAGGTGGAGCTATGATGTACTATGTATATTGTGATGGCGAGGTAGAGGTATTTAAAGAACCTCATGATGCTAAAGACAGGGTTGATGAATTAAAAGAGTATGGCGTAGATATTTGTGTGCTGTCCCCTATTACTTATATTGATGAAAATGGAAATCACCATATGACAAAACTTGGTGAGTTGAGTGTTAAACATTATTGGGAAATTATGAATGGCTGACTGGAATAAAGATAACACTGTTGGATGTATGAAACATATGGAAGCAGAAATGATTACATATGGCTCACATGAATTCTCCATGCATCTATGGGATGATGTTAAAAACGCGAATTGGCACAAACCGGATGGTGGACTGTGGGCATGTCCTACAGAAACTGACGAGTGGAAAAAATGGTGTATTGCAGAAGATTATCATCTTGGTGGACTAAAAGGACATTTCAAGTTTATATATAGTGGAAATACTTTCGTTATTGATGGACTTGGTCATGCAATGCAGCTTCCTTGGTTATCTGAAGATAGATTTGAGTATGCTATTGACTTTGAAGAAATGTATCGTCAGGGTGTAGATGGTGTATTTTTAACTAGCGAAGGACAATGGGATACCAGACATAGTAGTCCTAAAAACCTGTATGGATGGGATGTTGAGAGTATCGTCATCCTTAATCCTAATTCTATTATGGAGCTAGTATGACTACAGCACAACTTCAATATTTCGAAGAGTGGCCTTTAGCTGATATTCAGGCAGAGTTGGACTTCATGAGAGAAGTTTCCCCAAGATTGTTGGGCCATACAGACATACATCTGTTGTATCATGACATCAGAATTTTAGCTCAACGCGTACAGGATATGATAAATGAAAGAGAAGAAGAAAAAGAGTAAGAAGAGCAAGTACTGTGATTTTGAAGGCATTTTGAACATTGTAAAATCAATGAAAAATATGCCAAAGAAGATACCTTGCCCGGAATGTAAACGTAAGATGGAACCAACAGTTGATTTTAACTTCGGTGACATTATCCTCTCATTCAAAAAACATCGGAGAAAGAAATGACAGAGACAGAAGCAGTAATCAATTATCTCAATGCCAAACTAGATGAAGCAAAAAATTTCAGAGCCGAATTAGACACAAGTGGACATGAGGTTAAGTCATTCTATTCTCAAATAATTCTCCATAATGAGTTAGCTTACACTCAAGAGTTTATTGATGCAGTTGAAGCGTGTATTAATAGATTAAAGAAATGTTGTAAGGTGGATAATGATTAATATACTTTCAGGTCTATTCGTTTTGTATGCGATGTATTTAACTATCGATGTGAGAGACAAGTTTAGTTGGCTGGAGCTTTTCTCTTTGCTATATGTATTTGCAGCTATTTCTTTTGGTATTGGACAGTTATAATGGGAATGTATACAGGGTTACGAGCAGAGGTAGTTGTTAAGCCCAAATATAGAGAAGCGATTTCAATGCTACATCTTTGTTCAGGCTTTGATGATTGGCGTGAAGTAGATATGGCGTACAATATACCAAACTTAGACAAATGGCTACAGTATGGTAGACACAATTTCATACCATTTGGTGTGTTAGCTTATATGCCAGATGACTTTGGTGACTTGGTAGAAAATAAAGATGGCGACTCACTTTTTGATTTCGAAAGTGGTGTTTGGAAATTCGCCTGCTCACTTAAGAACTATCATAATGAAATTGAATGGTTTGTTAATAACATTCTATTTGAACTGTGTGAATCAATGGCTTATTGTGAGTCACTTTATGAAGTGTATCCTTCCCCACATAGTGCAACACATGACGAACCATTTAGTCCAGAAGAGTACGAATGGTGGAAACGTTTTACAACTAATTGGAAAAAAGGTTTTGAGAGGTTATAATGGCTTGTGATATAAGTGATGTATTTAATTTGTTAATGGCGGGCGAGAAGATTCGCTCAACAGAGTGGTCAGCCAACCAGTATATTTGGCTGGTAAATTGTGACATTGTAGACCAAGATGGTAATTCTTATGACTTTACTATCTCTGGTACTAATGCGGATGAGTGGGAGAGTTTTACTCCTACTATTGATGTGGGTTACTACCACCTGAATTCTAACTATACTTTAGTTTATTACAATGGTACTGACTTTTCCTCATACAACGGCAGTGGATGGTCTTCTTACTCCGTTCCAGACGAAGATGAGTTTTTAAACGAGCATACTTTGATTTTAGAGTCTGCTAACAGGGACAGACAGGTTGTCTACACAGTTGTTGATGTATTAGAATCATAGGAGCTATAATGAATATTATTGAAGTTGCACGAGCATTACGCGAAGGAAAGTATGTAAGCAGTGAAGATTGGCTAGTAGGCTCGTTTATCTATCTAAAAAACGGTGTTGTGTATGATGAATGTGGTTCAGAAGCAAAAATTTGTATGGAAAGTATCTCAGATATTGAAAGTGATGAATATTTTGTACTTGAATTTCCAATAGGTTTGTATACATTAGATGGAGGTTTATATCGCTATGATGGAGATATGTGGGAGCAGTGGGAATGGAATGGTTTATGCTGGAAAAGTGTCGATTATTTGACAGAGGCTACTGCTTTACACCACTGCAAACAGTCAGAATTAAACAATATGTCTCCCTGTGTTGAGTTAAACGGAAAAGGATTTCATTTTAATCGATTATGAAACTAGCGACATTAGACATACTGAACTGGAACACCTCTTTAGGTGGAGAGCATTATACGGGAACTATCCATTATGACCATAACGGTGAAACCATATATCACGAGTTGGAATACGAACTTAGTACAAGTCAGGCTAAATATCTAAACAAAAAAGATGGCTGCTCTATGTATAAGCAAGGCAGCTTATCTAACAGGTTTTTTAAGCAACACCATTTGTATAAAATTGCAACTGAGTTCTGTAAGTCAAAAAATATTAACCTACTTCTTAAACATGGCACGAAGATTCAACCCGGAGTGGTTATTTACTGCTCTGATGAAGAGCTAAAGAAAAAGCTAGTACATATTAGTGCGTTAACAGAGTGGATGTACTCTAAAACATATGACCCTTGGGCAACATTCGGTGAAGAGGCCGACAGGTTGTGGGACGAATGGGAATCTTTATTGAAGGACTTTAAGTAATGAATTTTGTAATAGCTGTATGGATTATATGTCTTATTTTCCCTCCTATCATCACTGTTGCCTTTTTAGAAGATTGTGATACACAGGAAGAGAAAAATGAAATAATTTTCTATGCATCGGTCGTAGTTATTTTTGGACCATTTGTAGTTTTTCCAGTAATTGCTATTGCAATTTGTTACTTCGCTTGGTATATTGGGTGTCATGTGTTTGACGCTTGGAAATTCAAAATAAATAAATTTAGAAAATGGATGGAAGAATAATGAAATTTTGGGAAGCAATGGAAGCCTTAGCAAATGGGGCATATGTTCGTAAAACTACTTGGGTTCAATCTATCTACCTGTATTTTGATAATGGTACGGTCAGATGTCATAATGGTGAAATACCACAAATAAATGCATATAATCTTACTGGCGGATGGGAGTATTACACATTTTTCAAAGATGGTTTCTTTCTTGTTGACGACGCTCCAGCAATCAGATTTCTTGGTAAATGGTATATTTGGTATCAGGATAACTGGGAAATTCAAGAACGGCTTGTAGAGGTCGGGAATCTTTTGAAGTTGGATTACCTTACTGCTAATATGGATGTCAAGCACTTTAAAGACGGTTATTTTGACCCTAAAAAGCATAAGATGAATGGAAAAATCCTAATGATGAATGTACCTACAGCAGTGGCGGAGTTACCATGACACATACAACTATTCAAATCATTGCAGTAATTATATTTGTAGCTTGTAATGCTGGGGCGGTCTACCTAATGTTTGCAGAGAAAAAAGAGGACGCTAACAAACTTTCAAATACAGGCTTAATCTGCTTCCTTTCTCTCTTGCTCGTTGCTATGTCTATACAAATAAAAGACTTACATCAAGAGATAGAGGCTCAAGATATTGTGATTGCATATTACGAGCATCAGTATAAGACTAACAAACCAGATTCAAATGAGGTACAAGAATGAATTTTTCAGAAGCAATACAGTGTCTTGAGGATGGTGTATCTGTTAGAAGAAAAGGTTGGGGTAATGACTATATCTATATGTGTTCTGAAGCTCAAGTAATTTACAACAATCATGATGATTGCATAGACCTGTATGTAGAGTATGACCTGTTTGATGATGAGTGGGAAATTGTAAGCCTGTTCAGAGACGGGCTGTATCAGGTAGATAATTCTTTCTGTATTAGATACGATGACAAGTGGTATATGGAAGCTGGAGATATGTGGCTTCATATGCATAGATGGAAAGATTACGACCCATATATCATTGATGAAGTCGCGAGGAAGCAGACAACAGAATGTATCTTTGTTGGTAACTATGACCCAGAAAATTACGTTATTGAAAATGACAAATTTATTCAAAAACGACATATCGTGGAAGATTTAAGTCCACTAAGGAGGAAATTTTGAAATTCGCAGAAGCAATGACAGCACTAGAAGATGGTGCTCGTGTAAGAAATAAAGCATGGCCAGAAGATATGTTTATCCACATGGTAGATGGTAATCTAGTTGGGGAAGACGGTAGAGCGTCACAAGTACAAATTACCCCTAAAAATCTATCTGGCGATTGGGAGTTCGCCTCTTTTTTCAGAGAAGGGCTTTATATTATCGATGGATGTCCATGTATCAAATACGATGGTGAATGGTATAGTAGAAGCGAATTTGAACCTAATACGAAATGGTTACAAGTTACCATTTTAAAAGAAAAGCAAGACCTTCTGTATATGAATGGGAAAAATACAGAATTTCGTACTGTCAAATTAGGTTCATATAATCCAGAAAGATATTTCGTCGAGAGAAAGGCAAACGGATACCATCTAGTCAAGAAAACATTAGTTATGGAGTTTAAAACATGATTCAGGATATTTCACAAGAAGAGATTAATGAAGGTTTTATGAAGCTCCATAAGGGGTGTAATGAGTTGCATCTATCACATTCTAAAGCAATGAAAAATACCTCAGAAGCTATTAATTCCAACTCACAAGCTATTTTGAACCTTGGAACTCTTATTACATTACTTTCAGATAGAATCACAGCATTGGAGAAGAAAAATGAAGTTTGACGAAGCAATCAAAGAGTTGCTAGAAGGACATGAAATTGAATTACCCGGAGTATCTGATAATTATATCTTACGGATTGAGGACGGAGTAATCACTGCACCGGGAATTGAATATGAAGATGGTCTTAAGATTTTGACAAAAGAACAGCTTGAGAGCGATGGGTGGGTGGTGACTTATAGATTGCCACATGGCGTATATTTTTTCAATAATGATTTTTATCTAGTCACATCAAATAATATCTTGTATTATTCTGTAATTGCCAGTACGTGGCAGCAATCTGCTTATGGACGTCACCATTTCTTATCTTTGTATAGAGAGGGCAAAATAGAATTAAAGTTTGAAGGGAAGTTTGACCCAGATTTGTGTATGGTAGATTATTCTCCTACATTTGTTCAATTTGAAACTAAGGAAGATGCAGAGTCTGCCAAAAAGAGATAATGATGAATGAATTGATAATAACGCCGGGGTTATATTATTTAGACTCCCCAGTTCCAGATATATATCTGTATTTCAATGATAAATGGTATTACTGGTTACTAATAGGTGAGTGGATGCCATCTACATCCAATCCAGACACACTAAAACATCATATCTTGGCAGGTATTTTGAAACTAGTCGAAGAAGGCGATTTTCCACCAGAGATGTATGGTGTAGAGAGATTTCCAAGAATAGTACCAATGGAGAAATTAAATGAATAAGTTAAAAGAAGCAGCAGCACAGTTGCGAAAAATAGAAGCATACATTAATAAACACGGTGTAAATATGCATCCAGTAACCAAAGTTTTTGGTGATGTACTAGACTCTATAGAAGAGCTGGAAAAAGAAAATGCCGTATTAAGAAATCAACTTGAACTACTTGGAGGGGATGAATAATGGGATGTGACATCCATATTTTTACTGAAGCAAAAAAACCTATTCTGGACGATGAACAGTGGATTAACATTGACAATTGGCGGCTTAATCCTTATTATGGTTCAGAAGACGAAAAAGACCTAGATGAAGATGACTGGCGTGAACCAGAGTATAAAATCCATGAAATCTATCGTGGAAGAAATTACCATCTATTTGCACGTCTTGCAGATGTTCGCAATTATTATGGTTGTGAGTATATTGATAGACCGAGAGGGATTCCAAACGACGCGTGCGATGTGGTAAAGAAAGAGGCAGAGCAATGGGGTCGTGATGGACATAGCCACAGCTACTGCACTCTGAAAGAACTCAAAGAATTTCAAGCCAAACACAAAACTATCAAAATTAAAGGTCTAATTGGTAAAAAACAAAAGGAAGACCTAGATAATGGTATTAAACCGCAGTCTTGGTGTCAGTGGTCGAATTCGGATGAATATGTAGAGGCTGAGTGGGAAGACGAGGACCATTGTCTAGATAACCTCATTGAGTGTCTTACAAATCGTATGGATGATACATTCTGGCTGTTTGGTCGTGAAGAACGCTATCCAGAATTTGAAGATAAAATCAGAGTTGTATTTTGGTTTGATAATTAGGATACAGTATGACATATCAATGGCGAGAGATAGTAGAAATTTCTGGAAAAAAGTATCTTTTAAACGTAGATTGGGTTGACGGGGAAGTCAAAAAGTATTATGATGTAGCTATACAGAACGAGTTATCTCAATATGAGAAGAAAGAAAAATAATGTGGACCAAGGAAGTATGTGATTCAATTACCGGCCTACTCAGTTTAAAAGAAAACTGGAATAGTTATGGTTCCTATAAAGCAGATGTAAAATCTGTTAATATGGCCATAGACTACGTACATATGCTCGGTGCGATGAATGTATTTCCTAAACCTTCTGTGTCGTTGACTCCGGGGGGACATGTTTTTCTCTGCTGGAATTGGGAAGCAGACGCCAAGGAACTTTCGATAGAGTTCTGTCCTGAAAAGGGGGCATTAGTTAACTTTTGGGATAGCAATGGTTACGTTGACTATGACTGTATTATAAAAATGGAGATATAATGACTTTTATTGACTTAATCGATATGTTAAGAGAAGGTAAAAAGTTAACCCATCGCGGACTTTCTTGCGAGTTTATTTATCTTGATGGTGACTGTCTTATAACAGATGAAGATGAAAGAATGATGTGGGATGAAGTTGCAGACATTTATGAGAATTATTCAGAGCCTTATGAAGAATGGGACCCGGATAACAGTTCTATCATTAATGATTTAATCACGAATGCCAATTTAGCAATTCAGGAGCTAAATGATTTGTTAGAATCATGTGGAGTAGATAAGACATATGTACTTGAGGAAAAAATCTAATGGATAGTGTAGAAAAGTTGGCACATGGGTATGCCGTAGATTATAAGCCTTGGGACACGGACTTACCTCCTAGTGATTATATGGCGTATGGTTTTACTAGAGGATTCAAGCATGTGATACATAATATTACTTTTCTAGATGTTCCAGACGAAGAATATTCAGAAATAGAGTTGTGTGATACTGTTTTTCATAATGGTATAAAATATATTGTCATTGCAAAAGATTATGGAAAGGTGATTGCTGTTCGTGTTTGAAGAAAATGGTGAAGTAATCGTTCTAATGGGACTACAAGTTGCATTCGGTAGATATGCTGGAAAAGCTACATTGGCTAATAATTATGGACGAGTAGTATTTGAAGATGGAGTATCTGGATTGTTTTTATTCTCAGATATGTACCCCATCACACAGATTGATAAAGTAAAACGGGTTATAGATGAAAAAATGAGTGCCATTATAGAAACCCATAATGATGCAATAAAATTATCTACACACACCTACCAAGTCTTGCAGAAAAAAATGGAGGCCATGAATGGATGACAACAAGTGGTTCTGCATAATGGGAATATTCTTTTTTATATGTATGTCTATTAGTATGTCTTTTGAATCTTACTATAAATCAATAGAATTACCTAAACTAAAACAGCTACAAATAGAATGTATCGAAGAAGGATACGGTACAATGGAAAACGGAAGGTTCAAGTTGATTAAAAATGATTGACCTATTATTAATTTGCGTTTTACTTATTGTTTGGTTTTGTTTCTTGGAGGACAACAATTGAATTACGTACTTGGAGAGTATGAGGCTGTTCCTTTAGATTGGGCACCTGCAGAAAAACATTGGTCAGTATTTCGAGATTATGATATCGTAGGGGAAATTTCTGTGATTAGGGGTGAGATTTTTGGATATCCCGGTCATTCGTATCCTCTTGACTATAATGAAGTAGAAGAGCCGCAACAAGTAGAAGAATGTTTGAAGGCTATCATTAATTATTTGGAGAACAGATGAATATTGCAGACTTTTTGTGGGAACTCACTTCTGGAAGTAAAGCTAGAATTAATAGCTGGGAAAAGGGTGACTGGATTTCTCTACGTGGAGATGGTTCCTGTTTCTTAGATTCAGATGGGAATGAATATGGGCTAGAAATCTTAGGAGATGCTGGCTTGGAAGAGTGGGAAGTGTTTGATGAGGAACGGCAAGAGCGGATTAATGCTATTATCCATGAGATTAATGAATTAGAAGTTGACGCTTCTAATATAGAAAATAATATCGACGTTCTAATGTCGGACCTAGAAGATATCAATTATCAAATTGATGACTTAAAAGAAGAATTAGATGAGCTTGAGTAATGGACTATGAATCGTTAACTATGTCACAAAAGTTAATACAAGGCATGAAAGAGCTGACGCTGTCTCTGGAAAATAATTATAGAGGTAACATGAAATTTGAAATTGGTGAAAAAGTAATCATTCTTGAAGATTGTGACGTATATCTCGGTGAGATTCTGTCTGATACAATGCAACATGTTGGTTTTGGCGATGAATTAACTCTATCGGTAGCTGTTGAGTTCGGTGAATTCGATATTGATGTCCGTGATATCTACAAAATGGAAGACGTTGATGTTGTAATTGATAGACTGAAATTGCGTATGTCAGAAGCGGAAGAGACATATATTATCACAAAGTCACTTGCTTTACAATCGATTAAAACTTTGATGGATATTAAAAAAGGAGATGCAGATACATGAAAAAACAAGAAATCATAGACAAACTGAAGGAAGGGTACAGTGTGAATTTTAAAGACGACCCGGAATGTTTTTATACTATGTGTGATGACAGATTGTATTTCATGATGGCGGGCGAGGGTAGCTTGCGTATTAGCTTTGCTGCAATCGGGGACTGGAATGACGAAGAAATTGATTTTTGGAAGTAACAATGTTGGCTAAAGTATCAGACAATATATGGGTCATGGCTGATGAAGTTGTTTATGTAGCACCAGTCACTGATTCGGAATTAGTAGAGATTAAATGTAAAGGTTCACGCGGTCACTTCATTAAGACAAGATGGCCTATTCTTAAAGTTGTCGAGTCTATTAATGAGGCAAGAGAAAAATGCAAGCAGTAGCTGGGATAGAGCCATCTAGAAAAAATATTGTATATAAACAATGTTGTAATCCTATGTCTGGTTATTTAACACCACCATCTACTTATGCTCATATTATAGGTGACAGAGAAAACCTTTATATTGTAGAACATATACAATGGGTGGGAATGTATGGTTTTGTTGTTGACCATATTCAACCAATTATTTGTGGAGTAGGATATGAACAATGATTTTAGGGGAACAGCCTTAATTATCAATGATGATTTAAGCGTCATTTGGGGCGAAGTAACAAACTGTATCTTTTTTCAAACAATACAAAACTATAGGTTCATTGTGAATATAGATGGTAAACCAACATGTGTTCGACCATCACGTGTATTCGATAATCCAAAAGAGGCAAACGAATACATTGAAATGTTATATAAAAAGAGAACTGACGAATACTTCTTTTCACTGCATAAAATAAGGAATTGGGCAAATGGGTAAAGAGTGGGTGGATTTTTTAGACCAGTTAAACATCTTAAGAAATATGGAGCTTAGACTGGAACGTATTGAGAAAACACTTGCAGATATCGTAAGAGGAATGTCACCCCCAGAGATGGCTGTGGAAGCTGATAGTGAATATACACACCAAGAAGTAGACTTTGATGATGGAAGAAAATGGATTATCGAAAAAGGCGATAGACTGCTAGGGTATGTTACAATCACTGGTACTGTATGTACTATTTGCTTAGGCAGCTCATTGTTGTGGCAGAGGGCAGTCCCTCATAGGCAGAGTGACGTCGAGGCTGCAGAAAAAGCAATCCAAGAGTTGATAGAGTACGTAGAGCGTGAGAAAATGCGAGCGATAGAGGATAGCAAAAGAAAAGAGGGCAACGTATACGGCTACTGCCCCATCTGCGGAGCACCGGGGATTATGCGTGAGAGACGCCTTGGTGGGAATGATTATTGTAAAAACGGACACGAGTATCCATCTAAGGATGCTGTATTTTTCTAGGAGATAAAATGGATAAAGTAACTGACAGGGAATTTTGGAAGAGTGTTATTGCACAACATGACGATGAAGACTGGCAGGAGTCTGGTTATATAGCATGCTATCATAAAAATGTGGCTTATTTAACAAACTACTATCATTGTTCATGCTATGGCACATTCGAGGCTTTGTGTGGTGGTGGGATTAGTGACCGTTTCTCTGAGGGTATTCCTTCATTCATATGGAGTGGTACTTTAAAAGAGTTGGTAGATATGGCAAAAAGGGGTGCTGACCCACATATGCCATCAAGGGTGGCTAAGGAAGCTGACTGTGATTATAAACATTTGATGGAAGTATATAAACAAATCTTAGAATGGTATGAGGATGAATATGAAACTGTATGAAGCAATCAAGTTACTTGAGGAAGGAAAGCGTGTCAGACATCAAGATTGGCCTAGTAATAGCTTTTTAGTATTAAGGGGAAATATTCTAGACCAAGACGGTGAATTAGATGCAATCGTTTGTGATTCTGTTAACGATTTAGACGGATGGGAGCTTCTCAAGGAAGATGGTTGGTATAAATGTGATGGGAAAGATTATATCAAATTTGATGACTGGTATCTCTGGTGTGATGGTAAATGGATGCCGTGTAATGAGCCTAAACACGCTAACCTTGAACGTGCTGGCAATTTTGAGCCAAAGAGATATACTATTCAAACTAAACTAGTAGACGATATTCCATTCTAGTATGGCTTAGCAGAAAAAAGAAGACATAGATTTTTACATAAATGGAGCTGCTAAATGAAACTACATGAATTTTTAAATGACGACGTGGCCTGCGTTACAGTCTTCAATGAGAATGAGTACCGCAGGAAAAATACTTACACGATGTATGATGGTCCACACGGAAAAGAAAAGTGTGACTTTTCCGAAATAACAAAAGGCATGGAGGGAACTATTCTCTATTATGACTGGTATGCTGGCGGCTTAGCTGAAAGAATGGGTTTTATATCAGTAGACGAAGACGGTAATATCACTGAAGATAGATGTGTTGGGATTAGTTGATGGATAAATACGAAAAGAAATACGTTTTGGTAGTAGATGGTTTATGTGTCCAGAAGGGATATAAAACTGGATATCATGAAGGTGAATATCTAGTAGACGAAGAGTGGGTCAATGAAGAATACGTGTTTGATGATATCGAGTCAGCTAGAAAGTATCTAGCAGGAAGATATATATGCGAAAGTGACGATTATTTTGCTTCCTTGTCTAGACTGAATAGTTATGAGGGACAATATGGGTTCTAAAAATTATAATGAAGCAATAGAAATTTTTAATAAATATAACTTGATTCTTGCAGATATTCGTACTAGAATTGAGGAAGGAGACATGGATGCTGCTATAGAGCACTTGAAAACTTTGACAGAAAGAAATAAAAAATTAAAGTATCTTGGATATATGGTAACTGGAAGTGATGATTACCGCTCATCGAGACTAATGGAGATGGATATGAATAAGCTCCGAAATATAGTAGATAACGCATCAAGCCCAAATATGACTATGCAGGAAATAATAGAAGAACATATAAATACAAGCAATGATTAAGCTGTGACAAATAGGAGTAAAAAGTGACCAACATTTCACAATTAGGCAGGTGCGAACCATGTTACTATAAAAGTTTCCCGGCTAATCTGATGTTTCGGGATGGATACTGGGCACAAGTAGACTATTACACAGAAATAGGAATTCATCTAGGAGTTAGAATAGATTACGGATATGGATGGATTTATTAGTTATGCTGTGACATTTTGTTTCGAGTTGGGGCACCTAGATTTTTTTGGTGTCCTTTTTTCTTTGCCGACTTAAGTGCGGGTAGTTAGCAAATGACAATTAAGTTTGAAGTGCCGAGGCGTGAGATAAGGCCCCCCGGTTTTTTGACCAACCTGAACAGGTTCCCACCTGAACGTAAAACCACCCCCACCGAACTTGTGAACAAATGAGCACATCGGCAGGGGATTTGTAAACCTTGTTTAGTAAGTGCTGCTTAATAAATGTTGTTTAAATAACGTTGTTAAATATTGGGGTGGACAAACTACTGAATTCGCGTCTGTGCTCGATTCTCCGCAAATCCGATACAATACCCATGAAACTATCGGAATGCATTAGGGGCGATTCTATGAGATTCTAGCCCCATAGCAGAGGTACACTAAACTATTTTGGAATATTTTTTGATTTTATACCGTTTTAGGCTTTTTTAGACTTTTTTTATCCCGATAGGTTGCTAATATCTTATCAGAGGTTAATCAATGCGGTTAACACGAAACTATCTTTTAAGGAGTTGAGACAATGAGAAAAGCACATGCTAACTTCCACGCCCCAGAGCCAGTTCAAACCAAACGGACACCAACGGTTGAAGAGTTTGACAAAATGTTATCAGATGCCTTTCAGTTTGCTTTCATGCCTCAAGATGAGGACGAGTTAATCGAGATGCTCACAGGGAGCGAATCACGCGTAGGATTGAATCGGCAAATTGAAATCATGGAAGAGCACTTCGGTGCTGTTGAGAACTGGTAAGCTAATGGGGGCCATGACTGGCTCCCCTCTTTACACTTTGAAAGAATAAAACAATGAAACAACACAGTATTGAATGGTGGGTACAATTCATCAGATTCCATTATATTCCAGCGGTATACTCACCCCAACGTAATTGCATTAGAGCAGTTGAGCGGTATACTACGCGTGATGATAGAGCAGCAGTTAACTGTAACGTCGATTAACCATTAGACGGAAAAGCCATTGATTCATGGCTCGGATATTAACCACTAAGGGGGCCATGACTGGCCCCCTCTTTACACTTTGGAAAGAATGCAATGGATTGCAAAAAATATCTTCTTATCGTATGGTCCCTGATGGCCATTGCCACAATCTCAACAATCGTTTTTTTTGAAATGGTGTTATCATGACAGTAAAGGAAGAAATCAGAGTTACAAGGCCCGGAAAGTACCCACCAACAACGCCAAGAGAGGGGAGACAAGGCCACTATTTCTATGGCAATAACCTAGTTGAGTGTATTATGAAAGCTCAGCGTAAGTTCGGTGATGAACTAGTGGACGTCGAATACAATGGGTGGTATATCGGTTCAATCACACAGGCCCAGCCAGAACACAAATTTCCAAAACAATCGGTTAATGATTTTGTGGGCTGGTGCCCATAACTAACAAGGGGGCCAGTCATGGCCCCCTCTTTACACTTTAAAAGGAATTACCACAATGAAGAAACTAGTCGATATGGTCCCAGTTCGCGACTACTGCCAAAATATGGTTTTATCAGCAGATGAAGCTAGAACACTACGACAAAACGTGCGTAACATGTATTGCGTATGCAATCTGCAGGAATTAGAATCTGCTCTTATCCATCATAAGGAAAACCCAACAATGCGGGGAAATGAGGAAACGATTGCATTCATTCAAGAGTTAATTGATGAGTGTAATCTGGATTTATCAGGGCGGATTATCCGGTATGTTGATTATACCGTATTGTCTGAGCTGCTGAGCCACACAATGCGAATGCAACGTATGTTATTCGGAGATTCCTTCATGACTGAACAGGAATTGAGAGGGGCCTTATCAGACCCTTACGTATACTGTGAAGATTATTTACAGTCGGCACTGGAAAACATGTTTCTGCATCACGTACGCGTTGGTGGTCGTGAACGTCAAACCAAATTCTCTGATATCCATATTGACCACACTAAACAGATAGTAACAATCTGGCTTGCTATCAAGTAATCAACAACAATAACCAAAGGGGGGCCATATGGTCCCCCTATTTGCATTTGAGGATATCATGAAAACATTATCGTATTTTGTAGCTCTGCTCTTATTCTCCCTATGCTCAGTTCTATTCTGGCATGCTCTTATATCGATTCTAGGGACATCTCTAAACGTTGGGGTTGATGGTCGGCCATTATGAGGGATTTAATCATACACGTTGCTGCTGTGCTCGCTATCGCTCTTATATCGGTTCTTACAATCCGTTGTGCGGTTTCATTGTGGAAACATGACGATGTAAAAAGGTTGATTGAAGAGGGTAACAAGAACGGCGGCACTACTGCACATCTAAACATGTAATATACGCCTGTTCAGGTAGTATACATCTGTCTACTAGGGTGACAAATAGTCACCCTTTTTTTACGTATACACATATCCACTACGCGACCGCCGCCAGACCGCCGCCCGCCGCCGCGATAACTGCACACTTGTCAACTGCCCGCCCGTACATGCATACAGGCCAGACCGTTAGCCATTTGTTCAGTGCTTGTCAGTCCACGCTGTTCGTCCGTCCAAGAAACGGGTTTGTAACGGGTTGACAAACCCGTTTGCCCAGAATGCACATAGTTAGCCGTTTTCCTATTTTACCTAGCTTGCCGGGGGAATTACTTAGGAAAGTTTAGAAAGTAATTCGGTTCCCGAACCGCAGGAGTTTGTTAATAAACCTTATTAATTAATTCGATACCGCGACCGCAGGACATTTCTTAAGAAACTTTATTAAATAATCCGGCGTGGGAATTTCTTAGGAAACTTTATTAACTAACTATGTAATTAGTAAAGTTAATTAAATAATTCGGGAGCGGCAACGGAAAAGTTATTTAGGAAAGTTAATTAAGTAAATCACCTGTTCACCAAGTGTACGCATGGGCAATTTGTTAGGAAAGTTTACAAACTAATGAATTACTTAAGAAAGTTAATTAAGTATTGAATTACTTAAGAAACCTTAGAAACTAATAATTACTTAGGAAACTTTATAAACTAAGAAATTTCTTAATAAACATTACTAAATAATTGAACATTGTACATGTATAGTGTACACAAATTTTTTTATTTCTGTTTTCGTGTACAAACCGTTATATGTATACTACCGGCCAATTACTTAATAAACGTTATTATATAATGCAGCAAAAAATGTGCCAAACTCACGTGAGCAAATTTCATGCCAAAAAAACTAGTGTACAAACACCTGTAAATCGCGTGTATGGGCAAACTATTTGTTTTCCGATACAATGCCCGTGAATTCATTATAACTCAATACAGGGCATTCTATGCATTCTCAGCCCCATAACGGGTGACCAGTGCACAAGTGTGAACAAAATTCCTTTTATATTTATATAGTATATAACTATTTCCGGGAATCTTGCTAAAAATAAAAAAACGATTAAAGTATCTATTGCAATCTGCCGGGGATGTGATACAATGCAATGCATGATGAGGTTAACGCAAACAAGTTAACTAAACCTGCAAGCGGTTATAACCCGCATGCATGACGTTCTTTGACAATTTGGTAAAATCTTGAGCCGTAGCGTCCGTTCACCTACTCTTTTTTGGAGGATGTGCTATGCTGCACACAAGTATAGTTGGCATGAAAAATGGTCTGATTGATATGCTGGACGCGTGTTCAGAAGACAATCTGGCCGAAACATGTGAACAAGTAATCAGTGCTATACGTCTGACGTCTGGCATGTGGGTTGAGTGTTCATACGGATACAAAGCCGTAGAATTGATGGACAAAATCAACCTAATGTGTACAGAAGTCATCGAATCTGGTGTACACTATATGAAACGTGACCGTCTGAAAGCCGTGCGGAGTGCATCTGTACAGCTAAGTCAGTTCATGTTCCGTGCACACCAAAAAAACATGTACGCATGTGTATAGTCTGACCAGTTCGCCAGTCTGGAGAAAACTGGCAATCTTCAAAATACTTTTAAGTTTTTTCTAAAATGGGGTTGACATACAATAGTCAATAGACTATAATCTCCTTAGTCAAGTCACTTTTTTAAACATGCTTTTTAGGAGCAAACACTATGAACGCTACTCAAGAAATCCAGAACAAAGTCCGCGAAGCCTTCAATTTCTCTGTTGTCAAGGCCCCCCTGTTTGGACCAGACAACACTCGTACAGGTCTGTCAGGTCTGTTCCGCGACGATGATTTTTCACTGGTGGGAAATTCATCTGTGAAGGACCGATACACGCCGCACACTACGGAAGACGTGGTTGCAATCGTCGATGCCGCAAGTGAGGCATTTGACGGGGACATTGATATCCAGTGCAATTTCAAGCATGGACATTACGTCACCATCGCACCAAGTCTGGATTATCGTAAACAGATTTACGGTACTGACATCGTATTCCCCCGGCTGCTGGTTAACGCATCCTACGATGGACGTGCATTTCGGGCAACTATGGGCATGTATCGTGATATGTGCCGAAACATGATGATGATGCGTCAAGTGAACCAGACAAGTCAGGCAATCCGCCATACGTCCGGCTTGCGTGACAAAATGGATGAACTTATCCAGACCTTTTCGGTTCTCCGCGAGTCATGGGACAATATCGGGGACGCAATCGACCACATGAACGAACGTAAGGTCGATGTACGCCAGTTCATTATGGGGCTGTACGGTACTCCGAATGAAAATTCCAGCAAGTCGGTTACCATGCATGAAAAACGCATGGAAGCCATTCTGACGCGGCTCCGCGATGAATCCCGCAAGTGCGGTCTTGATAACCCGCTGGTAACCGGCGAAACTAACGGATGGCTGATGTACAATGCCGTTCAGGGATACGCTCAACATGATTCCATCCGGCGTAAGGATACGACTGATTTTGAGAAAATCCTGTCGAGCCATGACGATAAATTCGTGAAGGAGGCAGAACGGCTGCTGCTGGCCGCTGTTTAACCCTCTGGGGGGAGAAATCCCCCCTCTTTTCTTTTCTTCATGTTTCTATTGAGGTTTTACCGATGAACCGATACACAAAATACGCTCGCTCGTTTGGCTGGTCTGGCATGCCAGTTTACGTCGTCAATGGTCTGGTCTATTTCAATTACCGCATGCGGGGTGAGGGAATCGACTGGTTTGAGTTTATGGATGATGTACGTGGGGGCCGAACTAACTAAGTAATCAAGATTGTATTTACCGTCTATCCCTTTTGGGGTAGGCGGTTTTTTTACGTACATAGAAAAGCGATAGACGGGCCTATACGCGTCCGCTTTGAATTGCTGTCCCTTTTATCATGCCAGACCGCAAACGCTCGCTACGCTTTAATGACGGGCCTATCTGGTGACCTTTGAAACATGGCTTGTCACGGCTTGACAAGCCGTGTAGCCTGTATGCACATAGTTAGCTAGTTAGTCGTTTTTGTGTTCGCCGCAGGGGGAATTTGTTAGGAAAGTTTATTAAATAAGTACTTAATTAAGAAAGTTTAGAAAGTATCTCCAGAGCTGTTGCTGCAAGTTTACTTAGGAAAGTTTACTAATTAATTCGAGTCCGACTGTGGAATTATTTAGGAAAGTTTATTAACTATCTAATTACTTAGGAAGATTTATTAAGTAATTTCGTTCACCAAACGGAATTTGTTAGTAAGGTTTCTTAACTAAGTGTACATTCCCATTATTGAGAAATATAGAAAAACGATTAAAGTAGACTTGTAATCCTGTCGGGGCGTGCTATAATGCATATATCACTGGAACATAACACTAAAGGATAAAATCATGGATAAACCATTACTTGAGGTAAAGGGCTTTTTTGGCCAGTGGCTGGTCTGCTGTTCAGGTGCTATCCTGTTCATGGAAGTGTACGAACGTGAAGGGTATACGCTCAGCCATGATAGCTCTCTCTCTACTATGAAAGATTTACTTTTAGCAGGATTCTAAACATGGAAATTGTTGGTGTACTAGTACACGACTGGGTTGACGGGGAACGTGTTCAGAATGATTCCTTGACTAAAGTATGGGGAATCGGTTCAAGTCGTGATGTAAGTATCGTCGAAGCGGAGCAATATTTTGTGTCGCTCCTGAACAAGCACGACCTTGATAGTGCTATTGTAGAGTATTATCTTGAAAAGGGTTTTTACTACTGTCCAAAAGCGGAGCGGAGATACTTTTTTATCAATTGTAAGCTGGAAGAGGTTACTTCTTAAAAATGCAGAAAAAAAGATAGGGGGCGGGTTTGACTCTCCCCTATCACTCTGCTATACTTCAATCATACAATTAACCATCTAATAAGGGGTAAGTAAATGGCTCGTGTTACACTGAAAACAGTATTGTATCACGCTGAGCAGTGGGGTGTTCAGGTGCAGGAAATTGGCCATCGTCGCTGGGAAGTGTCCCATCCTAATGTACAGGGCATGACTGGCGAAGTGGACAATGTACAGGACCTGTGGAGCGAAGTATACGACTTTGCAAGAATGGCCGGAAAAGTGGAGGAATAGGGTTGACGCCCTATTTTTTCCCTGCTATACTTCAAGCATAACTGAAACATTTCTCATAAGGGACAAAGTAATGGCGTTTGAGTATACAGATACTTCTATCAAGATTGCAATTGACCGTGATTCGTCTGTTAAGACTCATCAGATGTTTATCCATCACAGCGGCGGTTCTCGCGAAAAGGCATACCTGTTCTGTGTTGAATTGTTTCATCCAGAAACTCTGTGCACACATGCTCCTATCTATGTTCTGGCTGAGGACACCGAAGGAGCTATCCATCAGGCAACCTGCGTAAATGGTGAATTTGATAGCAAAATGTATGATGGTGGTGGTGAATTCAGCACGACTGTATTAAAGGAATCCTCAGTAAAGCGTCTCCATCTGGCCATTCGCGGCTGGGGTGGTCAACAGTTCTAACATAACTCTATGTCCAAAGGGTACTAGGTAAGGTTTAAAGAGGAAGAACGCCATCTTCCCGCCCGCTTTCTTCATTTAGTAATTCTTGATTTAGGAGAGAGACATGTTATCACCAGAAAGAGCAGCACTACTGCGAAAAAATAAACCAAACATTGCAGCATATCAAAAACGGGCAATCGGTGATTCTGCTGATATGTTCGACTGTAAATACAAATACGAAGATGGTTCTGTCTGTGCTGCGTCGGCGTGCTTCACAGATGCGGAGAGAGAACTGGTTTTCCTGATTGACAATGATGCACCAATAGACGAACATCAACGCACACTGAAGTTATCAGACGATGAATTGACCACACTAGGAAATCTGCAAAGTGCTCATGACGCATATATGCAAAACGGATGCAACAAGAATTTCAATCACTTCGATGAACTAGTGAAGGATGTATTAGGCGAATAATACAAACAACAACAATCTATCCTCTTGCCTGTAATGGGTAAGGGGATTTTTTTACGCCTACTCTTTTTTCTCTTGCTGAATAGCCGTTGTCATGCGATAACCAACGGCATAGCGATTCCGCAGATAGTTAGCGAGTTAGCAGTATTCTATCTGGCGGCGGGGGGATTTTCTTAGGAAACTTTACTAACTAATTCGGTAGGCACAACGGCGAAATAATTAGGAAACCTTACTAACTAAATATGGACGACGTAGGATTTATTTAGGAAACTTTAGAAAATAAATCGAGAGTGAGAAAGCAAAAATTGTTAGTAAACTTTATTAACTAATTTTGTGAACGCATGTATTTTTTTAGTAAACTTTCTTAAGTACTGTTCATTGATGCACTTATGGAAAATATATGTACACTGAACGTTAGCCACTAGTGAAAATCCCATCTTTTTATCGTTTCTATATGTTGCTTTTGTGGCGAAAGTATCAAAAATTGCTGTTGAGTGTATTCGGGGTATCCCTAGTATACAAAAAACATATAAACCGCCTATACATGTTGAAAAAACGAAATGTGCAGGTGTACGAAAAATGGATGATTTTTGCCTGAAATAGTGTCATGGGTTAACTATTTTCTGTGATTTGCCCCATTTTTTCCTGCTGAACATTTGAAAAGTGAACATTTTTTTACTCGTGAGGACCTGTCTATGGTGATTTTTTGATGAGTAGTGTACAATTTTTGGAGGATTTTTTAGTAAACTTTAGAAAATAACAAGCGTTTGGTGCATAAATAGTAGTGTTTCGGTAGTCAAGAGGTGTGGAAGACTGTATTTCAAAACTATACCCCCGTTCCCAAGCGTCAGCTTGTGTATAGTATTCTTTATAATTATATTATGTATAGTTCTTATATGTATAGGTGATAAATCTATGTATATAGTGCCCTATTTTCACTACTGTTCAGTGTATTATTAAATAATCAGGAAAGTATATAAATCGTAGGCTTAAATCGATATTTGTACACATACGCTAGAAGGCTCTCAGAGGCGTTTTAATGCATTATTATTTTCTACGGTATAATCTACGGACTAAGCAGAGAAACGCACACACAAGCGAAGCAGGGAGCCAGAAACAATACAACAACGATAACGAGATAATTCTAGCTTATTTATTTATTAGCAGAGAAAAAAGGGCGAATAATTCACAATTCTTTCTGATTAGGCTTGACAATAGATTGTATGGTTGGTAAGCTACCATTATGAAAACACGAGACATCACAACAGAAGAGAGAACCGAGCTGGATACGGCTTGGAATAAATATCACAAGACTGTAGATGAACTGCACAAAAATCAGCCTAACGACTGGCCAAAAAAACTTGATGCCGCGTATGCTGAATATAAAGAAACCATGAATGCATTAAACATCATATCTACTCTTGCAGGTTACAGGGTAAAAATTGAATGTTCAGAAAAATCCTCTGCTGGCTAGGCTGGCATAAATGGAATGATTGCGGCTGGATACGATACTGCAATCACTGCAAGCTATCACAACATTTTCACGTTCATGAAGAAATCATAATTCATGGACAAGTGTATTATGAAGGAAAATGGGAGAATCGCACGTGAGAGAAGTCACAAAAACATTCAAAATACTAAAGTATGATGAATTGTCTGATGAAGCGAAACAGGCAATCCGTGACCGATGGCAAGCGGCTGACGGTTATACATTCGCCACAGAAGCAATGGAAAGCCTGAATACTCTTGCGATGTATTTTGGTGGAAAAGTCAAAGATTACCAAATTGACTTTTTTGACGCATACTGTCCTTCTTGGTGTATTTTTGAGATGCCAGAACGAGATGCGGAAGACATTGCAGAATTATTAGAGGAACTAGGCACATATAACCCGGAAACATTACACGGGCTTGGTGATTGTGTATTGACTGGTGTCTGTTGTGATGAATGGCTAATTGACGGCTTTCGTGAAGCATGGCACACTGGACAACGTAATCTTAACCATTTAATGAGCAAAGCATTCGACAACTGGCTAAAAATGTGTCAAGAGGATTGCGAGTATTCGTATTCTGATGAATGTATGTCTGAAACATGCGAAGCGAACTACTACGAATTTTATGAAGATGGAACAATCTTCTAAAAACTGACGAAACAGGCTTGACACACACACGAAAATGTAGATAATAGAGACTCAGACATGAAGGTTATCCTTTAGAAAAGCAAATAATGAAGGGAGCGAGCCATGTAACACGCGGGAGAAAGTCTCGCAGCGACTGGGAATCGAAAGTTGGTGCCGTCTGACCGGGAAACTGCTTATGCTGAAACTGCTTAGACGGCGCCTTTTAATCATGAGTATATTTTAAGAGGGGCTGTATTAGGTAGGTCGGTCTTTATCTTCTAGCCTACATGAACATTTAGACTGCTAATACAGTCCCATTGAAAGTATATTCTTACTCTTATAAGGAAAGTATGATGCAAGAAGAGAAAAATAGACTCCTGAGATATGCATTGCTTGTAGGCCATGAAGGAAATTGGCTTGCTAATGGTGAGGATTGTATTCCCGCATTAAATTCATTACAGTCTGACGGACTGATTGAGCGGGATGAAACAGGTAAAAAGTGGCGTCTAATCATAGGGTGAATAATGAAATTATCACAAAAGAGTAGCGAAAATTTTCGTAACAATCTGCATAAAATTGCCGCATTGAACGGTAATAGATGTATGATAGGTGAATTATCCAGACGGTATGAAGATGGTACAATTTGTGCTGGCATGGCTTGTCTATCAGAATCTGAGCAAGATGTAGCAGCAGAAGACAACGTGGGCACAATGTCTTCATATGCAAGACGTAATAATTTTTCAGCGGATGATACTTTTATCATAAATGAATTGGAAAATATACACGATGATGTGATGCTTGGTGATACTCTAGTGTCTGCACTACTTCAATCAATCGGCAAGTATTTAGCATAAGGCATATATTTCATGTACAACTGTATGGGGCCTAATGTTAGTTTTTAATCCTTCTAACACTGTACAGTTGTGCTTAAAGTATATTTCTGAAACTTTTTCTCTTTTTTGGGTTGAAAACCGATGGATGAGATGCTAGAATACAGGGCAGAAATGACCGATACTTTCGGTGGTGAAGCGAATTACTGTTGGGTTGATAGAACGGCTGGCAAGAAAAGGAGCGAACTTGCAGTCGTGAGGGAAGTAAAAAAGGCTTTCGGGATTACTGGTTTACGATGTGCTCGTGAGGATTATATGGATAGTATTGTATTACGTCCATACGGCATGAATATTATTGTTTTTATCAATTTTCAGTTCTAGTTAGGTTGACACTACACATAAAACAGATTACAATTACTGTAGAATCAGAAGAGCAAGTAGAAACAATCCAGAACCTGCTTCAAGAGGCAGAAGAGGAATGTATTATTGATTTTCCTTTTAACACGAAGGTAGAGGATGTAAAGTGAAATACAAAACTACCAAAGTATTCGAGACAGCGAACATGCCTGATTTTGTTGTCGCTTGGGTTGGTGACCTGTTTTATGATGCGTGTAGCGATACAGTAGGCATGTATGTATTCTGTGAATCAGAAGTTGAAGAGATTGCCGAATGTCAAGATATACATCAATGGTTTCTTGATAATGGATGTGTTCCGGGTGAACATATTATCCTAGAACGTGGTACGTGGACAGCTAACCACAATACTACGCTTGAGTCACTATATGGCAAACAAAATAAGGATTAAACTATGTTGACAGTACAATCTGAGCAAGATATTATCATGGAACGATTCAAGGCTAATTTATCTCACACAGATAAAGCTACCATGAATGTATACATGGAATTCCTACTGAGCGATGAAACAAGCTGGGAAAATTTTGTAGAAAAAGTGAAGCGTGCACTTGACGATACATGTAATATCTGATAAGCTGTAGTCTGTTCGGTATGAGTGTTAGTTAAAAACAGGAGTGTATGATGGATTTTTCATATGAGTATGTTGGTATCGTAGAAATTAACGGTGATGTGATTACTGTTGTACGTCATGGTAATTATATAATCATGGGGAGTGTATGTAATGTCGGTTTATTTGCCGAATATATGTACACTATCGACGACTTCTACTCTTTTGAAGAGAATCTTCAAGAATGTATTCTCGATTTAGAGGTTGCGTGTACAGAGGGTATGCAATACACGACTGAAAATTTTCAATATTTTGATACAACTCTGTTGACACCAGAAGCCTAACCTGCTAAGATACACCCATCAGACA